CATTTATGCTATATTCTTTATACTATAATAGGAGAAAAAAAATGTATATAGTTTAATTTAATTAGAATACGCTAATCCTCCCATACCTGAAAGAATACGAAGAACATTATAATTAACAGCGTATATTAATATATTTCCAGAAACATATTGATATGGAGTAACTTGAAGAACAGCAGTATCAATACGAGACATATTAAGAGATCCGGATGGTTGATGTTCTTCCGGTTTTAGGGCAAATGAATAAACATTAATACCACGATTTTGAGAAATATTAGTATGATGTTGATATTGTTGGACTAAATTGAAATAGTTTCCAGGGCGAACACTGAAACGATCATTTCCATTTAATTGTAAGAGGCAAGTATTGAAAGGATTTAAGTTGCAAGTTGCAACAAAATTATCAAAATAAGGATCTATTTGATAATTTATTAAATTGCTAACACTGATATTACAGTTAGCAGCACCACCATTTATTAAATTATCATAAGTGGGATTAATAGCTGAGCCTATTGAAAGATAATCTGATAGTGTGCTGCTTGGTAAGCCATAATTGCTATTCCAAGTAGCAGCATTTTGTGAGCCAATTGAAGGCCAAGTATAATTATACCATTGGTTATTAGCTTGTTGAGATCCAGAAGTTCCATTGAATTTTCCAACCCATATTAATTCTTTAACTGGATGATTAAAATTTAATTTGATGCTATTGGTATTTGAGCTTAGATTTTCTGGTCCAGTGAATTGTAATTGTTCAATAAGATATTCATGGGATAATTGGGCGAATTTACGACGTTCATCAGTATCAAGGTAGATATAATCAACCCAGATATTAGCATTTGATAAAGCAATAGTTGAAGTAATATTGGCGGGAGCAGATGAACCAGTAGTATTATTATAAACACAATCAGTTAGAGGGGCGAAATCGATTTTGATGCGAACTTCATGATATTGAAGGGCAATAAGAGGAAGGGCAAGACCAATATTACGGCAAAACCAGAATTCGAAAGGAATGAAAAGGGTAGTAGTTGAACCATTGGTTGAATTAGCACCAACATTAACAAGATTGGCATCAGCTCCAACCATGTTATTATAGGCATTACGCTTTCCAATTGGTAATGAAAGTTCATTCCAGATATATAACCAATCAGCATAATGCTTATCTATTTGCTGTCCTCCGATTTCTATTGTAATGGCTTTTAATAGACGAAGACCAACATAATTAACATACGAATCAGTAGCAGTTGTTAATATTGGAAGATCAACTTGTAAATAAGTACGATGGATTAAATCACCATTGCGAGAAATTTGACAATAGACAGTTCCGCCAAAATTAACTGTTCCGCTGAAAGTTTGTTGAATTGCTTCCATAGCAAAATTTGTATGTCTGCGATATACGACTTTAAAAAAAGTTATTTGAGGATTGCCAGTTAAATAAACATCCTGAGCACCATAAGCAACAAGTTGAAGAAGACCACCACCCATTTATGCTATATTCTTTATACTATAATAGGAGAAAAAAATATATTTAATAAGATATATAAAAGCATATTCGCATTTTTTATTATTATACATGTTTAAAGACAAAACATCTAAGAAACGATTTCAGAATATAGATATAACGAAGGATTTATCTACTCTTGATGCGATGCACAACAAGATTATAACAAGTTATACAAAAAAAATTATAGATGATAAAAATTTTATGGATAAAATAACTATTTTGGAAAGACACAATAAACTACTTAATGATGAGATAATAAAATATAATAATGAAAATATTAAAAATGAAGATTTATATAATGAACTATGGAATAGTAATATAAAAATAAAAGAAGAATTGAAAAATATAAATGATCAAATAAATAATATAAATCATTTTGATGAAATTGAATATTATGAAAATACTAGTGATATATTATTTAGTTATTATGAAATGCTTGAAAAACAATCGACAATTGCTGTTACAAATACGGGAGTTCCAAAACTTAAAAATAAATCTATTTTAGAATCTTTTAATATAATCAAAGAAGAACCTGTTAATAATAATGTAACTGAAATTGAAGATGATAAAATCATTGAAAAAAGCGATTTAGTTGATAAATATTTAGCAATAACCAACAAATATCATATTAAAAAGATTGATCAAGAAAATACAGAAATTTGTAGAAAATGTAATATACCTCTTATATGTCTTCAACAAGATGCTATCATGATTTGTAATACTTGCGGTTATCAGGAATTATTATTAGTAGAACAAAATAGACCAATTTTGAAACAAAATACAAAGGATACTTCACATTTTAGTTATAAAAGGATTAATCATTTTCGAGAGTGGTGTAATCAAGTTCAAGGAAAAGAAAGCACTGATATACCAAATGATATTTTTGAGAAGATTTTAAATGAGATTAAGAAAGAAAAGATTCATGATACTAAAAACATTACATATTCAAAGATGAGAGAAATATTAAAAAGATTAAGAATTAATAAATATTATGAACATATAAATTATATTATTAATCGTATTAATGGAATACCAACACCGCAATTTTCAACGGAATTAGAAGAAAAATTATGTTCGATGTTTAAGGAAATACAAGGTCCGTTTTTAAAACATTGTCCCAAAGACAGAAAAAATTTCTTATCATATAGTTATGTTTTATATAAGTTTTTTCAAATATTAGGTTTAAACGAATATCTTAAATTCTTTCCATTATTAAAAAGTAGAGAAAAATTATACGTTCAAGACCAAATATGGAAAAAAATATGCGAAGAGTTAAATTATAGGGTTATACCTTCTCTTTAAGAAGCGAATCCTACGAGACGGAAACCGGCACCAAGTCCAACACCTTGACGGGCACCAGCAGAGATAGACGGAGATATAAGATCGAAGATAGAGAATAAGCAAGCAGCAGTTAGGGCAATCATCCATATTTCATTAAATTGTAATTTTTCTTTTGGAAGGGCATAGGCGGCAAAAGCAACAACAATAGCTTCTATGGCGTATTTAAGGATACGAATTAAAGCTTCCCATATATCAAAACTGTATGAAGGTTGATTATTCATATTTTATACTAATATTATAAAATATTTTTTATTTAGAATAAAAAAAAGATATAAGATTTTTTAATATATATAATTATTAGATATGGAAGAAGTACTTGTTTCAACAAAAACCAAAGATTATCTTGATGAAGATAAACCAATCAGAGGACAAAATTATTGTTTAATTTCTTTTTTAAGTCCCGAAGATATTTTAAAAGACAAGGAAGCTTATTATTTCTCAAAATTCACTGAACATTTTGGAAAAGATGTTAAAACACTTCTTGAATGTCTTGAAAATAAATATCCAGATTCAGCTGATCTAATTAAAAATATTCGTTCTAATCATGAATATATATTTAATAAGGATGAAATGGATGCGCAATATAAATTTTTCAAAAGCACTAATTCAACTGATATAGAGGCTGATTTTCATAGAGAAAATAATTTTAGAACTTCTATGCGTGGTATTAAGGTTCGTGGAACTTTTGATACTCTTGATGAAGCTAAAAATCGAAGCCAATTTATTAAACGATATGATGATAAATTTGATATTTATATCTGCCAAGTAGGTTGCTGGTGTCCATGGTCACCAAATCCAAATGATCTTGGAGATCAAGAATATTCTGAAACTCAACTTAATACTTTAATGAAAGAATACAAACAAAATATGCAGAGTAAGGATGAAATGTTTGAACAAAGAACAGCCGAATTAAAAGCCAAAGGAGCTTCTAAACAGCCTGCTGATCTTGCTGATGATCTCTCACAACCTGATCCGTGGACTGCTTCAAAATTAGCCAATACCGAAGTTATTCCAGAAGGAGCTTCTGAAATAATTAATGAAGAAACAAAAGAAGAAGTGAAAGAAGAAGAAACACCTCAATAATTTAATTATTATTATTTTTTTTGTAAATATAAATAAAATGAAGTCAGTAGCATTATTTATATTATTTGTTGGGACTGTTTTAATTATAAAAGCTTATTATGAAAATAAATATAAAAATATGGATCATCCAAAAACTTTAATAAAATATATTCCAATTACGCAATATGAAGAAACATTAACACCAAATGAACAATTAGATGAATTTTATAAAAGTATTTTTGAAACATCTCAGCCTTTGATTTATGACGCAAAAAAAATATAATATGAAATAATAAATATGAATAACAGTTTGAGAGATATTGGTTATTTATTAATTGATAATATTAATCAAAAATCAGATAGTAATAAAATTAAATTATTTGATAAAGTTAATAAATATAATAATTTTAAAAAAGAGGTTGAACGAAAAAAACAAGAAAATAAAGAATATTATTTAGCAAAATATGAAGAACTTAGAAAAATAAATGCTACTAATTATGCTTCTTATTTAGAGAAAAAAAGTTATTTATTTGATAAATGGAAAGCAACAGCAAATGTTAAAGATTTATATGAATATATATCATTAGAAAGACCAGAATATATAGAAGTTCCTGATGTTTATACGAGTCAATTTGATTATAAAATTATTAAATAAGTTCATCATCAGGATGTAAAATTAAAATACTAAAATAATTTATAAAACTAAATATGAATCCAAATACTATCATAAAACCATTATAAAATTGAACAAATAATTGATAAATATATGTTGGTATTTGTATTAATCCTTCAAATACTGTATATAAAGCATAATATAAATATAAAATAGGAACAACTATAAAACTATATAATAAGACTCCAATTAAATTAAAAGTGCCAAATGATATATAACCATAATGAACTAATAAAGCAAATATTATAATAAAAGTTATTATCTTAATATATTTAAAATAGTCTGTCATTAAGCAATCTCTATTACAATTATATTTATTATTTATTAGAATAATACATGGAAAATAATCAAAAGGTCTTTAAGTTTAATGTGTTTGCCTTTATAATCTCGTTTGCTGTTGGTATTTTATATGTTTATATTTCAACACCAAAACCCAAAATCATTATAAAATATCCTACCCCTTATAATGTCAATAAAATAGTTTATAAAAATGAAAATGATGTTTGTTATAAATATCAAGTAGAAGAAATTAAATGTACAGATAAAGCCATTGATCAACCTATAATATAAAAAAATAAACTTTAAATAGAGAATTATATATTATGATAGATACCAAAGATATTATAGATAGATTATTTTATGATAGTATAGGGCAAATATTTTTAAGTTCATTGTTTGGTATTTCATTAGCATTATTATTTAACAGAGTTTGTAAAGAAAATTGTGTTTTATATTATGCTCCAAGACCTGATGAAGTTGATGGAAAAATATTCAGAATTGAAGATGGATGTTTTAAATATAAGGTAAAACCAGCAAAATGTAATGAAAATCCCTTAAATCAATATAATGGGAATTTACGACCTGATAATAAAATAACTGAAAAGACTTTTTTTGATAAAATATTTGCGTAATTTTAATATATATATTTAAGTTATAATATTATAAATGCAACAGCCACAGTCTCCGCAACAATCTCAATCACAAAATAATATGATTACACCAATTGATAAAATACCTTTAAAAACTACTGGTGGTAGTCCCGATGATTCAACTGATGATCCTATGATTCGGGATGTTTTAAATGAATTTGAACAAGAATTAGCAATAAATGAATCACAATCGTCTAGATATAAAATAAATGAACAAAAACCAGTTTATCAACCTCAGCAACCTCAACCATCTCAGCAACCTTCACAACCCCAGCAACTTCAACAACCTGTTGTAAAAGCACAAAAAAATAAGTCTTATATAGATAATGAACTTGTAGTTAAATCATTTATTATTTGTATAGTCATTGCGATAATAATCAATCCTTATATTTTTTCAACAATTTTAAGTAAAGTTCCTGAAAATATTTCAGTTATGCTAAATTCTTATGACTATTTTATTAAATTATCTTTAATATTTGTTGCTATTTATGTTTTATTCTTTTATAATCTTCTTTAATAATAAAATTAAACGGAATTATATCGCGTATATTGATTATCAAATGCTTCATAGTGTTTATTATCACTATTTAAACCCTGAATGCCATAGAAATTTCCACCATCTTGCATAATTTCTAAATTGTAATTTTTTTCATCATATATATTTGTTTGAGCTGCTTTAAGTAGTTCATTTGATATATAAGGCATTGTTGTTACACAACCGTCTGCTGAATCTTGAACAAAATGTTCAGGAATTACAGGTTGAAGAGAATATGGTAGGGGTTTAGAATCAGCTGTTGAAGTTTTATAATTATTATTCATTGTATTTATAGCATCAACAAAAGGGTTTAATAAGTATTGTGAAAATGAATCAGATTTTGCGGATGGATTTACTTTTTTCTGATAATATTTAAAATATAATATTAAAAACATTAATCCTAATAAAAATCCTACAATTTCATCAACGACAAGCATAGTTATTATAACTAAAATAGCAATAAAAAGCTGATTTGTTGGAGTATTTATAATGATTGGTAATTCGACATCTACAATAATTATATAAATCAATATTAATATTAATAACGCCCTAAGAAAATTTATTATCATCTTTACTATATAAATAATTATATATAAAAATAAATTAATATTATTAAAATGATGAATATTATAACTTCTCTTAATAATAAAGGTTATGGTATTAAAAAAACCGAAAACAATCAAGAATTAATTAAGAAAATTAAACAAGAATTATTAGTTAGTCCTAAGGTATTTTCAAATGCCGCTTTTTCAGTAGAAAAAGAATATCCTATTTATCTCGAAAATGACAATAAGCTTTATGTGCCAAAATGTTACGGAATTGAGAAATTTGGCTTTCCATTAGATGATAAATTAAGTTTTGGCGTTGATTGTCCATTATTAGAATTTAATGGAAAATTACGCGATGTTCAACAAGAACCTATTAATGCGTTTATTGATAATGTTAATAAAAAGAAGAAATTGGGCGGAATTATTAGCGTTCCTTGTGGTTTTGGTAAAACTATTATGGCTATTTATGTCGCTTGTTATTTTAAAAAGAAAACTTTATTTATTTCTCATAAAGATTTCTTGAATGAACAGTTCATTAATAGTATTAAGATGTTTGTGCCAGAAGCAAGAATTGGTAAAATTAAGCAAAATAAAGTTGATGTAGAAAATAAAGATATTGTTATAGCAACTTTACAATCATTGGCAATTCGTGATTATGATCCAGCTATTTTTAATGAATTTGGATTAGTAATTATTGACGAATGCCATCATATCGCATCAGAAGTTTTTTCAAGAGCATTTCGAAAAATGAATATTCGAATTACATTGGGATTATCAGCGACTTTAAATAGAAAGGATGGTTTAAGAAAGGTTTTTGAATGGTATTTGGGAAAGTCTGTTTATAAGATTAAAAATAATTGTGAAGATTGTGATATGATTGTAAATCTTCATAAATATTATGTTCATGATTTAGATTATAGTTATGTAAAAATGATGTATAATGGAACTCCTAATATTGTCTCAATGGTTAATAATATTTGTAATTTTAAACCAAGAACTCAATTTATTATTAATTTATTAAAAGAAGTCTTGAAAAAAGAACCAGAAAGAAAGATATTAATTTTATCGGAACGTAAAAATCAATTAAAAGATTTAGAAGAATTTATTAAAAATGATGAGATAGCTTCTTATGGTTATTATGTAGGAGGGATGAAAATGTCTGACTTAGATATTTCAGCAACTAAACAGATAATTTTAGCTACTTATCAAATGAGTAGTGAAGGTTTAAATATTCCTACATTAAATACAGTAATATTAGCAAGTCCTATTGGAGATATTCAGCAATCAGTAGGGCGAATTTTACGAGAAAAAAAGAATGAAAGAAAATATGTTCCTTTATGTATTGATATTTATGATGATTTTTCTGTTTTTAAATTTAAAGGAAATAAAAGAATTAAATATTATAAATCAAATGGATATAAAATAAATAATTATATTGATTATGATTTAATCGAAGAAAGAGACGAAGATGAGGAAAGAGATCCTAATGTCAAATGTCAATTTATAGATGATGATGAATAATTATTTTTTTAAATTTTCAACTTCAATAATCAATTTATTTATTTGTTCTTGTTGTTGTTGAATAATTTTATATAATTCTTGTGTAGCAGAAACATTTAATGTAAATATATAATCTTTATTTAATGTATGAAAATCATTAATATTTGTTCCATAAATAAAACAATTACTTGTATTTGGTTGTTTTCTTTGATTTAATTTAATATTATTATCTAATTTTATTGAATTGCTTGTTTTATCAATAATTTTATAATATTCTGTTTCATCATTCGCATCAATTTTTATTTCTGTATTTATATTTAATATTGATATATCAACATTATCATCAAAATAAACAATATTATCTACATAAGTCGCATTTGTATATATATTTGGTATATATTCATCTTTAATCTCTACTGCTTCTGGAATAATTTTTATAACATCTTGTGATATAAATCCATATACATCATTCTTTCCTTTTTTTTCATCAATATAATTATATTTTACTGCTTTTAATGATAATATTTTTTCTAATCCATTTGCTTCATTTACATTCGATATATTTTTTTTTATTCTTCTATCACATGGATATGAAGTCGCGCTAAAATAACAACTATAACCAGTAGAAATTGAATAACTAGGATTAGGAATAGTGTTTACTGATAATCCTCCTGCGCCATTACCTTGTGAAAAATAAAAACCACCCGGACTACCAGCATTATAATTCGTAAAAACTAATCTACAATATGTAGAAGCATTCGCACCACAATCAGTATAAATACTATTATAATTTCCAGAATGCCAACTACCTGCACCTAGATAAATTGATCCTTGAAAAGAATTTACTCCACCATTTGAAAAATCAAGACTAGTAGCTGTTATTAATGCCGCATTCGCAACTAATATATTACCAGAATCAGTTATTGTAAAAACATCTCCTTGCGCTGTATTTCGAAATACATAGCCCGCATTTCCACCTTGATGAAAATATGTCTTTCCATTTGTATCAAAAAAAAATCTATTTACACCATCTGCTGAATTATGCCAAACACCATTACCAAGCACCATTTTTCCACCTGTTGAAATATTACCTGCATAAATAGTACCTCCCAATGTTAAATCGCCAGAAGGACTAATACTTGCTAAAACTGTTGTAAGAGATGATGAATTATAAAATAAGTGTGCTCCTGATGAAATATGCATTAAACCAGACGAATTTACACCAAATCCATTACCTGTATATAATTGAATTTTATAATTGTTTAGATTATTATCAAAAATTAAATTATTTGTAGTACTTCCTAAAATAGTTATCGAACCATTAGTTGTCAATGTTGTTGAAGGATTTGTTATTCCTATGCCAATATTACCATTTGATGTTATTATCATTCTTGGTACATTTGTGCCTACATTACCGCCTGTATTAAATATCATTCCACCATAAGCTGCTGTTGATTCAAAATATAAATTACTACAATAATATCCACCTCCCGACATACTTGTTGCACCTAAGCCAATATAAGCAGTTTTATTATCATTATTAATAAATTGAATAGCATTATTAGCTGTTGTTAAAGACGAAGAAATAAGTATAGGATTGTTACCAGTTGTAGTATTATAAGTTAAAGCCCCAGTCATTGTTCCGCCATTTGAGCTTAATTTAGAATTTAAAACAGTAGAAATTTTAATAGTAGATTGAGACATTTATTATTATTAAATAATAATAAATGTATTTTTTTATTAATAAAAAAACATAATAAATAAACTATTAATGATATAAAAATAAAAAATGATTTTAATAATTATAAAATAAAAATATATAATGTCAGAAAATCCAGATATCCAATTATCTCAATTTAAGGAAAAATCAGTAAATCCGACTATTAATAATGATTTATGTGTCGAAGATTATGAAAATGATGAAATAAATAATGAACCAGACTTTGGATTTCTCACAAGAGAAACATCAACAATTTATCAAGTATTTCAAAATAAAGTTAAAATGAGTTAATTTTTGTAATTTATTTTTTATAAACTATTAAAATAGATTAATGGTTTTAAAAAAGACAATAGCAAAAAAAATACCAAAGACAACACAAAAAACAATACAAAAAACAACAAAATCATCAAAAAAACCAGTAAAAATACCTCCAAAAACAGTTATAAAACAAACTAAAAAAACTCTAAAAATTAAACAAATTAATACAAAAAATAATTTAAATTATGTAAAATTTGGTATAAGAGGACTTGATCAAGTTTTAGGTGCTCTTTTACAAAATGCAAGAAAACATATAATAACTGCTGTTGCTGATAGAGAACAGTGCGATATTTCACTAGGTGATATTTCATGTGAAGGAAATGTAAAATGTTATTTATGTACATCTTCAATTATTCCTCATTATGGTGTATTTAGAAAAAGATGTAAAGATGTTTATGATAATTATCAGATTCCACAAAATAGTTTTCCATGGATTAATGAAAGAACAACTACTGATAATGATGCACCTGAATGTGATCATGTAATACCTTGTAGAGCACTTGGTGATGGTATAAATCCTTGGAAATTAAATATTATGATATATGGATTTTATAAAACACTTATTAATAAACCTGGAAATAAAATAGGAAATCCTACAAATGCTACATTTAATCATACATATTATCAACAAATTAAAACATCTTTAACTACCAAATCAGAAACAAATAAATTAAAATATTTTTTAAATATAATTTTGAGAGTTAATTATGCTTGGACACATAGAATATGCAACAATTTAAAATCTGATAATACTTGTATTGTTCTAAATCCTGCAACTACTAATTATGAAGTTATTGATAATCAAATAGATAATCTAATGAACTTAATATTTGGAAATCTGTCAAATACTTGGGAAAAAGATGTTCATAATCATTTTAAAATTATTAAACAAAAAAAACCAATTTATCCACCTATTGAAATATATGAACAAACTGCTGATACTAATATAGCAATGTTTTATAATAATTGTAAAATATCTATACGCGACCGAATGTTTTTGGAAACATTAATTTTAAATGATACATCATCATTTGGTAATTATCGCGAATATGTTATTCCATCTAATTTTTTAAAGAAAAAAGGAGGAATAGCTGCTGTTGATCATCGTTTAAATACAATTTATGAAAGTTCAGAAGATTATTCAAAATTATCACAAAAAGAAAGAGAAGAATTAATAAATAGTATTAAATTTAAAACAAATTTTTCTCCAAATGTTTTAAAAGTCTCAGAAATAGGAAGATCTAATTTATTATCATCTTCATTTCATGTTTCTCCACAAATATCACAATTATCATCAGAATCAACAGAAAATTTAGAATCATCATCACAATCATCTTCTAAAAGACCTGTAAAGACAAACATTAAATTATTAAAACTTGTAGATCATATTAAAAATGAGAAAATATATGCTGATAGTGTTAAATTTTTAATAAATTCTTTTAAAGATCCTTCATATCAAACGCCTAATTTTAAAATATTAATAGATTATTTATATAGAAATTTACCAACTACTAAAAATCTTTATAATAAAAATATTTTAAAATATATTAATAAAATTTCAAAAAATAATGTATATAATTTATTTTTAAAATTTATTAATTTTGATTTTACTAAATATGAGAATGAAAAAGAATTTTCATTTGAAACATTTTATTTTACATATTATAAAAATTTATCAGATGAAGATATAAAAAAAATATATTTTAGATATATTGTATTTAATAATAAAGAGATTTTACAAAATACTAGATTAATTGAAGTATTAGAAAAAATATATAAAATGACAGATAAAGAAACAATTATTTATCACATATATATATTTAATTTTTTTAAGAAAATATTAGAAAAATTATTTATTGAAAATAATATTAAATATGATAAAAATATACTTAATTCTGAATTTAATGATATGTGTAAATTAATTTTTCAATTAAGTATTTCACATGGTCTTTTATATAAGGATATAAATCCTTGGAAATTAAATTCAATAAATTATAAATTAAAAAAAGTATATAAAAGCCAAAAATACAATCTTTGACTTTTATACCTTCATAAATTTCCTTAAATCCTTCTAAGATACAATGATTGTTCTAACATTCATCTTATTTTGAAAGGTAATTGAAAGTAAATCCATAGGATCTTCGAAAATATATTCATCTGGATGAGAATCATAAATTGATTGCGAAGCATATCCATCACAATCAATAATCTCCTCATCCTCATAAACTTGTGATCCAATGATGTACATCTGAGAGTGTATGAAATCATTTGTATTTAATTCTGTCATTTTTTATAATATTTAGATTTATTTTTATACATATTTTATTCTTCTGTAATAGTTTCAATATTAATAGTTTTTAAACGAATTTCTAAATATTGATAGTTATTTTTCCCAAAACATCGCGATAATCCAGTATCACAATACCAAATCTGATTATCTCTTAAAACGATTTTATCATATGTGGTATGTCCAACAAACATATAAGTTATTCCAAGTTCATTAAATAGTTCTGTTGTTTCTTCTTTGTTATTCTCGAACCTATTCCATAAAATACCTCCCGAACCTATTATGATATTATCAACAAGTTCTTTATCTTCAATGCTTATTTTTTCATTTTCCAAATAATTTCTCCATATTTGATTAATATATGATAAATCTTTATTATATTTCTTTAAAAGATTTAAATGATTTATATTAAGTTTTGCGTGACAAAATAACAAGTCGCCTATTTTTAAAACTAATGGTCTTTTTGCTAATATCAATGCCATCGATCCTTTTGGTTTAAACATTTGTGTTCTTGTTTGTGTATTACTTTTATCTGAAACATAAGAAAAATCACCAATAATATTCATCAACTCATGGTTACCTATTAAAGAAATACAATAACCACCCTTAGCTCTCGCAATTAAATTTAAATGTTCAGTAAAATGAATCATTTCATAGTCTTTTAATACTTCCCATTCTTTATCAGTATTTCTATTTTTACTATCAATTTGATCACCTAATTGAACAATAACAGTCTCCGAAGGACTTGCTATCCATTCAAGATCGTTATTAATGATTTGCTTATTTATTAAAATATTTTTAAATCGTTTAATATCACCATGAACATCACCTACAATTATAATTCTTTTCTGAGAAGGTAATTCATAAATAAATTCATTAAACATAATAATATTATTAATGAATATTTTTTAAATAATAAAAAAAATCTAATCATTAAGCAATAACCCAATAATTAAAACAATAATCATCTATTTCATCAGGATCTGTTTTCTTATGTTTAATGGCATTATCATAACTCCAATAGTTAGGTGGTTTTATTATCCATTTATTTGTTTTAGTATCTATTAAACCAGAAACATCAAAATCAAATAATTTATATGTTCTATCTTTTTTGCTATATCCAATATTATCAAATTTCCAATCAATATAAATAATTCCCAAATCTTGTAAATAACTTTTTACATTTTCCATAATTTTTATAATTATTTTTATATCTTTTTTATAATCTTTTTTAGTTTCTAATAATTCCATATCAATATATCTATCATGAATTTTATAATAAGTAACGATATTAGGATGTGGATAATTCATTAAAATCCTTATAAGTCTTTTTTCATTATTTGAAAGTTCAATATGTTCATTATTTGGATGTTTATCAGGTGGTGACATTTTTCTGAAAAAAGGTCTATTATTCCTTAAATCATCAGATAATACATAATCTTCGTCATTATCATTATAAGGGTTGAATATTACTGATTTTTCAGGTTTTCTTTTAAATAACCAGCGCCAAGAGTTATAAATGGATTTAAAAATCCATGACATTTATCTATTTTAAACTATTTTAATTTTATATAAATAATTATAAAAGATAATTTAAATATGGCAAATATCATAATGAAACAACTTGAACAAATTATATTTTTAAAAAAGATGATGAATAACGATGATGTTAGTAATTATTCTATGAAAGAATATAAAGATGAATTAGAAAATCACACAAATCGATGTATATTTTTAGAAAATACATTACAAGAAAAGTATAAGATCATTAAAGGGCTTGAAAAACAAATTAAAGAACACGATGAAATCATTAGCACTTATGAGAAGGAATTAAAGGACAAAGATATTAAAATTAAAAATCTTCAAAAAGAAATTTATGATAAAGATATAATTATAAGAGAATATGAGACTATTATTGAAGATAAAAATAATAATATGGATGAAATTATTAAGAATCAGGATTATTCAATAAAATCATTACAAAAAAAACTTGAAGAAATTGATTTCTTAAATCATTCTAAGAAAAATTATATTTCAAATGCTCAAAAAATGCTTCAAAACAGTTTAAATTTAGAAAAAGACATAAGTGAAGTTGAGTTAGTTATTAAAGAATTAGAAATAAATTTACAGAATAGGTTAGTAATTATTAAAGATTTTGAAAAAAATATGAATGATAAGAATGAATCGATTGAATTACTTGAAACAAAACTTAAATATACAGATGAACTAACATCAGAATTAGAAAAAGAAATACTTGAAAAAAATGACATAATTAAGAAAACTTTATTTTATAATTAATGTCTGAATCATCATCAGAACAATCATTTGAAGATTCTGAAAAATCATCAGAACATTCCGAATATTCAGAATCACAATGGGAATATTATGGAACAAGTGATTGTGATTATTCTCATAATGATTATGATTCTGATAATAATTCAGAAACATCTCATAGATCAGAAAGATTAGAAATATTAGAATCTACTGAAACAATTATAAATTCTAAATTTAATATTTATTCTTTATTGAATCAAATTTATATTTTTATAAAAAATGATATATTATAAAACTTTTAATATATAGACAGACATGGATAACATAAATAGAAGTCTTTCAAATATTGAGTCTAGTCTTTTTCACATGTTAACAATGATGCAAGATAGCAATAGAATGTTAACACATATTCTAAATAATATTCATCTTATTCAATTACCAAATAAAACAAAAAATATAAAAATAATAGGTGGATAAATAATAAACAAAATGGTAACAGATATTAAATTATTTTTATTAATATTTAAAAAAAACTTAATAATCATATAAAAAATAAATTTATATATTATATAATGGAACAAATTATTAAGGACTACACCCATAAACAAAATAATATGGATGCCAATGAACCATTATTAAATGAAAAACAACGTTTTTGTCTATTTCCTATTAAGCATATTGATATCTGGGAAATGTATAAGAAACAAGAATCTCTTTTTTGGCGTGCGGAAGAGATTGATTTCTCAAAAGATTTAGATGATTGGGTAAAGTTAGACGAAAATAAACAATTATTTATTAAAAACGTTTTAGCATTTTTCGCAGGCAGTGATAGTATTGTTAATTTAAATATTTTTAATAATTTTATTAATGATATTTCAATCTTAGAAGCACAATATTTTTATCAATTTCAAGGAATGATGGAAAATATTCACAGCGAAGTGTATTCAATTCAGATTGACACATTAATCAAAGATGAAGATGAAAAGAATAATCTGTTCAATGCAATTAGCAATATTCCATGTATTAAACAAAAGATGGAATGGGGTATTAAGTGGCTAAGCAATGATACAACTTTCGCAAAAAGATTAGTGTCTTTTGCTATCATGGAAGGTATCTTCTTTTCTGGAAGTTTTTGCGCGATTTATTGGATTAAAGAACAAAATATGTTACCCGGATTGACTATGAGTAACGAATTTATTTCAAGAGATGAAGGACTTCATTGTGAATTTGCTTGTTTATTATATAGTAAATTAGTGAATAAATTAGATCAAGAAGAACTTCATTCAATTATTAAAGATGCTGTTGAAATCGAAAAAGAATTTATCACTATTTCACTTCCTTGTAGTATGATTGGTATGAATTCGGTTCTTATGACTGAATATATTGAATTTGTAGCTGATCGACTGGCGAATATGCTTGGTTATGATGCTATTTATAATTCCAAGAATCCGTTTTCATTTATGGACAAAATTTCAGTTGACCAAAAAACTAATTTCTTTGAAAAAAGAGTAACTGAATATTCAAAGGTCAATAATACATCTAACTATAAGATTGATGTTAATATTGATTTTTAACTTTATTGTGTTTTTTTATTAATAAAAAAAGACATATATTATTATTTAATAATAATATATGTCTCAATCATCTAAACTATCTACCATAAATTCTAAATTAAACTCTAATGGCGGAACAATGACAGGAACTTTAACACATAGTACTACAACTGGTAACAATCCTATACTTATTTCTTCGTCTTTAACAACAGCTAATAATGCTATTCAATTTATTAATAATGATAATAAAACTGCTTATATTGGCTTAGGTGCAACAAGTATGTCTGGAGGTGGATATTATTGTAGTAATTTATTTTTTGAATCAACAGCTACTTATGGTGGAATGATATTTAATACAGGAGGTAATAATGGTTCAAATGTTCCAAGAATGATAATATTAGCTAATGGTAAAGTTGGATTAGGAACAACAAATCCAATATCATCATTTCATATATATGAAGCAACTGGAACTGATAATACTGCTACATATGGAACTATTACTTTACAACATGGAAATAGTGGAGGAGTATCATCAATTTTATTTCCATCTACTGTTAATTATGGCAGTGATTTTGGTTATATAAAATTTATTGATAATGTAAGTTCTACAAGTAGTTATACAGGTTATAACTATTTTGGAGCAACTAATACAGAAGCAGCAGCATTAATAATAGGTTGTGAAAATGATAATACAACTGTTTCTGGACCAGATAGTGTAATAATAAATCCAGCAGGAAATATAGTATTAGCACCTAAAAATAGTGTAACATATATAACAGGAAATGTAGGAATAGGAATTACTAATCCCGGTAATACATTATATGTAAATGGAACAACTACACATAATGGCGCGACAACAGTTAATGGAACATTGGTTGTTAATGGTAATATTCAAGTTACTGGTTTAGTTTATAATCCAAATCCAAATTACACTGGTACTATGACATATAACGCAACGACATATTTTGGTAATGCTTTTTGTTTAAATATGTATAACATGTTAGGAGCTAATCAAAATAATGACAATACTAATATTTATAAATTAGTTATATATGATAATAATGGTAATTATTGGTATGGTATGATAGGATTTTCAAATACATATCCACAATTTGGTACTATTTTTGCTTCTGGAACAAGAGCTAATAATGTTACGATTTCAGTTGGATGTTCTTATGATGGTAGTGGAACAGTATGGTTATATGCTGTTAATATACCTTCAACATACACTGTTTATTATAAACTTACATAAAACAAAAAATTAATCATAAATTTCTGAGATTACACGAATTTCATCACTTTCTTCTGTATCAGCTTCACTTTCATATTGATTAACTACTGCCGATTCTGCTTGAATATAAAATTTATCATATAATATTTGAGCTACTCTATGATGAATATTAGGAATTATATCAACATTTGTAGGATTGTCATAATTACGAATAATATATTCATTCATTTCTTGACTATTCGATGATACAATATTATCAATATAATCATCAAATAGAATCGTTATATCATAGCTTTCAGTTGAGTCGATACAATATTGAACGAAATTATTAATGAAAGTTGTTTCATTAAACATTATCATTTAATGATTCTAAAAATTAAAAATAAATCATTTTTTTATTGAATATAATAAATATTTAAAGAATATATTATATTAATATATATGGTAAATATTATTAAAAGAAATGGAACCATCGAACAAGTCAAATTTGATAAGATTACAAATAGATTAAAAAAATTATCACAGGACTTAAATATAGATGTCTCAATTGTGGCACAAAAAACCATTTCTAATATTTGCGATAATATTACTACTAAGGAGTTAGACTTATATTCAGCGAATGTATGCGCTAATTTTGGAGATTATGAACATAATCTTCTTGGTGGTAGAATTCTAGCAAGTAATCTACAAAAAAATATTAAAATTGTTCATAAAATTAATTCATTTTCACATTATATTAATAAACTAAGTAAATTAAATGAAGATTATCTAAACTTTATTAATGAAAATAAAGATGCTATCAATTCTTTTATAGATGAAGAACGTGATTTCATTATTGACTATTTTGGATTTAAAACATTAGAACGTTCATATCTTCAAAAGGTTGATGAAGACATCATCGAAACCCCTCAATATCTATGGTTAAGAGTAGCAAGTTTCATTCATTATAGAGAAAATGATTTGAATTTAATCAAAGAGACTTATGATTTAATTTCATTAAAATATTTTATTCATGCCACGCCAACTTTATATAATGCTGGTTTTAAGATGTCTCAGTTAAGTAGTTGTTTTTTACTTGGAACAAATGATTCATTGACTCTTGGAGAAGATGGAAAATTTGGAGGAATCTTTAAAACATTAACTGATTGTGCTACAATTAGTAAATGGGCAGGCGGAATAGGCGTTCATGTTTCTAATATTCGTGGTAAAAATTCTCTCATCAAATCAACATCTGGAAGAAGTTCAAGTATTGTTCCAATGCTAAAATTGTATAATGATGTTGGATTATATGTAAATCAAGGAGGAAAAAGAAATGGTTCAATTGCCGTTTATTTAGAACCTTGGCACACAGATATCATTGAATTTCTTGAATTGAAATTGAATACTGGACCAGAAGAATTAAGAACACGCGATTTATTCTTGGCTTTATGGATTCCTGATTTATTTATGAAATATGTTGAAAATGATCAAGAATGGTATTTAATGAGTCCTGATGAATCGCCTGGATTGACTGATATTTATGGTGATGAATTTGAAGCTCTTTATAATAAATATGTGGAAGAAGGTAAATATAGAGCTAAAATAAGTGCTGTTAAAATTTGGCAAAAGATTATTACATCTTTAATTGAAACAGGCAATCCTTATATTTGCTATAAAGATAATGTAAATAGAAAGAGTAATCAGAAAAATATTGGAGTTATTAAGTCTAGTAATTTATGTGCTGAGATTATGGAAGTTTCAAATGATAAATATTATGCTGTTTGTAATTTAGCAAGTATTGCTGTAAATAACTTCTTAGATGAAAATAATAATTATGATTATAAAAAACTTCAAAAGATTGTTAAGATTATCACAATTAATTTAAATAAAATCATTGATTTGAATTATTATCCAACAATTGAAGCTGAAAGAAGCAATAAAGAAAATCGTCCTATTGGAATTGGTATTCAAGGTTTTGCTGATCTCTTATATAGATTGAAGATTCCTTATGAAAGTGAAGAAGCTATTAATTTAAATAAGAAGATTATGGAAAATATTTATTATGCTGCGGTTGAGACATCTATTGAACTTGCTGAGAAATATGGGGCTTATAAAAACTTTGAAGGATCGCCAACAAGTCAAGGAATATTTCAATTTGATATGTGGAATGTTTCACCTGAATTAGATTGGGATTTATTGAAACAGATGGTTATGAAGTATGGTATTCGCAATAGTCTTCTAATTGCTTTAATGCCTACTGCTTCGACTTCGCAAATTCTTAATAACAATGAAAGTTTTGAACCAATGACATCTAATATTTATAGTAGAAAGACATTAGCAGGAACATTTACATTAATTAATAAATATTTGATTAAAGATCTTCAAGAATTAAATTTATGGAATACTGAAATGAAAAATGAGATTATTAATAATCGTGGTTCTATTCAAGCAATTTCAAAGATTCCAAGTAATCTCAAAGATGTTTATAAGACTATTTGGGAAATAAAACAAAAAGCAATTATTGATCATGCTGTTGCGCGTTCTCCTTTTGTTGATCAAAGTCAAAGCATGAATTTATATATGGCAACTCCAACATATGCGAAATTATCAGGAGCTCTTTTCTATGGCTGGAAAAATGGACTAAAAACAGGTTGTTATTATCTAAGAAGTTTACCAGCAGCACAAGCACAACAATTTTCACAAGTGTGTTCAAGAACAAATAAAGACTGTGCTGCTTGTAGTTCTTAATTATATTCTTCATCTTTAACATAAATTTTTCTAACTTCATGTGTATCATAAAATGATGCTGTAATTAAATCTTGTGTCATTAGTTCTTTTTTATTTCTGAGAAATAATTCAATATTCTTAGAATCAGTATATAAACAAGGTGGAATGAAAAATGGAAATATAATAAGTGTAGATGTTAATGTGTATAAAATTTTATCAGTATACATCAGTTGTTTATTATATTTATCTTTTCTATCATAGTTATATAAAATTCCTCGCAACAATCCATAAACCTGATAAGATAAATTTATTCAATATTGGCGTCATTTATTTTTATATTATTTCATAACTATCTTAAATAATTTTTTATTTATATTCGTGTTTAATATTATAAAAACACGTTGTTACCCAATCTTGAATCATTAGATCTTTCTGATTTTTCATGTATAATTCAATATTCCTTAAATCATAATATAAAGATGGCAGAAATGTAGGAATAATGAAAAATATTGAAGATAATATGAAAAATGATTTATCAACTATAAGAAATTGTTTATCATTTTTATCTTTTCTATCATAATTATATAAAATGCCTCTAATAAATCCATAGATAGGTGTGCTAATTATAAATTTGTCAAATAAGCCTATTTTGGACATTGTTTCTTTTTATTTATATAAAGGCTTCTTTTTATATAAAGGTTTTCTTCCACCGCCTGTTATAGAAACAATATCGGTTTTAGTATCTTTAATAATATCAATTTTATTTAAATTTTTATCATTATTTGCATAAATTAAGAAGTAATTATTTAATTCCTGTGGAATGAAAAATTCATCACCAACTCTATCATAATCCTCTTTAATTTCATTAAAATTACCATTAATATTTAGACCTTGTACATTTTTTTTAAAATTAGGGTCATCTTTTTGACATTTATGTTTACAATCTTCTCTTCTTGATGGATATATAGTTTTTTCTGGATTACAAGTATAATGTTTTGCAGCATCATAACAATGATCTAATGAACACGTTATTGTTTTTTCCAATTTAAAGAAAATAAAATTCTTTTTATTTCCATTAATAAATTTATACCATTTAATATTTTTAATTTTTCTTTCATCTTTAATTTCTTCTCCTTGTTCTCGTATATGATTACATAAAATTTTAATAAAATCACCTGTAACATTTCCTTGAATATGTGTTTCAGATACATTTTTTGCAAACATATGTAATCTCACCTATTTTTTCATTATATTGTTGTGGGTTTAAAGATGTATGGGATGATGCGCCTCTTAAACATAAACTTGATGATACTATTAATATTTTAAGCATTTCTTCATCTTTATCCTCAATAACAAAAGAACCAGCAACAAAACACATTTCAATAGCATTTAAATATTTATATAATATATCAATATATCTAATTAATGTATTAATAGCTTTTCTTTTATCTTCTAAATATTGTTTTTTATTATATCTTCGTTAGGCATTTCTTTAACAACATCTTTAGGAGGTTTCCATGCTATTTTTAGTATTTTTGACATTTATACTCTATAATAATTTAAATATATTATTTTTGTAATATCTTTTCTTTAAAACCCTCTTTTTTCTACCACCTTCTACAATTTTAGATTCTACTGTAATAGTTACTACATCTCCTCTTTCATCTTTATTATTCTCTTTTCTAATTTGTATATTATAATCTATATCATACCTTTTTTCTATGAGTTTTAAAAAATAACGACTTAATACTTCTGGAATAAAAAATTCATCACCTGTTCTTTCATAATCTTCATTAACTCTATAAGATTTGCCTTCAATAACAATTTCATCTATATTTTTTTTCATAGAACTGTCTTTTAAATATACACATTTCTCTTTACAATCTTCTCTTCTTGATGTATATTCTGATTTTGTATCATGATGATAAATATAACGATCTGTTGCAGCAAGTAAATGTTTTTTTGAAAATGTTTTATATCTTTCTAATTTTAAAAAAACAAAAATCTTTTTTTCTCCATTAAGAAATTTATACCATTTAATATTTTTAGCAAATCTTTTATCTATAACAGCATTACCTTCATTATCTTGTAAATGAGAACATAAAATCGGCATACCTTTTTCAATTTCTCCATCAATACTACCATTTATATGTGATTCATTAACAGAAGTGCTGACATAATTAATACCATCTATTTCTTTTTCAAACCCTATTGGATTTAAAGATGTATGAGATGAAGCACATTCTAATGATGTACTAGATGATAATATTAATACGTCAAGCAATTCTTCAATTCGGTCTTCAATAACAAAAGAACCTGTTGTAAAACACATTTCAATGGCATTTAAATATTTATATATCAATTTTATATATCTTATTAAGGTATTTATAGCATCACTTTTTTTTAATGTATATTGTGATTGTAATTTTGGTGGTATTGTTTTATGAAGAGTACGTGGACTGTGGCATATTAAATCTACAAATTTATTCATTCTTTATATGTTTCTAATAAATAATAAATATTTTTGTTTTAAAAAAATAGAAAAAACTAAAAAAATGATTATTTACTTTTGATAATTTAATTATGATATTAGAAATGTCATCAATCTACGAAGTCGATCTCTCGTTCTACAAGGAAATGAAGTATGATGTATCGATCGAACGCCCGCGTGTGCTTATGTCAATGGCGAAGGAAATGATTTATTACAACCATTGGTCAAATCTCGTCATGTTTGAGTTCCTAAATTCGTGTCAAGATTTAAGCGCAATTATCGAGTCATTGGAAATCAAAACAATGGAAGATTACTTTGCGTCTGGTTCTATTTTCTGAAAAGTTGGAAGTGTGTATAAAATGCCATAGTTAACATTTTTGGCATTTTTTGTTTTTTTAATAAATTTTATTTATAAAAAGAAGAGATAATATGAATTTAAAGAAGTTTAAATTAGATTGTTACAACAAGATTATAGAAGATTATTCTAATAATCACGACCTTTATATGTTCTTTTTATATCCACTAATTTTTAAATTAAAGAAACAAGACATCAAAAATTATAATTATTCCATTTTCCTTAAATTAAAAAAGAAACAACCTATTTCATTTAATGAATATAATGTGATAAAAAAATATACTAAGAAAAATTTAGATAAGGATATTCGTTCAACTATTAAATGTATTTTTTGGTCTGATTACATAGACAAGAATAATATTTACGCTATTTATTATTTAAAGAAACATTTATCAACAAAAAAACAAACACCAATGAATTTAATAAACTTATTGTATCGTTTATTAACAAACGCACCAACAAAAATAAGTGGTGGTATGTTTGATGATACTAGAAAATATCTAAGTAATAAGGCTAAAAATTTTGGTAATAAAGTTATAAGTAATGTAAAAAATAATTTAAGAATATTAAAAGAAAAAGTTACAAATAAAAATAGTGATTCTCCTCCTCCGCAATCACAAGATGTAGATATTGAAATATCTGAAATAAAAAATTCTGAGCAAAATAAACCACAATCACAATATAGTATCTTTTTAGATATATTAGAAGAATTAAATAAAATTATGCCAATCGCGTATAGTATGAATTCTAGTGATCCACATATAACTGATTATAATAAAAAAACAAAAAATTGGACAAAAGAATATCGCGATGGGCTTCTTCGTAATTTTGATAAAGATAAACTTAAATTTTTATTTAATTATAAAGATTCAAGTTTACCTAGTTCAGATAAAAGTAGATTAGATTTTTTTAAACAATATTATACAGATGGTTATAATAGCTTAATAGGGTTAAAAATGGATATATCTGATTTGATTATAAAAGAAGGCGGATCATCAAAAATTATTAATGTTAAATTACAATTATTATTAAATTACATTATTTCTCATATTTCTTCAAAAAAAATTTTTATTTATAAAAAGAAGAGTTAATATGAATTTAAAGAAGTTTAAATTAGATTGTTACAACAAGATTATAGAAGATTATTCTAATAATCACGAACTTTATATGTTCTTTTTATATCCATTAATTCTTAAATTAAAGACAAAAGATTTTAAGGATTATAAATATTCTATTTTCCTTAAATTAAAAAAGAAACAACCTATTTCATTTAATGAATATAATGTGATAAAAAAATATACTAAGAAAAATTTAGATAAGGATATTCGTTCAACTATTAAATGTATTTTTTGGTCTGATTACATAGACAATAATAATATTTACGCTATTTATTATTTAAAGAAACATTTATCAACAAAAAAACAAACACCAATGAATTTAATAAACTTATTGTATCGTTTATTAACAAACGCACCAACAAAAATAAGTGGTGGTATGTTTGATATTAGTCAAACCTTATCAAAAATAGGACAAAAAGCATATAATAAAGCATCAAGTTTAGGACAAAAAGCATATAATAAAGCATCAGATTTAACAGAATCAGCATATAATAAAGCATCTAGTTTAGGACAAAAAGCAAAAAATGTAGTAAATAATAAAGTAGAATCAATTTCAAATAAAACAACTTTATTTATTGGTAAATTACAAGATATAACATTTGAATTTTTTTCTATAATACATAAAATATATAATGAAAAAAACGAAATATTATGTATAAATAAAGACTTAGATGATGGTATTTTATACAATTTTAAAATAAATAAGTATAATTTTAATAGAGATGACATTATAAATATAAAAAATATTTTGAATGAAAAACCAAATGAAGATAATATAGAAGATATACTGTTTTATAATTCAATACAAGTAATGGTTTACAGATTTTTACAAGAAAAACATTGTAATTCATTACTTTATAATATAAATAAAAATATAAGAAAAGATTTAGATTATATAAAAAATTTTTTTAATAATGAAACAGCTGATGATATAAATAAAGAATATTTAAAAGGAGATATTATATATTTAAAAATTTTTTTTGATGATATTAGTAATATCAAAGAGATAACTTATTATATAAATTTTTTTAAAGATTTAAAAATAAAACAAAATTTTAAAGATTTAAAAGAATATTTAATTATTTATTTAAAACAATACTATAATCATTTAAATAAATATGATTCTAAATTTGAATTAAATAATATAATTATTTTTCATAAATTTTTTATGTATTTTTATATGAATAATGTATATGATATTTATAAATGTTATACAAAAGATGATTATAAAAAAAGTAAAGATATTGAAGATATTGAGGATATTAAAAGTATTGAAGATATTAAAAGTATTGAAGATATTAAAAAATATATTCAATATCGTAAATATACTGAATTAGAATATGATTATTACGAAGAAGTTACAAATATTGGAGACAATATTTTAGATTATGATAAGTTAATAAATGATATTTGTGGTATATATAAAATAAAAAATATAAATATAGATGAAATTATAAAAAAATTAATATCTGATAATATTTTTATTAACAATAATGAAGAATATATCACAAATACATTTTTTTATATTATAATTTTAATTAATAATAAAATAAATATTAATCAATATAATAAGAAACTGTTAGATTTTATAATTAATGGTGATGATAAATGCGAATTGTCTAAAGAAAAAATTATTGATTTTAATAATAAACAAATAAAATCATATGAAACCAAAAGACAAAGAATAGTTGATGAAATAGAAATAAAATTTAAAAGTTTATTAGAATTTAAAAATGGAGGAGATTATCGTACTGAAATGAATGATTTTATGGAATATCAAGAAAGAGAAAATATGAAAGATAGAGAAAAAAAAAAGAGACTAGAACAAGAAAAAGAAAAAAAAGAAAAAGAAAGAGAAATTAAAAAAGAAATAGAAAAACAACAAAATAGTATTGTTGATTTAATAAATTTAATAAATAATTTAATACTAAACGTTGAATATATTAATTCTAATATAAATAAAATAATGACAAAATTTAAAAATACTAATAATAATGAATTATTATTTGATCCAAATAAACAGCTTGAATATTTATATGAGTTTAAAGTTGATAAAATAAATAATAATGATGAAATAAAAATTTTAAATGCTGAAAATAGTATAATTTACATTAAAAAAAATAATAAAAATATACAAAATAATGAAAATAATGAACAAATTAGCATAAATAAAAAATATTATGAAAAGAAATTAAATGATATATTAAATATATTGAAAGATGTCAATAATAAAATTGAACCAGCTATAAGCATTTACGACACAGCTTACTCTAAATATGAATTAAGTAATTTGTTTAAAAAAAGAAAAGAAATATTTGAATTTATACAATATATTAATGTAACATATGGTATTATTATTAGTGGTGGTGGAAAAGTTCAAAATACTAAACTGAAATTGTTAATACAACATATTACAACACATTTATCTTAAAAAAATGACCAAAAACTTCTTGATCATTTTTATTTACTTTTTTAGAACAGGGACTGTGTCTCGAAATACTCCTTGATTGTCTTTATTTTTAAATTCTTGACGATTGTTGAAATATCATCATTAGAATTCAAGAACTCAAACATGATTGTGTTAGCCCAGTGAGTGTAATACACCATTTCTTTCGTCTTCACCATCCACGAATAAGGCGTTTCAAATCGATGATGGAACTCGCGCATTTCTCTGTAAAATTCAAGATTGATATCATAGACCTTTCCAGAAACTGACATTGTTCTTTGCTTTAATGCGTGAAAATTTTAGTATTATTTTTAATCATTTTTCTTTATTTTTTTTATTTTTTACTACAAATTAAATATAAAATTTATAATTAGAATAAAATGAATTTAAAGAAATTTAAGTTAGATTCTTATAATAAGATTATCAACGATTATAATGAATTTAAGGACATTTATATGTTCTTTTTATATCCATTAGTTCTTAAATTAAAGACTAAAAACTTTAAGAATTACAATTATTCAATTTACCTTAAATTAAAAAATATAAAAGAGCCATTTCCATCATTTAAAGACTATAATATCATCAAGAAATATACTAAATCAAATCTAGATAAAGATATAAAAACCATCATAAAATGTATTTTTTGGTCAGATTACATAGATAAAAGTAATATTTATGCTATTTATTATATAAAGAAATTATTAGAAAAAAATAAAATAGAATTACTATATCGATTATTAACTGATGCGCCAACGAAAATAACTGGTGGTTCTATTTATGAAAAAGCTAAAAAATTATTAAAAAATTTTGTTGGAAGTAAAATATCTTCAAAACCTGATAATACTATTAAAGTAACATTTAATACAAATGAAATAAATGATGAATTATTTAGAAATTTTTATAATTTTTTTGAAATTTATAATGATAATGATGATTATGAAAAAAAAGTTATGATTCATATAATGAAAATAATATATAAACAATATAATAATGAAATAAATAATTTTAGTTTATATATTGAAATTATAAATAATTTTTTATTAATAAAACAAAATAATAATATTTCTGAATTTACAAATATACTTATTAATAAATTTGATACAATTAATTTTAATTTTACATCTTATAAAAATGAAATAATACAAGTATTTAATAATAAAATTAATTCATTAAATACATTGGAATTTTTTATACAATTAAATAAAATACTTAATTTGGATTTTTTAGAAGAAAAATATAAAAAATACATTCAAAAAATATATGAAATAGTGTTATATATAAAACGAAATGAATTTAATTTAAAAGTATTAGAATCGATAGACAATAATTTTTTCAAAAAAAAAAAAATAAATTTTAATTATAAAAATTTTTATAATATATTAATTTTATTTGAAAAAAATAAAATTAATATAAAAGATAATTTTGATTATGATATTGTTTTTGATTTTGATAATGAAAATAATTTATTATTTTCATCGATTGATATTTATAAAATTTTCAATGATATAGAAATAGAAGTATTAAAAAAAAATGAAGTTATTGAATTAAATTTTCAACATAATTTTTTATATACATTTTTTCTAATACAAAAAAGTTACAATATTAAATCACCATCACAATATGATAATATTATTAAAACAAATTATGTTAATTTTTATAACTTTAAAAATTATTTAAATGAATTTTTTTATAACATAATTCAATATAATATTAATAAAAAATTATCTATAACAATTGATTTTAATAATTTTTATAAAAATCCTAAAATTGATGAAGAAAATATTAAGTATGTTAATTTTTATATATTATTAAAAAAATATATAGAACCAATGATTGAAATATATGATATTTTTTTAAAAAATAATAAGTATTATGATGTATCTAATGAAATGATTTATTTAACAAATATTACTAATTTAATTGTTGGATATATTAAAGTTATGTGTAATATACTAGAAAATAATAAAATAATTAACAATGATATTATGGTTGATTTAAGAATGAATATTAATTCCAAAATAGTAAAATTAGATTTAGATGAAAAAAATTTATTAAATCGAGATCTTTACTATTTAACAATACAGCAAAAAAAAATAGTAGAATATTATTTTAATAAAGATAAATTAACTAAAGAATTACAACAATTAAAAAATAAATTAGAAATATCAAATGCTGAAATAAATAATGTTAAAGCTAGAATAGAAACCGATAATATTAATTATGATATAATAGAATCAATTATAAATAAAATACTAATAAATCAAATTATTTTAGATGATAAACATTTTAATCTTTTAATTCAAAAAATTAATACAATAATTTTAGATTTAGAAAATAAAATTAAAATAATTGAAATAAACGGTTTTCAAGATATGCATGAAAAATATTATTTTGACGAATATTCAAATAAAAAAGATAATTTATTATTATTACGAAGTAAATTAACAGAATTTAAAAAAACACAAAATCAAATAAAATTAATAAATGATGAAATAAATGATGAAATAAAAAAAAAAGAAGAAGAATTAAATACATTAATACTACCATCATCTGAACTTCAATTAATACAAGAAAAACCACAACAATCATTAAAATTAAACCCACAAGAATTAGAACCAGAATTAGAACCAGAATTAGAACCAGAATTAGTAACTCCTGATGATTTAAAAAAAAATTTAAATATAAACCCTGTAATAATAGAAGAAGCAGAATTACAAAAACCATTATTAAAACCAAGAGACCAAACAAATCGTGAATATATTTTTGATTCAGAAGAATTAAAAGAAAATCATTATAAAATATGTATTAAATATTTATCACTAATAACTAATTTATTAAATGATGAAAATTTATTAAATCACTTAAATATTACCATTGAAGAGAAAGATCATTTAAATAAAATAAATGATCGTAAATTATCATTAACTGATAAGCAAGAGTTTTTATTTGTTACATCGATTTATAATAGACTAAAAGAAAAAATTAAAGAATCAATAGATAAAAATGCACGCGTTAGCATAAATGCGAATATAAGAGATATTGAAAATTTATTTGTTAAACAATCATCTCTAAATCAACTTAATAATCAACAAAAAAGTAGATATATTACTAATTATCCAAAATTAACAAGAGGAGGGGGGAAATTAGAAAATACAAAATTAAAATTATTAATTAAGTATATTTTATCTTATCTTATTTCTTCAAAGAAATAGTAAAATCTTTAAATATATCTATTTTTAATTTTTCTCTATTATTATATGAATATTCAATATTATCTTTAATTTTTTTTATTATATCATCTCTTGAATCTGATTTAAAGACTTTAATATTACACATTTTAGCCATTTTCTTATAAAATTTTATTGAACTAATGTCAAATTTATTATCACCTGTATAATTTTCCTCATTAGGAATACAATAAAAAGGTATTTTTGTCATATCAGGTTCTTCATCATTATATATTTCATTATTAGGTAAAAATAATGATGTTTCTTTTGTAAATAAGGTTTTTGGCGTTAATTCCTTTGATATATTATATTTTTGAATGTATAGGCATAAATATTTCATTGGTATAGGATCATGAAATACTACTTCATTACCAACATATAATTTTTCATTTACAGGCATTTCAGCTATTTTTTTAACAGCATCATCTAATTGCCAACTAAAATATGTATTTTTTTCATTTATAAAACCATTATAATCATTTATATTTATATGAAAATTATGTTGTAATAATAATTTTTTAGAAAAGATTAAAACATTATCATCTTCATATAAAGGTTCTCTATGTCTATTTTGTTTAGTAATTAAAGTAAAAAAGACACCTGGAAATTGTACATCAGAACTAGTTAATGGCGAAGGACGTAAATTAACATAAGGTTTAGAATTATCATATTCCGAAACAGCATGTACTAAATATAATATATCATCCATAATTTATTTATATGTTTCTACTAATATATCTTTATAAATATTTGATTCATATGTATACCATTTTCCTTCAGCTTTATCCCATTTAGCCCCCTTTTCTTTTGCCTTATTTTTATCTTCAAATTTAACATTTAAATAAATTTTAGCACCATTTTCTTTCTGAATTTCTTTCATTTTTGCCAATAATTCTTCCTTATATTGATTGTCACTATAAATAAACCATTTTGCCTTATCCTTATCCCACTTTGCTCCTTTTTCTTTTACAATATCTTTATCTTTAAATGGAACTTCTAAATAAATCTTATCTTTCTTCTCTTTCATTTGAACATTAGAAATTGAACTATTTGCTAATAAATCTGCATTTTCATTTCCAATCGAATGCCTATCTTTAAGACCTGTATGAGCATCTATATGTTGATATTGAATGTTATATTTATTTGTCAATCTATAAACTTCTTTTACAAGTTCAAGATTAGGCGGAGTTTCTTTTTTAGTAGCTGTTAACCAATTATTGGCTTCTAATTTTTTACCATAAGTTGTAGCACATTTAATAGCATATTCTGAATCGGTAACAATTATTTTATTTTTAAATGGTTCTTTTTTGATTAAATTGATTGCTTCAATAATTGCGGTTAGTTCAGCAATATTATTAGTCAAATTTTCACCAATCAATTCCCTCGATAAATTTCTAGGATCTTTCTTTGAGAAGAAAATGCCAATACCTGCTTTGGCATTTTTAGAACCATTATTGATACAAGAACCATCTGTATAAACATATAAGTTATTTTTATATTCTTCAATAAAATCAATCGCATCTTTTTCAGTTTCAAATTTCTTATAAACAGGTTCTTCAAACTCTTCAATATTTATCTTACATTCATTCCAAGATGTATAAACACCTGTTTTTATACCCTTAGCAACAGCATAAAACATTATTAATAAACAAATATAATTTATAATGATTAAATCATTTTTTATATAATTTGTTCAATAGGTTTATACTTCTTAAACTTTTCATTATAGATGCATTTAAATTTTAATGTGATTGTTGTGCTTTTATCTTTAAAAATATTACGAATTTTAATGCTTTCTTGAAGAGTTCCAACAAATGCTATACCAATTTTATTTGAAGTAAGAATATTATGATTATCATAAATATTATAAATATCTGGATCATCTGTTTTAGATATCCATAATTCTTTATAATCTTCATTTTTCTTAGGTTCCATTGGAATTATATTCGATGTTGAAATAATGGTTTGTGATTGATTTAAGGAACTTGGTGTATTTAAGGAACTTTTAGTAGTCGTGTCTTTTTTAGTTAGTTCTTTAAATTCAGTGATGTCTTTAACTTTCTTTTGAACTGCTACAATAATATCTTCATTAAAATTAAACAATTTTGGTTTATGTTTAATATAATAAGAAGAAAAATAAATACCACGACATGTATAATTTAAATCTTTTGAAATTGTCAACAATTCATTCAAAGATTTTTTAGATAAATAATAATAATTCTTAACTTTATAGGAACATACGTCACAAATCTCATCAGGTGTATATTTAGTTTCTAATATATTATAAACAATCTTTAATCTTTCTGGTAAAATTATATTATCCATTTTATTACCTTCATAAGCAATAATATCATTGATGATAAATATCCATTTATTTTCAGTTGTTTTAATCATTTCACCATCAAGCAAAGTATTCTTGAATAATGATTTATCGAATAAACCTCTTCCAAGAATAATACGAGGTTTCTCATAACCGGTATGAATTTTCATATCAATGAAATAAATTATTGGAACATCATTATAAGTTGTAAAATAAATGTAATATTTATTACCATTGGTTCTTAAAGAAATTAAATGAGGGGCTTTTGTAAGATGTTTAATATTATTATCGTCAATTACATAATAATGTTTCTGAATGATTCGAACATTATATAGATTCAACAATTCATTTAATATTAAATCTTTTGTAAAATTACATTTTATATTCCATGCTACTCGATCACCAAATGATATAATTCCAGTCTGCATTTTAAATCTTTAATATATAAATATTATTTCATTTTTTATTTATATAATCATAAATATTTAATTTCTCTTCCATACTTCAAAAAATCTATCATTACATACACCCCATCCACCAGATTCGCGATAATCATTATAAAAACCATTTTTAATCATAATTTCATCAATATAATTCTTATGTTCTATATCATGATAATCATTTTCCATAATAATCAATTTGATGTCATTTAAAATTTCTGGCATATCCATTAAAATATAATAAAAAGCTCCTTCGCAATCTAAAACCAGTGTATCAAATTTAATATTATATTTTTCTAATAATTGTTCATAATCAATTGTATTAACTTCTTTATATCCGTCTTCAAGAACTTCACTAGGCTTAGTGTCCCATCCTTTTTGAATTAATTTGCGTTTAGATAAAGCACTATTTTCAATAATAAATGAAAAATTATTTAAATCTCTATTTTCAATTAATTGTTTTGAAATTTCTGTATCAGATTCTAATGTAACAAAATTATTATTATCAATGATGCTAGCAATAATTAATGAATTTCTACCAATATTACCACCAATTTCTAATACTTTTTCATTTCCTTTTAAATATCTAACTGCCATTAATTGTTCAGGATATTCTTCATGAAATGAACCATATTTTATTTTTAATTTAGAATGTATTAAACTTAATTTTGTATTATAATCAAGTTCTTCTTTAACTTCTTCTTGTTTTTTCAAATTATTTTGAATATTTTGAAGCACTTGTATTCTTTCTAAATGTCTTTTATAGTAATACATTATTATAATAATTAATATTATTATAATTGCACCTCCTAATATATGAATGATATTCATATTACTTAAATATAATTTAATATAATTTTATATGGCAACGAATATTAATGAATATGAATATTTAAAATTATTAAATATTGTTAGAAATGAAGGAATTTGCAAGAAAACAAGAAATGGCAACACATATTCTTATTTTGGCTATTTATTAAAATTTGATATTCATAATTCATTTCCTTTATTAACAACTAAAAAAGTTTTCTTTAAAGGTGTTGTTGAAGAATTGCTATGGTTTTTAAAAGGTTCTGTTAATTCAAAAGAACTCGAAGAAAAAGGAGTTAATATTTGGAAAGGTAATTCAAGTCGTGAATATTTAGATGCTAATGGTTTTACAAATTATGAAGAAGGTTATCTGGGTCCAATTTATGGTTTTCAATGGCGTAGTTTTAATGGTAAAATTGATCAACTAAGATATTTATTAGAAGAAATGAATAAAGAAAATAGCAGAAGAATTATTTTGAATGCTTGGAATCCTTGTCAATTAAATGAACAAGCTTTACCTCCTTGTCATTTATTATATAATTTTTATAAAGGTAATAATAATGATATCAGTTGTATGATGTATATGAGGTCGAGCGATTTATTCTTAGGATTGCCTTTTAATATTGCTTCAACTGCTTTATTTACTTATATAATTGCGAAAGTTTGTGGTTATAATTTGCGAGAAATTGCTTTAAGTTTATGCGACTGTCATATTTACGAAGAACATTTAGAAGCTGTTGATATTCAACTAAATAGAACACCAACATTATTTCCACAAATTAAAATAAATAAAGATATTGATATTAATATTCCAATAGATGAAAAAATAAAATGGATTGAAGAATTAAAATTTGAAGACTTTGAATTAATTAATTATAATCCTCAACCAACTATTAAGGCGCCGATGAAATAATACCAGCCTCGGTTAATATATTTTGATTTAAAGAAAGTTTAAATAATTGACCATTATATTTATCAGTCTTTACATTCTTTTTAACCTTTGACCAAATATAATTATTATAAATGAAATAATTGGATTCTTTTTCTGCTAAATTTGGTATTTTAATAATATACGAATTTACATAATGTGCTGATATCAAGACACCGATTTGTAAGAATATATATTTAAGGAAGTAGAACACATTCTTATCTGTTGTATTGACGGTTGTATTTAATTCACAAAATCCATTAATAACTTTGCGAATATTTGTTAAAGACAGTGTATTAATATCATCAACATTTGTAACATCTTTTAAATTAAATTTAATAGTAGTAGTTACATTATTATTATAAATTTCATAAGGAATATTATTATTATGTAGATATTTATTTAAAAATCCAATTGTATTATTATTAATATTATTGTTCAATGTAAAATTATTTTGTCCCAATAAAATTAATCCTTGAAATCTATATTTATCATCATTAGAAACTTCATCAAAATCTTCATTTAGATTATCTTCTGAATTTAATAATGGATAACCAATATAATCAAAATCTGTTATATTATTAACAGATACAAATTTAGGTGAACAAATACTTAAATTATCTTCAATAAATTTCTTACATTCATTCATTTTTAATTCATATGGTAAATTTTGAATACATAGAATTTTATTATTAGCATCCAAATATGAATAATCAATATTATGAATAGTTTTTAGTTTATATAGATAATAATTTTTAATATTTTTTTGATTGATTTCATCAATTTCAGGAGAAATTTTAGAATTATCATATATATGATCCAATCGCTTAATGCCGTTTTTGGTATATATTAATAAATCTCCTCTTATCATTTAAATTTAAATATTATTATTTGTTTAAATCAAATTAAATACTAAATTTAATTCCAAGTTTGCCAGAATCATTAGGATTTCTAACAGTTGGGTCTTGACTAAATAGATAATCATTCATATAATCATATGACGTACTGCTACATTGCATATCACTCCATGGAATACCGCATAAATTAGCATATTTACATCTTAGAGCATTTTTACTTAAATTAGATGAAGTATTATTATCAGCATAAGACATATATAACGGATAAAATGAATCACATACTAATGGAATATTTGAATTACTACTATATAATTGATCAGTAGTAATTTGAGATGGTAAGAAGTTATTATTAGTAGCTGGAACATATTCTACATATGGAGAAGGTATTCCAAGTAAATCAGAATTATTAGGTGTTAAAATATCATTAATAGCACATGATACCTGTAATGTATGTACATTTCCTGAAGTTAAAGTTTGACCTTGACCTACTAATGACGCTGCGGCTGCTGCTATTGCTGTTTGCTGAGCAGTATTTAAACTATCAGTATAAGCCTTTGCCGCATCTGCTTGTGCTTGTGTTTGTGCAGAACTTGGAGGAACAAGAATAACATCTAAAATAGAATTAATTATAGTGCTATTAAGAGTTATACTACTTTGATTTATAGGAATATAAGTTAAATTAGCATTTGAATTATTTAATACAATAGTTCCTAATTGAACTCCTTTTCTAGTATTATCAGTAGGATTTCTTAAATAAACACCTACATTATTTTGTCCATAATTTGCTCTTAATATATCATAATTTAAACCGTTCCAACTTTTTATTATAGGTATATATGTAGTAGCAGATGAGATATCTTGTATACCAATCGCACCGTTAAATTTCCAACTAATGGGAGGAATTGCGTAATTACTTGTATTTGATTGTAAATTTATATATTGATTTGTTGCTGTATCAAATTGATAATTATTCATAACCAAAGCAGAATTTAATAAGTTTGAATATACTTCTCCTCTTAAAGAAGCATTATTTATATTTTTATATAAATGACGATATTTATTGTCATTATCATTTTGTATTGATGATATTGCACTATTATCTAGAATATCAAAAACACCAGTTTTAGCATATGAATCTGTTAAATTATATGTTCCAGCTGGATTATATCTAAGTATATCATCAATTTTAAATAAATTTGAGTTTAATACACAACGATATTTGAATAAATTAGTATTATATGCTTTATCAAATAAATTAGAACTTGATTCATTTAATATTTCCATATCCCAATAATCAGGACAAGACATATCGGGATAAGGAGCAGAATAATCAACTTTTGTAGGTTGAAATGTCATTATATAAATTATTAATGCTATAATAATAATAATAGTACCAATAATATATATTATCGTAAATGGTAAAAATTGAACAAATAATATATCTCTAACAGAACTGAAAGCATAACTTAAAGCAATTAATATAGCAGCAATTACAGCATAAATAATACAAACAGCAATAGTTCCTTTAAACATTTTCTGTCGTTTTAAATTATAAACTTTCCAATCATAATCGGTTAAATTAGATGTATTAGAATCTGTTGCCGACATATAAAAAATATCTTCTAATTATATAAATGATTTTAATTCAAGATTTTTAGTTCCTTTTTGCGATGGTAATTGTGCTCTTTCCAATGGCATCGGTAAAGCGCTAACAGATTTTTTATAATTCATATATTGTCTAATATTAGTTAATATTTCTGCAACCGCCCAATCAATAACCATTTTATTAAGTTCTTGTTTTTGATTATCAATATTATTAGGCATATTTTTACAATATTGTAAATAATATGATCTCATAATAACTAGTAATTCTTGTTCGCTTTGATTACTTATTATAAATTTTTCATCACTTTGATTATAAACTTCGTGTATTATTCTTTTTTGAAGATGTTTTATATTGTCTTTTGAAAAAAAGATAGTAGAAATATTAGTTGATGTTATATTGCGAGATACGCTATTATTATTATTTTCAGTAGATATCATATTTTGTTTTCTTGGAATTTGTTTATTATTAATTATGTCTACTCGTCCATTTATAATATTATTAGGAATAAATATATCATTATCATAATTTACATTTTCATAATCAGACATATCTTTTTATCTTCTTAATTTATAGAAAAGATATGAATAATTTTGCCTACGTCGTAAAGAATTATGTAGAAGTCTTTGACTTTAAAATGCCAAAAGATAAAGAAAATTGCGATAAAATTAATAAAATATTATTAGAATTTATAAAAAATTTAATATTTAATGTATTATCAATTGCTTGTATAATAACTTTTATAAATAATGATTCTCATATTAAAAGCCAAACTTTAAAAATATTAATCAAATATATTAATGATAAATGTAAAGTCAAGAAGGGAGGAATGGCAGTTATGCCATCTGAATTTTATGGAATAAACAGTGGTCGATATGATGCGGCTAATTTTACTCCTGATATGTTATATGTTGATCCTTCTGGTTCATTAATACGACCACAAATAGGCGGAGGTGGCAAAAAACCAAATGATAGCAAAGTTAATAAATATATTATCGAAGAAATTAATCAAATATTAAAATATTATAAATTAAAAGTTTCTTCATCAATAAAAGAAGAATTATTAAAAATAATTAATATCAATATTGACTGTATGTTTAAACAACTAAAAATGAAGGTAAAAAATTCGGTTTTAACCAAAGATCATATTAAAGAATTAATAAAACAAAATAAGAATTTAGATATATTTAAATAAATAATGACAATAATAACGATAGATGGTAATATTGGGGCTGGTAAAACAACCATATTAAACCATTTACATAAATATAAAGGATATCAGATCGATTTAGAACCTATTGAAAGATGGAAACTGTTTCTTGATAATATTTACATAAACAAAAAAGACTATTTTAATTTTCATATAAGAGTTTGGTTAGATCGTGCTTGGATTCAAGAAAAAGATACTAAATCTACTATTTTCATGGAAAGAAGTCCATATTTTATTAGAAATACATTTAATCTTAATGATTTTAATAATAATAATATAAATCAAGAAGAATATAATGTAATCAATGAAATGTATAATAAGACTGATAACATCTGGAAATCAAATCTACATATATATTTAAGAACAAGCCCTGAGAAATGTTTAAATAGAATTAGGGAAAGAGGAAGAGATAATGAAATGAATATAACTTTAAAATACTTAGAAGAGATTCATAATTTACATGAAGAGGCTTATAAAAAAGGTCTAAAAAATAACATTAATGTTATTATGATCGACATTAACGATAAATCTATTCAAGAAATCATTGATGAAATAGTAAGTATTGTAAGTATCATAAGATAGATTTAAATGCCAAAAACAACTCTCTTTTGGACTTCCCTTGATTCTAAATCATTTTCCTTAAATAGCCTCCCTAATCAAGATAACCCAGTAATCTTCTCTTCCAAACTTCTCGGAGATCTCACATCTCTTATTTTTGTATGTAAAAACCATAATGACATTCGTCCGGTTATCACAAACTTCAAGAGAATTATATGAGATTTCTTCTTTGTCAAGCTGTTCATCCAATTTTTTCTTGAACCATTCATTAATACTAAGAAGACTTTCAAAACAATCATCTTCTCCGTCTTCCTTATAAACATAGCCGTATCTATAATGCTCTGGCATTTCGCTGCTGATGTTTTGGACAATGAACTCAACGACTTCTTCCATTCTTTTGGACAAACTAAAAATCAATATTTTACTATCATTTTTTTTCAATTTTGTTTTAATTTAAAACAAATTTAAAAGAATTATTTAAATAGAATAATGTCAAGAAAAATTATTAAAAAATTTTATAATTTACCTCATATAAGCGAAGATCCAATATTTAAACAATGGATATCTGATACAGATTTAGATGATTATGTTGAAGATTATTTTGGAAATTTACATTATAAAATAATAAATGAATTACTTGTTTTATTAAATAATAAAGATTATTATGATATAATAGAAAATATTGCTAAGAAACAAACTAAATATAATATATTAGTTATAAGACAATATCTAGCAATTTGTAAAGATAATTCTAAAAGTTTATCAGAATGTTTAATAATACATTTTCAAAATATTGTTCAATTATATTATAAAATAATAAGCATACCATCATATACAAATATTATAAATTTTCTGGAACCTTACAAAATACAAGATGCTATTAAAAGTATTCAAAATAAAGATTTACATTTATATAGAGGTTTTAATGGGTATAGTGGAAATTTCTTTAAAGCTATTAAACAAATAGATGAAAAAACTATCATAATTCCTACATTTTTATCTACATCGATATTTATGGAAATTGCTAAAAAATTTGTGAATAAAAAAACAGATATTGATATTAATCATAGAATTATTTGGAAAATTATAGTTCCAAATGAATTATTGAATATTTTTAATTATGTTTATTTAGGTACTGATATTGATTTAAAGATACATAATAATCAAATAAAGGAAAATGAATTTCTATTGAATATAGGAGCTATTTTAGAATTTAAAGAGATTGAATATAAATACAACGATACTTATTATAATCCAACAACTAAGGTAAATGATATAATATCGTATACTATTTATACTTATGTATTTAAAGGATGGAGTAAAGAATATGCTGAATATATTTTATCATTAAGTAATTATTTTATTACAATGTTATCAAATGATTCAATAATCAACACACGTTCTAAATCAAGATTAACAACATAATTTTATTTATCATTTAAAAGGTATAAAACAATTAATAAATTAATATAAATAAATGAATATTCCTGAAACTCATATAACTACTTTACGATTCAAAATATATTCAAGTGCTCCAAAAGAATGTCTTCAAAAATGGAAAGAATTGAAAGATATTTGTGAATATAATAATAACAATGAGAATAAGAAAATTGTAAAAGACTGGTTATCATTTTGTAATAGCGAACGAATAAAAGAAATGCCTTATTTAAATCGTTGCGAAGGAGGTATAGGAGGCGATAACAATTTTAAACATAAACAAATGAGATTTAGACAGTATATTTATTTGAATAAAGATAATGATATCGTTTTTGACCAAATTTATAATACAAAAGAAGAAAAATGGACTTTTGAAGAATTTGACGATTTAATTTTAGGTTTTATTAAATATGCCAATAATTTTATTAAAGGTAATTATGTTGATGGAGTTATTGAGCTAATTAATAAAGATTTATATTATAAAATTTTATAATCATATAAAAATTATTAATTATTATTATTTAAAAATGCATGAAATAAAATTGTGGGATAATATGCCTAAACGTAACAAGTATATTTTAGGAGTTACAAGTTTATGGATGATGATTCCCATAATTAATACAAATATATCATATTTATCTGGATTACTTGGAGCTGTTTGTGCAGCATCGACATTATTCTGGTTTGATCCGCATCAAAATTCATTACTTCATAAAGCGGATAAATATTTATCTACAAATTTTACTATAACATTATTTATTTATACAATTTTTGATATAATTAATAATAATAGTTCTATTTTATTGTTTTCATCATTATCAGGAACGACATGTATGTTTTATATTATAAGTTATAATTATTTTGAATCTGAAATGCATAATTATCAACTAATAGCACATCTTCTATTCAGATATAGTATCTTTTTATGGAGTTATATGATTATGGTTCAATCTAAAAATATTCAAAATGAAATTTTAGTAGTTACAATAGGATATTCAATAAATGTTTCAGTAATGATTTTCCTTAAATCATGGAAGAATTATTCTTATTGGAATAATTGTATTGCGACATCTTTATTAGTTATGGGCACTGATTTAATAAAATTATATAAATCTTAATTCATATTATTTTTTTATAATCTTAAAAATGTTTTTATATTCATTGAGATTTTCAATAATAAAAGATATTCATTTGCCAATTTTTAGTAATTGGTTAAGACTTAAAAATATCTGTGAATACAATATCAATAATAGTAATAAAGTTGTTGTTGATGGTTGGTTGGCAAATTGTCGTTCAGAAGAAATAAAGACTTTAAGCTATTTATATAGATATGAAGGTGGTTTAGGAATGGAAATAAATAAAAATAAACAATTAAGATTCAGAACACATTTACATTCAGAAAAAGATAATGATATTGTTTTGAGACAATATTATATCGATAAAAATAAGAATAAATGGACTGATAATAATTATGAAGATTTAATCAATGGTTTTATTAAATATTCTAATAATTTGATTGTTAAAGAAACAGATTTTAAAAGAGGTAATTATGTTACAGGAAGGATTGAATTATATTAAACAATTGTTAAAGTTACAAATGGATTACCAGAAGTAAATATACCCATATAAAAATTTCTTCCTACTGCTAATGCTGTAAATTGTAATACACATGTATCAGATGCCAATATAGGTATATTTAAAGAAGTATAATTAATTGTTACTAATCCATAAGTTGTAATAGAAGCATATGTTTGGTTTTTAAGCACACCAGCAACAAAAATATTCACTGCTACATCATATGATATTTTTTGAAAATAAAAAGTAAGTACTCCTAATTTTCCACTTTTTTTTATATTAGGATTTAATGTTAAAAAAATTTGATTAGAAACAGTTGTTTTTGTATAAGTTGCTCAGGGTGGTTCAATACCTTGTTGAAAATAACAATATTTAATTCCTTGAAATAATGAATATTTAATTTTATTACCAGATGCTACAAGGGGGGGGGCTGTCCTGATGTGAGTTTTAATGAATTATCTGTATAAAAATCACTTAATTTAACTTTTCCAGTATTTAATGTATTAAATTCAGTTCTTAAACCCGATAATAATATCTGAACATTTGAAGCCATTAACTATTATAATAATAGTAATAATAAAAAAATGATAAAAATCATATAAATAATTATCAATAATAATTTAACATGACTACCGCTGAAATCGATAAAAAATATAAAAAACATGAGCTGAGAAGTCATATTTATAGTCGTCCATCAATGTATATCGGAACAATTGATCCAAATACAATTGACAGTTATATTATTGATGATAATGAAAAAGTAGTCAAAAAGACAATTACATTTATTCCAGGGTTGTTTAAGATTTTTGATGAAGCTGTTGTAAATGCGATTGATCATTCAGTCAGAACTAAAACACATGCTAATCCACTTAAAAATATCAAGATTACTATTAATAAAGAAACAGGAGTTATTGAGATTTTCAATGATGGAATGGGTATTGAAATTACTAAACATACTGAATATGAGATTTGGATTCCTGAATTGATTTTCGGGGAACTTCTAACATCTTCTAATTATAATGACGAAGAAGTGAGAATTGTTGGAGGCGTGAATGGTCTTGGTATTAAATTAACAAATATATTTTCAAAGTCATTCATTATTGAAACAGTTGATAGTGATAAGAAGAAGATTTATAAACAAGAATTCAAAGACAATCTAACAATTAAGGAAATACCTGAAATCAAAGCTTGTCAGAAGAAATCATATACTAAGATTACATTTCTTCCAGATTATGAAAAATTTGGATTGTCTGGAATGACAGATGATATTTATAATCTATTTAAAAGACGAGTTTATGATGTTTCGGCTTGTACTGATGCGTCAGTTGCTGTTTATTTCAATGATAAGAAGATTAATATTAAAGATTTTGAGAAATATACAGATTTATTCTTAGATACTAAGACTTTACAACCAAGAGCTTATGAGAAAGTAAATGATCGTTGGGAAGTCGTAGCAGCTGTTAATAAATCTGGAACATTTGAACAGATATCATTTGTAAATGGTATTAATACTATTCGAGGTGGCAGACATGTAGAATATATTACAAATGCTATTACGAAAAAGATGGTTGAGATGGCATTAGCAAAAAAGAAGAAGAATATTAAACCTCAGCATATCAAAGAAAATTTATTCTTATTTGTGAAATCTACAATTGAAAATCCTACTTTTGACAGTCAGACAAAAGAGACACTAACAACATTAGTAACTAAATTTGGTTCAAAATGCGAAATGACTGATAAGTTTTATGATAAATTATATAAATCTGGTATTATTGAGATTGCTTTAAGTGCTACTGAGGTTGTCGAACAGAAGAAATTAGTAAAGACAGATGGTAAGAAAGTAAATAAGATTATCGTTCCTAAGCTCGATGATGCCAATTTGGCAGGAACTAAGGACAGTAAGGATTGTACATTGATTCTAACAGAAGGAGATTCTGCTAAAACCATGGCTATCTCTGGATTGAGTGTTGTGGGAAGAGATAAATTCGGGGTCTATCCTTTGAAAGGTAAGATTATTAATGTAAAAGATATTACATTACAAAAGATTTCTGATAATAATGAAATTACTAATCTTAAAAAAATCTTAGGATTAGAACAAAATAAAGATTATGCGAAAGGCATTGACTCGCTTCGCTATGGTAAAATTATGATTATGACAGATCAAGATCATGATGGTAGTCATATTAAAGGACTATTATTCAATGTATTTCAGACTTTATGGAACTCTTTGTATAAATTTGATGGATTCTTAACATCTATGCTTACACCTATTATCAAGGCTACTAATTCAAGCACAAAAGAAGTATTATCTTTCTATAATATGACTGATTATGAAAGCTGGATTGATAAAATTGATAAGAAATCACAATGGAAAATCAAATATTATAAAGGACTTGGTACATCAACAGATCAAGAAGCAAAAGAATATTTCAAAGAAATGAAGCAAATTACTTATGTATTTACACCAGAATCTGACGCGTCTATTGATTTGGCTTTCAATAAAAAGAGGGCTGATGATCGTAAGAAATGGCTTTCAATGTATGATAAGAATGATGTATTAGATTATACAGATAAATCAATTACTTATGAGACATTTATTAATAAAGATTTGATTCATTTCAGTAATAGAAATTTAGAGAGAAGTATTCCACATATCTGCGATGGACTTAAAGAAAGTACGCGTAAAATCTTATATGCCTGTTTAAAGAGAAATTTATATACAAATGAGATTAAAGTAGCGCAATTGGCTGGAAATGTCAGTGAGGTTACTGCTTATCATCATGGTGAAAATTCATTACAAGAAGCAATTATTGGTATGGCACAGATTTTCGTAGGAACTAATAATATTAATATTCTTGAACCAAAAGGTCAGATGGGCACTCGTATTAGTGGCGGTCAAGATGCTTCATCGCCAAGATATATTTATACTCTCTTATCAAAATTGACAAAACTTATTTTCAAAGAAGAAGATAATTCAATTCTTAATTATTTAAATGAAGATGGATTATCAATTGAACCAGAGTATTATATTCCTATTATTCCTATGATTCTTGTGAATGGTGGAATTGGAATTGGAACAGGTTATTCAACCAATATCGCACAATATAATCCGGCTGATATCATTTCAATCTATTTAAATTTAATTTCAAATATTGATACAAATATCGGAAAGATTCTCAATATCGAAGATGTAGATAAATCGATTTCATTGATTAATGAAGTTGAAATGGAAGAATTGGTTCCTTATTATTTAGGATTTAAAGGCGAGATTATTAAGAATGATAAAGGTAATTTCAGTAGTAAAGGAGTTTATAAATGGCTTGATAATACAACAGTTGAAATTACTGAACTTCCTGTTGGAACTTGGACTGAAAATTATAAAGAATTCTTGGAAGAATTGATATTATCTAATAATAAATATTTGAAATCATTTGAAAATCATTATACTGCGAAGAATGTTAAGTTTATCTTAAAAATCAATGATGGACTTAAAGAAGATTTAGAACCTAAATTCTTGACTGAATTTAACTTAGTAACAACCAAGAATCTTAGTTTAAATAATATGCATCTCTTTACTGAGAAAGGTTGTATTAAAAAATATGATACGACAATCATGATTATTAAGGAATGGTGTGCGACAAGAATTCATAAATATCATGAACGCAAAGAAAAACAATTGATGATCATGGAAGAAGAATTTAATATATTATCAGCAAAAATTAAGTTTATCATTGATATCATTGAAGGTAATATCATTATTATGAATATTAAAATGGCTGATATTGAAGAACAATTAACAAAAGCTGATTATTATAAGCACAATGATAGTTATGATTATTTATTGAGAATGCCTATTTCACAGCTTACTATGGAAAAGAAAGAAAACTTGGAAAAAGAAGTAGCAATTCTAAAAAATAAAATTGATGAACTGAAAGATATGTCAATTATTAAAATTTGGGAGAATGAATTAAATGAACTATTAGTTGAATGGAACAAGCATAAACAACTTATTGAAGAAGATTATATTAATGATTTGAAAGGAGAGACAGCAGCTACAAAGACTAAAAAATCTTACCAAAAGAAGAAGTAATTAAATCATCTATTCCCCAAATATCTATATTATTAGCGTTATATTTCCATTTAAAAGGTAATATTAATGATTGATATTTTTTCAATTTGATTATGATTATTTTGTCAGTTGAAATAGGAGGCTCTTTACTTCTATTGGCATTATAAATAATAACTTCTGTATCTTCTTTTGCGTTTATAAAGAGATATTTATAATTATTATAAATCCATTGGTCACTTGATTCATTATCTATTTTTGTCTTAAAATTATAATTGAACCAACTGTCTATTATTTTTAAAGGATCTTGAATAAAATCACTGATTACTATTGGTTGTCGTTTAGATAAATTACTAAAATTAAAATCATTAACATTTGTTTGAAGGATTGTTATTTCACTTGGAAATATATAATAACAAATAGCATATAATAATAAAATTATAGAGATAATTATGATTATTAATTTCATTTATTTATATTAAATAGAAAAATATGGGCAGAAAAAAGCTATTCAATAAAGGCGGTGCCACATTTGACACTAAGGAAGGCCCATTTTTAAAAGTTAAATTAAATAAACAAGAACGAGAACAATTGCTAGAAACTAAAAAAGAATATGAAGAAAAAATTAAAAATGTTGAATTTGATTTAAAGAAAGCAACAGAAGAGAGAGAACTTGAAGAAAAACATAATATAGCAGAAAAAAATGAAAAAATTAAAATTGATACTTTAAATGAAAAATCTAGACATCATTCTATTGAAACATTGGGAAAATTTTTAAATGCTTTAGGATCAATTATTTATCAATTAGTTCGATTTATATGTATTGTTATAAAAGAAGGCATTGAATTTTTATTTAAATTAGCAAACTTAGTAGCTAAATTTATTGGAGTTGGTAAAGGAACTGTTTTAAGATATGTTTTGGCAATTTTATTCTTCCTTCTTATATTTTTTGGAATTTTTGGGATTGCTATGGCAATTAAAAATTCTAATACTCCTGCTACGAGAAATAATATAATAAGTGATACAATTTTAAGAGGAGATCAATCTACATTTTTAACTATAAAATCTCCTACATTTTTTTCTAAATTTTCTAATGGTTTATTTTCAATGGTTCCGGATAAATATAAATATTCATTTTCATCCATGACAGGTTCATTTAATTATATGATAACTGGTAAAAATCAATATGATGAATATTTAGAAAAAAGGGAGACAGTTGAAAATGATGCTGGTCGAAGTGATAATATTTTTAATATTCGTTTTAAAAATACTACAAATAATTTAATAAATAATAAAACTTACAGTATTTTAAAACCAAATGATATTAAAATTACTCTTGATATGACTAAAAATCCTACAACTGATTTAAATAGATTACCCGATAATTTTAAATCAGAACTATATTTTGGATTATTTGATAATTATACATTACCTGTTTATGCCCCTTCATCAAATTGGGTATTAGATGTTAATAATGCTTATTTTTCATCAAATGATAATTCAATATTTAAAGATGTTAAAATATATGCTAATAATCATAATAATATTTTTAAAATTAATGAAAAAGGTCATGTTGTTTATAATTCATTTTTAAATAAAAATTATTATACACTAAATAACTTTCAAAATTATAATACAATGATTCAAAATAATACCGTTTATATAGAAATTATTAAGAAGTTAAATATAAATCATAGTATTCATCTAAATAATAGCGCTATTTTAGATACATATAATGGTATAATCGCAACATTGGATTCAACTAAACTTTATACTAATCCAAATTATATAAATATAATAAATAATTTGGATAAATTTAATAAATTAATATAAATATATAAATTAAAATGAGTGTATATTATTTTGATTTAATAGAGGATACAACCACAAATGACGGAACATATCGTTTACAAACTAATCCATTTTGGGAAAATACTAATTCTTCACTTGCTTATGACATATTAATTAATTATGTTATTTATGGTAATGATACAGCTACGAGAGGGCATTATTCATTTGGAAATTTTTTTATACAATCAAATAATGATAGTGCTAGAACAGATGGATATCCTCCAAACCACATAATAAATCAAGTAAAAAATAATCAGATTTCTCTTGTTGATGATAAAAATAATCCAAAAGGACAAGGACATCCATCAGATCCAAGTGGTGTTCAATGGATTAAAATAACAGGTGGAACACAAAAAGCAAAATACTCTATGAAATGTACTGTTATTTAAGTAATTTTATCATATATGTATCAACTAATTCATAACCATATTTTCTATAATAATTTCTTACTCCTGTTCCTGCTATTATTGCCATCTTTTGAATTCCATATGATTTTGTTATTTCCTCCGCTTTTTCTATTAGTTTTCTCCCATAGCCTTTATGTTGTAAAGAAAATGAGTCATTATTCCCTACATTCGATAAAGTCGAATATACATGTAATTCGCGAATCAACCCACAATTTTCAAGAACGGTTCCTTGATTTACAATATCAACATTAATTATTCTAAGTCTTATAAATCCAATTAAATATTTATCAGTCTCGAATGATATAAAGAATTCTTTGCCATCACTTGCTGTATATTCTAAAATCTCTAATTTGATATCTTCATATTTAACAACATTCCCTTTAATCTCTCTACATCTAATACAATGACATTTCCATTCATTAGCTCTCATATCATTTTCTAATACTTGTCTAATACTTGTAAATTGTTGTGAATATCCACCAATAATATAATGACCTGAAATATCTCTAATAATTCTATTAATTCTGAATTGTTTTGTAATTTTTATTTTAAAATTTTTAATAAGTTCATATAAATATTTATCTTCATATGGTTTATATTCGCCTTTCTCATACAATTCTTTTATTTTTGTAAATGGAACAATCGCACAAGGATAAATCTTCAATTGATCTAATTGTAATTCAGGATCATTTAAAATTTGATTCAGCATTATCTCATCTTTTTCAACTGAACTTCCATATAAATTAAGCATAATATGACCATCAATCTTATAACAATTATCTTTTAGTAATTTAATCGCCTTCTTAACTTTCTCAACTGATTCGCCGCGATTATTCATTTTCAATACTTCATTATCAGTATGCTGAATTCCTAATTGAACTCTGGTACAATTGAACCTTCTTAGACGCTTAATTTCATTTATATTAATGCTATCACTTCTCATTTCAAGCGTAAGACCAATGATATGAATTTTAGCAGTCTCATTAATCAATAATTCTTCTTCTAAACTTAGAACATCTCTTTTTTCAATTTCATAGAAAATATTAGCAGCATAATAAAGTTTTGTTATAAATTGTTCCTGATATTCTTTTGGATATTCGCTCCATGTTCCACCTAATACAAGCAACTCAATCTTATCTACTTGATGACCCATGTTAATTAAAGAAGAAATGCGCGCATTCATTTGTCTTATTGGATCAAATCCATTCTGATTTGCTCTTAAAACAGCTGGTTCAGTAAATAAATAACTGCGAGGCTGTTGAACCCATCCATTATCTTCTGATGGTTTTTCATTAGGACAGTAAGAACAATTATGAAGACAACTAAATGTTCCTTTAACAACTTCACCACAACTATTAATATATTCAGGCGTTCCACTAGTAAGAACAGTAACACTAATAATACCAGATTGAGACTTTTGAACTTTTTTTATCAATTTTTTCTTTAAATCATAATCTTCATAAGCAAGACTATTATAAATCTTAATCAAATCAATTTTACTACAATTAATCTTAAATTTCTTATTCATATCTTTAATAAAATTAAAAATTGTATCAAATTCTTTTTTCAATAATTCATCTCTAATAAGATTTAATTGTTCAGTTGTTAATTCTTTTGGTTTTGATATAATATCTTCAATATCCATTATAATCAATAATTATAATCATAAAACAAAAATCAATTTTTAATTATCTTCTTTTCTTTCTTTAAAATAATTCATTATATCTTCTTTAAATTCTTCTGTAAATTTCTCAGTAGGTATTAAAATTCCATAATCATCATAAGTTAGATGTTCATTTGGTGAATATTTATGTTTAATCAAATATTGCCATCTTTCTGTATATTTTCTATTTTGTTTTGAACCATGATAATAATGTCGTATGACTCCTGATGTATATCCTAATCTTAATTTATGTGCTTTTTTCTCAAAATCAAGCATACTATTATTATAATCATCTGAATAATTCTTATTATTCATATTAATACTTTTATTGATAAATCCCAGAGCCATTATACTATCTCCCGAACCAAGAATACCTTTATCATATAATCCTCCGATTTTTTCATAAGCTTTTCTGGTTATTGCCCAAGCATAGCCTGGATGCCAATAATCTAATCCTTTTGTTGTATATTTTTTATTTTTATTGAAAGAATAACCAAAACTTGTAAAAATATTTAAACTATTTTCATCTTTATCCATATCAACACAATGACTAAAAAGTTGTACTACATCTTTACAACCATTTAAAATTTTCAGTGTATCTAATGCCCAATTATTATTCTCAAATTCAACATCCGCATCAATCCATGCGAAAGCTTTCCAATTAGTTGGAAGTAAATATTTAACTCCTAAATTAATCATATTTTCTTTATGCCAAATAGGTATTTCTGTTCTTATTTGTAAATGATTTTTATTCTTCTTATCAGTTACATAAAACTTATGATTTCCATATGCCAATTCAACAATAAATAAATTAACATTTTCTTCCTCTTCTTCCATTCTTTTCACAAATTCTTTTAATAATATGAATCTTTTAGCATACATACAAGGATTAGAAACAACTATAATTACATTTAATTTATCTTCAATAGGTTCATTGTTTTTTATAGCATATTTTATATCATTAACTTTATAATGAATGTCATCAATTTCAATTCCATTTATAATCGTCATATTATATAAATATTTTATAAAAAAAATTATAATAAGTAGTATTGAGGTTTTTCAGAAGAAGTCTTATATTTATAAACGAAGAATCGTCTTACAATATCTTCCGCATAATATGAATAATTATTGAAATCAAAATCATCAGAGTTTCTAAGATAATATAAGGCAAGTTTAACAACATCACCTTCTTTCGAATTTATAATCCTATTTTCTTCATCATTCAATTTATTAAAAATTTCATCATGACTATTCTTAATAATCTTGATGTAATCATCGTAAGGAAGTGTATTCATTAATTAGATGAATAATCTAAAAATAAGAAGAATCATTTTTTTAATAAAAATTTCTGTATTTATAAAAACTAAAAACATTGTTTTCAGATGGAAACATATATTTATCAAACAATAAATAAATCTTTTTTAAATAATTATCATTTTTAACATCTTTTAAAACTAATAGAAACTTAAAGATTGTATTGTTATCATAATTTTTTAAATTAAACAACTTAGAACTTAAAAAATAATGTAATAGGTATTTAATATCAGTGTCAATATTAATAAATAATCGAGTTTTATTATCTTCTAATGGTAAGAAATTAATTCCATAATTGATCTTTTTATTAATTGAACCTTTTAAATAAAAAGGATATTTATAAAATATTCTATGTTCTACATTTGATAATTGTTTTTTAATGTAAAATTTATTATTAACTGTTCTCTCTTTAATATTATAATTAGAATACATAAATTCTAAAACAATATTTTGAAGACTATTATTTACATCAATATAATAATGATCATTTGTTTTATTTTTGTAAAGAGAAGGAGGTGTTTTTTTTAAGTTCTTATAACTCCACCATACAAGACCATCTTTAATCATTGTTGTGCCAATTGTATCAGATGTATCATGAACTGTTAAATGATTTGGACAAACTAAACAATTATTATTATCAATAAACCCTTTTTCTAATTTAGCTCCAAGATGCTTACAATATCCGACAGTTATTTGTGGTTTTGTATCATTAAACCATAAAACTAATGGTAATTTCCCATAATTAATTGATAAAGGTTTTGATTTATCAATTTTATCATGAATAGCTATTGGATGCCATTCGCGAAATATTTGAGGTAAAAAGAAACCAAGTGTTGTATTCAAAAATAAATTTAATATCAGCACCAAGTTATACCATTTCATTTATTTTTAATTATATAACACAAATAAACCTTATATTTGTTTAATAAAAATATAAATATATAACAATTATAAATCCAATAATCCTAAATTTATCAATTATTCTTTCAATTGTCTTATTAATATTATCAATCCTTGAAGGTACTTGATTATAAGCTATTAGTTTCATACTATTTTGTGGTTTAATTTTATTAGGAGACTTAAAACAAGATGTTGAAAAACATATTAAATTAAGAATTAAAAATAATTTATAACATCTCATTTTAATTAGATATCATTAATAATCTTTATATTTATTTAAAATAGAGATGAATTGTGATTATTTAAAATTATATTCAATTAGAGATGATGATGTATTAAAATTTATTAAATCTTGGCAATATCAAGATGATATATATGATACTTTTGAAAAAATTAATGGAATTATTAGAAATGAAATTCAACCTAATAATTATTTAAAAAATATTGAATTAAATTATATTTTTATAAATGAACTTTTATTACACTTTTTTTATAATAAAAAAATAAAATTAACAAATTCATTTATACAAGAATATATTTCATATGTTATTCAAAATAAATCTATAATTAATATACAAGAATTTATATTAAAAACATTTTATATTTTTAGTATATTAATTTATGAGCTTTATAATAAATTTACTACACGTTTTATAACTTTTGAAAAATATTTAGAAGATACAGGACAAATTGAAAATATAGATAATATTGTTTTATATAGAGGTTTTGATTCTGATAGATATAATTTATTATTAAATAAATCTAAAAAAGTAGAAATAAATAAAAAATTTAAAATTGGATGTTTTCTTTCAACTACATTATATAGAACAACTGCTTTAAGTTATATTAGATCTCATAATATTGAAAATAGAATATTATGGAAAATCAATATATCATCTGATAAATTTAATGATTTTTATTATTCATATCTATTATCTTCCAATCATTGTTTTGAATCAGAACATATAACACCTAAAAATGATGTTGAATTTTTATTAAATTTAAATATTGAATTACAATTGAAAAATATAAAAAAATACGGTAATTATACAGAATATGAATGGGATTTTGTTCAATATAAACAATTATCTCAAACATTTTATAATAATTTTGATAATTATATTAAAAATATTTTAAATTTTATTTATCGTAATAATACTGATTTATATCCTTTTTTTAAAAATAATTTAAAAAGAGATAGATCTATAAGTAGTTCTAGTAGTAGAAGCACTAGCACTAGTAGTAGAAGTAGAAAAATAAAAAAATAATTGTTTTATATTTATTTTCAAAAATTAGAAAAAATAATTGAATAACATTAAATAAAAGAAACCAATTACAGTAAGCATAATGAATACATTCATATATTCAGCAGAATTAAGAAAATTTGAAGTTGTATAATTTGATAATTGATTATGACAATTCATTTATTTTTATATAATTTAACTAATACTTATATTAAAATTTTTTAATGTCTTTAATGATAAGTCAACTGATATTACAGTTGTTACATATATCATAATCATAATATTATATAGAGTAAAACATGATACTCCCAAGTTTATAACATATGTTATAAAAATCATTTATTTTCTATAACTTAACTAATATTTAAATATAGTGATAAATTATATAATACATAAAAAAATATTTAATTGAATTAATAATTACTGTAAGAATAAATTTTTCTATATTGTCTTCTTTTTTACATCTATTAGTAATTAAAGACTTAATATTTAATTGTGGTTGCGATGATACTTTTTTTAAATTATTTGTGATTGTTTGTGTCTGCGTAAATATTGTTGAATATGTTCTTGAAAGTTTATATAAATTATGATTAGATGTTGATGGTCTTATCATAAATGGGTTAACATTCGCAAACAAATTCAATAACAAAAGTATTTTATATAGTCTCATTTATTTTTATTATCATAATAATGTTTATATTTATTTAATTAAATAAAAAACCATATTTTAATACTATATAAATAACCATGATAAAATTATAAGTATTTAAGAAAAGTTCAAAATATATTAATTTATCATCTTTTTCTTTTTCTTTACATTTATTACTTATAATTGATGATCTAATATTTAATTGAGATTGATAAAATATGGGTTTATTTATATTTTTTTGTATTGAAGAAATTGCTAAGAAATTATTATGATTAGATGTTGATGGTCTTATCATAAATGGATTAACATTCGTAAATAAATTTAACAACAAAAGTAATTTATAGAGTCTCATTTATTTTTATTATCATAATAATCTTTATATTTATTTAATTTGATAATGTTCATAAAGATAATAATAAATATAATAATATAATACATAATTATAAATAATATTAACTATAAGTCTATTAAATAATTTATCAGTTTCGTTTTCATTATCATCTTTTTTACAATAATTAGTAGTAATTGCCAAGGTTGATGATATTCTTTTTAATCTGCTTGTAAATGATGATTTGGAAAGTTTATTTGAATTATGAGGTGTTGGAGGAACAACAAATGAATAACAACACATTATAAATAAATTTATTAAATAAACTGTTCTCATTGATATAAATATATAATGTTAATTTTTATATATCTAAAATAAAATGTATTAATTTTATAAAAAAATAAGAAAAAATGATTTAGTACTTATTTTTAAAACTTCTATCGATAAAGATGCCAAGAAAGCAGACAAACAACGATGATGATTGTTATGAAAATGACGAATCAAGACTGATATTAAAAGAAATCAATCGTCTTAAAAAGGAGTTGCGAGTCTTCAAGAAGGAGAAAAATCAAGAAAAGATCAAGGAATACGAAGCACTCATCATTTCTAAGCACACAGAACACGAACAAATTTCATTCGCGTTATTTGCGGAAGATGCACGAAAGACTTGTCCGAGTTGTACACTTCATGAGCCTCGTCGCATGGAGTAGATCTAAAAGAAGAGATATAAAAATGCCACATGATTTTTTGGCATTTACATGAATAATTGTTTAGATGTTTCCATTTGTATCATAGTTATATTATCATAAGTCATATATTCAGATGGCTCTGAAAAATAATAAGATCTGAATAATTGTATAAATATCATTATTGAAATAATTTTAAAATTCATTTTTATAATTAGATAACATAAATAAAAAATGAATTTTAACAATTTTTGTTAATAACTATGAGTTATATATACATTCGTGATAATGAATGGTATAAACAACATAATGTTTATAAAATTGGAATAACCACATCAATAAAAGACAGAAATAGCACTTATATAACTGGTGAAATTATAAGAGGAGAATTTATAAAAATTTACGAACTTTCTGATAGAAATGAAGAACAATTAAAAATTATTGATAAACTATTTAAGAAAAAATTTTTACCCTTAAATAAATATCATAATGGCGGAACTGAATTTTATGATAGAATATTAATTGATCAAATTGAAATATTCTTAGAAAATTTAAAAATTAAATATGATATAATTGATGAGAAAAAATTAAAAAGAATTAATAAAGATAAAAATATTAAAGATCTTACATACCTTATATTAAAATATATAAACTTAAAAGCTACACCAGTAACACTAAATGATTATCAAATAGATGTTTTAAATAAAATAGATGATTTTTATGAAAAAAATAATATTGGTAAATTGCTTTGGGCTTGTGGGCTTGGTAAAACAATTATGAGTTTATTTATTACAAAACATTTTAACTTTAATAAAATTTTAATTGGTGTTTCAAGTTGCTATTTACAAACTCAGTTTTCAGAAGAAATTAAGAAAATTTATAATAATGATTGTATTATATATTTATTTGATGGAAATATTGAAAAAATAAATAAATTATTTAATGAAAAAAAAGAAAAAATAATTTTCGTTATAACAACTTATCATTCTTGTTGTCTATTAAAATCATTTGAATTTGATTTTAAAATTGGCGACGAATGTCATCATTTAGTTGGTAAAAATGAAGACGAAAATAAAAAACAATTCATCTTATTTCATAAAATTAAAAGTAATAAAAGTTTATTTATGACAGCAACTGAAAAAATAATTATTAATGAAAATTCATCATCATTATATTCAATGAATAATAAAGAATTATTTGGAGAAATAATTGATGAAAAGAGCTTTGGATGGGCAATTACAAATAAAAAGATAACAGATTATAAAACAATTATTATTAAAAATAATTTAAATGAAATTAAAAATATTATTGAAAATATTTTTACAGATTCTTCAATTTTAAATCCCGTATTATTTATTTATGTTTATGTTACTTTAAAATCATTTACAATTAATTATAAGGATAATCAACCTTTAACACATCTTCTATTGTATACAAATACAATAGAAGATGCAAAAATAGCGTCAAATTATATTAGTTTTATTTTGAATAAAAACATTATAGATATTAATAAAGATGATATTTATTATAAAGATCTTCATAGTCAAAATACAAAAGATATAAATAATGAAATAAAAATATTTTCAAATTCTAAATATGGGATTATTACATGTGTTCAAATATTTGGAGAAGGTATAAATTGTATAAAATTAAATGGTATTTCAATAGCTTGCAATATGTTCAGTAATATTAAAATTACACAATATATTTCACGACCAAATAGATTAAATCCAGCTATTAAAGATAAAATAGCATATTATATAATACCCTATATAGATGATGAAACTAATAAGTCTTTAAATAACATTAGGAATATTATGAACCAATTAAGTTTAATAGATGGAAATATTGAAGAAAAAATAACAGTTTATAATGGATTAAAAAGTGATAAATCAACAAAAATACATGATTATCAAGTTCATTATATAAGTTTAAATGAAAACATAGATGAATTGTTAAAAATTAAATTATATTTGAAACATACAAAAGATTTAAAATCAGATTTTACAGAAGAGGAAAATGAATATAATTATATTAAGAATATTAATAAAAGTTTAGAAATAAAATCTAAAAAAGAATATTTAGAATTTAAGGATAAACATCAAAATTATATAGATAACCCTGATATATATTTTAGAAATAAAGGAGTTTGGGAAAATTGGAGTGATTATTTAGGTTATGATACAAGTTTATTTATACCAACAAAAGAAAAATGGATTGTCTTTTGTAAAGAAAAAAATATTAATACTATTGAAAAATATAATGAATATTCTAGTATATATAAAGAACTACCAAAAGATCCTGATGATTTTTACAGAGATTTTACAAATATAAATGAAGAATTAAAAATAAAAATAAATAATAAAAGAAGGTTTTAATTTAAACGATATATTTATATTATAAATTATGAAGAATAAAAATAATTATCTTTGTAAACTACTATATTTAAATAACGACACAGATTTTAAAACTTTAATTTTAAGTTTTGTTGATAAATTTAAATATTATGATAAATATTATTATTTAGATAATAAAAATTTTGAATTTAATAATTGTATATGTATATGTAATATAGAAAAAAATAAATTTCCTAGTTGGAAATCAAAATGTTTTTATAAAACAGACATATTAAAAAATAATACCACACAATATAGAATTATATTATACAAATTTGATGAATTAACAGTTTATCTTGAAGTAAATGGTTTATTTAAATTATTTGATGATATTATTAAAAAATTTGATAAAATTAAAATCAAACTTTATAAAAAAGATATTAATACTCCTGAAAAATTGAAACATGAAATTAGTTTATTTTTATTAAATAAAGATAAAGAAGATACATTAAATAAAATTAAAAGTACTTGTGAAGTACTTAATTTATCAATATCTAATTTTATTAACGATAATGATTATACAATAGATAATTTTTTAAATTTATATAATGATTTAATAGAAAATAAACAACTAGATAATAATAAAAAATTAAATAATTTTGTTTGTGAATTATGTTTAAATGATAATAAAAAGGGTTCAAATGAAAATAAATATAATAAATTAATATGTGAAAATGATAAATATAAATTAACTGATGGTAAATTTGTTTTTAATTGTGAAATATCTGATATATATGATATTGAAAATAATTTATTATTTCATAATAAAAAAACAAGTGATTTAAGAGTGCTGTCTTTTCAAATTATTAATGGTGCTTTACTTTTAAAAACAAGTAATGATAAAAAATTATTAGATTATATAGATAAATTTAATATTGATAAAGAAAATTTTAAATATGTTTTTGGAATTATTAAAAATAATAAAAATATAACTTATCCAAATAAATTAGCAATTGGTGTTGCATGTCATATGTTAAAAAAATTAAATATAGATTATTATATTGATTTTATTGAATATATAAAATAATTTATTTATGTTTATTAATCATTTCTATTAATTCATCCTTTTTCTTTTTTGAATATCCTTTAATACCCAGTGATTTACACTGTTCTTTCAATTCATTTACTGTTAGTGATTTTTTTGATGAAGCAACTGATGTAATTTCATCGTTTTCTTCCTTTTTAACATATTGTTTTTTTTCTTCTTCATCATTATCAACGATATATTCTTCGTTTAATTCTTCTTTATCTTTATTTTCATTAATTTTCATAAAGATGTCATAATTTTTAATTGCGGATGTTGATAATTTATTTAGAAATTCATTATAAGTATCATTGAGTTCTTTAATTTCTTTTTGTAATTCTTCAATTTCATCAAATAAAGGTTGAAGATTATTAATTAATGATTTATCTTTTGGAATCGCAATTCTAAAATTATTAAATATATCAGCATTTACAGAAGGATATGTTGAACCAGATGTATTTTTTACTAAATAATCTGTTATATCGTTATAAATTAGATTATAATATAAATATAAATAATTTAATTTTGAGCTTCTAATTAAAATAAAACCAGTTGAAGCAATACCATTATCAATATTAGTAGAAATATATGTATATCCTTTAAGATTGGGTCTTACAGATGAATAAATTATATCACCTTTATATATAAATCTTTTTGCTCTTGATGGATAAGGTTTAAATATTTTAGTTATTTTTTCAACATTATTATTTACAATACTACCAATATCTATATAATTAATATAATTATAATGATTAGTAGGATTTTTAGGATTAATTATACATATATCACCTAATTTTACTTCTTCACATTCATGATTTTCTTGAATATTTTTAATTTTATTTTTAATTAGATTCTCAAGTTCTTCTAATCGTTTTTCTTTTTGTTGTTTCATATCATAAGGTTCTGATATTTGACTAACCCATTTATTAATTAATTCAGGAGTTTTAGGAATTGGAATTTCAAAATTTTTAAATGATTCTTTTGAAATCATTGGTATTGTTGAACCAGTAATATAATCTTTTAATAAATATTTAAATATTGTAATTATATAATAAATAAATTTATTATTAATACTTTTTGAATTAAATAATAACATATTATTATTACATCCAAATTTTCCATTTTTATAATGGAAAGCTTCTATTATTGTTCCTCTTGTTCCTAATAATAAATATTCACCATTTATATTTGGATTATTACATTTTTTAATATTATTACTACAACTATAATAATTATATATACCATCATTATCTTCAATTTGTGATATATATGACTTAAATTCACATATATCACCTAATTTTACTAATTTAAAATCTTCACCTGGAATAATAGAAACTTTATTGTAATCTTTTGAATTTAATGATATAATATCATTATTTAAGATATCATCAATAGATACTGATTTTATAAATACTTTTTTAACATCTTTAATATCTCCTTTACAATATTCTAAATAAATTTTATTATCAATTTCAATAAATTTATTAGTATTATAAGTTTCAACATTTAATTCACTAAACATTATTTGTGTTGTTTTTTGAGATGTATTATCAAATATAATAATTGATGTTTTAGTTGATGTATTTTCAAATTGACTCTGTGGAACACTAATAACTTCACTTACATTATAATTTTTAATTAGACATTCTCTAAGATTTTTATATTTCTTATCAAAGAATATACCTTCTTTTAATACACCTACGCATTTACCATTTTCATTTAAAAGATCCATCATTAACATTAAAGAGCATGCCTCTTTGTCATTTCCAGTTAATTTATATTTTTTAGCAAATTTTAAGATCCTATCACTACAACTATTAATATTTACTGATTGTTTTTCATTGGTTTTTTCATCATTTTTATTAATAATTTCAATTTCTTTAAGTTGTGCTTTTCGCATTTCAATTTTATTTTTGTCAGTTAATGATTTTAATTCTTCTTGAATATAAGTTTTAATTAAATTTCGTTTAACTGATTTAACGGATTTAGTATTTTTATCGCCTCCATAAGGTGGATTTGTTAAAATTAAATCAAATCCTTTTTCTGAAATAAAATTATATGTAAATGAATTTGTCTGTTTTATATTATTATTCATATCAGGAATAATACCATTAGATAAACAGAATAATTCTAAACCAGCAGATTTAAGAACATCTTTATTTATATCAAAATGATAAATTTTATTTAATTCACTTTCCCAATTAATTTTATCTTTATAAGTATCATTTAAATAATTCATATAACCAGTTGTAAAACCACCACTACCGCCAAACATATCAATCATTTTAGGAATAGAACCATCAGCATTTATTTTTATATCAATATTGCTTAAAATAAAATCTACAATATGTCTATTTGTAAAATATGCTCCTAATTCAGAAATTGCCGTTTGATCTCTTCCAACAAAATATTCATAAATTTTACCAGATAATAATTCTTTTGTCGTTTCTTCTATTTTAGAAATATCATTAATTTCTTTAATAAGAGTATTATAAACTTCATCTTTTACTTCATAAGGAATTTCATAAAATAATAATTCTTTTAAAATTTCATTTTCATAAAGTTCTTGAAGAACAGTTTCTTTCAAAACTTCAACGGTTCTATTACTATTATCATTTGCTAATTTTAATAAATAATTAAATTTACATTCTTCTCTTGTTAATCCTACTTTCTCAAATAAATTATAATCTTGAATTTTCTTTAAACCATATAAAACATTAAATGTTTTAAGAGAATTTAAACCATATCCAATACCATTATTTCTCATATAATTATGAATATCATGAATTTTTTCTTTTAAATCTTCTCTATTTGTAATTGACATCGTATTATTAATAATTTTATCATTTATCATTTTTTTTTATTATTTTTATAACTTAATTAAGATTTATATAAACAATAAAAACCTATAAATGTAAATTTGATATATTGAAAATAGTTTCATTAATATCTTTCATTTGGTCTTCATCAATGATTTTTACACGATTTTCATCATCTTTAATTACTACTAGATGACTTATTTGATTATCTAAATTTTGTAAAATTTCATTATATTTATTAATATTTTTATAACGAATATTATTTTTATTTAAATAATCATTATATTTATAGAAATATGACCAACTTTGTTCTATAAATGGTAAAATATCATTTATTTCTTGATTAGCAACTCGTATTTTGTTTATTTCAGAATCAATAAGTTCTTGAAGCTTAACTCTATTTGTCTTTAATATATCTAATAGTGACATTATTGTTTTTTAATTTAAAAAACAAACAAAAATAATCAATTTTTATTTTCTTTATCTAAAAATGAATAAATTTTTCCTTATTCATAAAATAATAAGCAATACAGCAAGCGCCTATTATATTTATAATAGCATGAAATAACATCATTGAAGAGGAAGAACCTGAAAAAAGCATATAAATATGTGTAAAAAATACGATAAAAATACCAATATAATAAGATATTAAATGAATATCCATTATTCTAATAATAAACAATCTATAATCTAAAAAGATATTTAATAATTATTATAAATTACATAAAATAATGAAATTATTGAAATGCATATTATTTGTATTTGTTGATATTTAATTATCTTTTTAAGTTCATTGATTTCTATATCATGTTTTTTAATCATAAAAATATAATTCATTTTATCATTTGTTATTTCAAGTAATTGATTATATTTATAAAATTCTTTATTAATCATTTTGATTTTATTTTTCAATTCTTTATATTCGCTAAGAATATATAATGTATCTTTTTCTTTATTTATCAAGAGTTCTTTCATTTTTTCTTCATTAAGTTTAATATTTTTCTTACAGCCGTCAATAATTAATGTTAAGTCTTGTTGATAATTTTGTATAGATGATACTAATGACATCTATTTATAAGTAACAAATCAAAAATATTTGTTATATTATAAAATTTAGTTTTTATTATAACCAAATTTAATAAGATTATAGTAATCAAAAATTTAATATTGTTATCATTTTCATTATAATCTTCATAAAGATTAATGCTTGATTTATAATGATATTTAGTTAAATCAAATCTGTGACGAGTTTCTCTATTAATTAATGGCATTCTTCCATTAAAAGCATAACAAAAATTATCAAAAAATAAAGCGATGAATATTAATTTTAGATTCATGATATATATTAGCGTTTAATTTTTAAATATAAAAAACCTAAATATTGCTCATCAAGATCTTCTTCAAATAAACCATTTGTATCTTTTTAAGATCTTCTAAAAGACAGTCATTATATTTCTTTATTCTTACTATTTCAGGATGTTGATCAGTATTTGTAAAGATATAGTAAATTCTTGATTGAACTCCTTTGAGTGACTGATTGATAACTCGCATATCTTCAAATTCTTTCTTAATAGTTGTAGTTTTATTGATTGGTTTGTTATTATAAAGTTCTATGTATCCTTCAAGAAGTTCCTTAAATTGATTGATATCATTAAGAAGAAGCAAAGACATTTATTTGAGCTTATAAATAATTTTAAAAAACAAATGAATCATTTTTTATTTGAAAAATCTTGAAATCGCAAACATATTTATACAAATAGTTATAGTTGCTAAAAGAATCATTTGGTTTCTTTGGTTATTTATCATTTTCCTTAAATCAATAAAATCATTAGTAATATCTTCATAATCATCAATAATCTTTTTAATCAATTTATAATGTAATTCATTTTCATTATTTAAAATTTTTAGCAAATTTTCATGACTGTTAATTTTATTTAGATATTCAATTTTATCTTTTGACAATTCTAAAATAGTCAAACAACTATCAATCTGATTATTGGCATCTTTTATATCATTTTGCGCGATTGTATATTGAGTTCTTATACTAGTATTTTGATTTATATGAGGATAATAAGTATTCATCTTTTTCTCACAAATTTTAATAGTATTTTTATAACTTTCAATAATATTTTCGATATTTGTTTGATTTGTTTTTAGATAATTTAATAATGACATTCTTTATTATTAAGAAAAAATAAGATTTAAATCATTTTTTTAATAGTAGATAACACGAAACAAAAGTTAAACTGATAACACAATATCGTAATATATTTATTTTTCGTTCATGATCATTAATCATATTAACATATTTTATTTTATCTGAAACGATTTTATAATCATTCTTAACAATTTCAATACTTTCAATATCTTTACGTTCACATTCATCATTAATATATTTAATATAACTATATTTGCCATTATGAATATCTTCTTCAAGTTTATCTTTCATTGTTTGATCTTTGACAGATTCATTTATAAAATCATAATAAACAATAGCATCATAAAGTTGAAGTTTATAATTATTAAGATGTCTTAATAATCCATTTGAACCAAACATTATTATTTATAATAAAAAAAATAACTTTAAGTATTTTTTTAATCTAAAAACTTAAATTAAAGATGTTCATCATAATAGAAATTACTGAAATAACTGAAACAGCTATTAAATGTTTTTGTTGTGTTTCAATTGACTTTTTAAGTAATTTAAGGATTTCATTATGTTCCTTTAAATGATTTTCATTCTCACGAACTTTAAGAATGAAATTAATTTTATCAGTTATTATTTCAAGTTCTTTATTTGCTTTCATAATTTCTTGTGAATTTTTCTTAATATTTATTTGTGTATCTGTTATACATTTACTAGATGGAGATCTACCAAGCGCATAATATTCTTTCAAATATTGTTCATAGATTGCTGAATTTTCTTTATAGTCCTTAATATGATTTCTTAAAAATTCTTGATAAATTTGAAGACTTGTTAATAATGGCATGTATTTAATATACTTCTAATAAAAATATATCAATTTTTATTTATGAAGATAGTTCATTAAATCAAACAAATTTGTATTATTTATTGTTGTTCTTATCATACACATATTGAGAATAACAATCCAATAAAAATATTTATAATCATCATCATCTCCGTCATCTCCACTACCACCACCATTATTAATTAAATTATTGCCTCCTCCACTACCTCCAAAATTATTTTCAGTCAAATATAAATTAGGAAAAATATTTAATTTATCAGAAGGTTTATTAATTAATGGCATTTTAGGAGAAAATGAAATAAACGCATCAACGACATTATTAACAAACAAAACGAAAGAAAAAATAACAATTTTGAAATTCATATTTTTAATTATATAATCAATTTGTTTTTATATAAATAATTAAATAACAATCCTGGAATTAAATATAATACACACCCCCATGCGGTATCTTTAAAAGCATTATAATATGTATAATTTTTAAAAGTCGAACAATTGGTATAACTATAAGTTCCGTAAACAGCTAAACCAAATAAGAGAGAGTATAGAAGTGTATTACCTTCAATTGAAATAATCTTAATAAATAGATAGAATGAGATAAATATACAAATATATGCGATTAAATTAGAAAGCATTCGTAAATAGAATGGTTCTTTTTGTATTTTTTTGACAAGTGTCATATATGATTGAAAATTTAGAGTAATCCAAGAGATATCTAAACAGAAAAGTAAGATGAATGATAAAGTTAATGATGTATAGAAATTCATTATATTATATTATAGTAAGAAATGAATTTAAGAGGTGGTAAATCGATTAGTGAAGGGTTTAGAGCAAAAACAATAGATGTATATGATAATGATAATAGTGATAGTGTTAATTTATATAATATGATAAAAAATCAACCATCAGACAGAATACTTTTATATGGATTAAATAAGGTTATAAAAACAAGAGGTAATAAAGATGAAATTTTAAAATTATTAGAAAATAGAGATGATTTTATAGCAAAAGTTTTCAAAAGAGGTAATATTATTTTAGGAAATTCTAAAACTAATTTTAAAAGTGAAATGAAAGCAATAAAAACAATTTCTGGTATTTATAAAAATGATTTGGATAAATATACAACATTTAAACCAATATTTAATTATGATGGTATTGATATATATGCCATATCATATCGATTTAATTATTTTATTTTACAAGAAAGATGTTATTCAACATTGGAAAAAATTAATTTTACACAAAAAGAATTTAATAAATTTATAAATGAAATTTATGAAAGTTTATTAATTTTACAAAAAAATAATTTTATTCATAATGATATTAAAGCTGATAACATTATTAAATGTAATGGTCGTTATAAATTGATAGATTGGGATTTGGCATCAAATATTCATAATCCATATATGTCATTTGCGAAAGGTTCTGGTGGTAATTTTGTTTTTAATCATCCTATTAAGTTTTATACATATGGAATTCCTATCTTCCTTTATAAAGTTATGTATGCTATTTTTATAAATTATGATAAGAAAACTTATGAATGGTTATTTAATTTAAGGACTTTTAATTATATAAAGGAACTTAGTATTAAAAGTGCAGAATATTTAGCTTATAATACAGATCTTAATAAACTTAAAAATCAATTTGATATGTATTCATTTGCTATTTTAATTGTATTTTTGGCTGAAAAGAATAATCTTGAATTTCCATCAGATCTTGTTAATGAATTATTGGCACCTTTTCACATTAAATTATAAATATATATAAGAATTTATAAACATATATTAATAGGCACCTAAAATAACCTTGTAATGTCAAATACATATACTCTTTATCAAGAAAAACTTCGTAAGCAACGTGAAAATCCCGAAACATCAAGAGCGGGACTTAAATGGGAAGTAGAAGAAGATAATACACTTATGGATAAAATTAATGATAATGAAAGTATTGAAGACATTGCTAAGCAACTCCAAAGAACTGCTGGAAGTATCAAGACTCGTCTGATTGTTAAGGCTCTTCATCTAATTGACGAAGACCATTCGATTACTCTTGATGAAGCAGCAGAAAAATATAAGATTACTACACAAGATATTCAAGCATATCAAGCTAACAAAAAGAAACGTCAACTAACTAATTCACTTCGTCACAATCCAGTAAATCTCAATACTATTTATTCACTACTTGTTGAAATCAATTCAAAACTTAGTTAGACGAAGAAACTTATTATAAATGACATCAATATTATGAATAAACCAATAGCTATAAGACTTAATTCAAAAATGAGAACATCATAAATAAAGGCTCTTTGGAACTTTGAACCACAATTACACTTATTTTTCTTTAATTTATGTATATACATAAATAATCTTATTATAAATATAAAATTGATAAATCCAGAAATCGCTAGTATAACTGATAAATATTGGGTAAAAATATTGTTAATTCCAAGAGCTATTACAACAAAAAACCATACTAATTCAATAATTATTATGAATGTAAACCATTCTTTTAAATATTTACCTTCTTCTATATGAGAACAAGCGCATTTATCAATATTATTTAACCAATTTAATATATATATCATAAATAATAAACCAATCGCCATTAAAATATAATTATGACTTGGTGCTACTTTTTCTTCATTAGAATTATTTATTAATGATTCTTTAAAATCATTGTTTCCATAATCAATATCTGAAACAGTTTTAAATGATTTACTAGACATATTACTATATTTATTAAATAAAAAAATAACAAAAATTATTTTTTTGTCATATCATAAGTCTCAAATGATATTTCTCGATGCTTATAATATACGATTGAATCATCGATTTTCATAAATGAACCTTTGATGATAATGTTAAATTCGGGTGATGTAAATATAATTCGATTGAAGACAATATTATTTTTATCATATGAAATCTTGAATTTACCAGCCAATGTAAGAGGTTTGAAAGAAGATTTCATTTTCATTTGACTATTAACATTATCATTCAATTTATTCAGCCAATAATAATAATTGAGAATTGAATCTAAAATCTTAACCTCCTTATTATGAACGTTTGAAACTCGACTAATTGATTGAAGATAATCGGGCATCTGTTCTAGATATATTTTATTGTCTCAAAAATAAAAATCATTTTTTATTTGAAAATGAATCTTATTCCTACAAAAATCATAATTACTATTATTAAAGCAATAATAACCATATTAATTTTAGAATACATGTATAATAGGTCTTGTGTTTTTCCTTGACTACATTTACAATCTGATGTCTTTAAATAGTTTATATATCTATAAGTAACTATTATCATTATTGCGGATACAAAACCAAGAATTAAATTAAATCCTAACAATAAATTATTATATTTTATAAAATCACTTAAAGTATCTTTTGTTCCTGATAATAAATATATTAATACTTCAAACGTATAATAAACGATTATAAAAAACCACCAAGCTTTTATAAATATTTTCTTATTTGTATTACTACATTCACATTTTATTTTATCTAAGTTATTGATCCAATTAAGAATAAATACACCAATTAATATTATTATAATAATATTTGAAATAGTTAGCAACTCCATATAATCCATTTTTATCTATTTTATATGATTTTTATTATTATTATTCCAATTTCTAAAAAAAATGATATTTGATTTAAAGAAAAAAAACATACAACAATGACTATCATTGACGATTATGGTTCATTTGAATCAATTGTATTTGAATCAGATGGAATTATTTATGGTGGATATGTTCGTGATAAGTTTATCAATCAATCTATAAAAACAAAATTCATAATTCCGAATGACATGGATATTTTCTTCAAAAACGAAGAAGTCGCAAAAAAATTTATAGAAGAATTAGCATCATATGGTGATATCATTAAAACTAAAAATAATGATGAGACTTATACAGGTTTATTTTCTATTATTCAACATAAACAAATTTCAGTTATCAATGAAAACCAAACATTGACATTTGATGTCTCATATCCTTTTAAAAATACTGAAATTGAATGTCAATATCTCGAACCTCCTTTTTACAATCTTGATATGGAATGTAATGGGTTTTTAATGGATTCTTCTGGTATTCGTTATTCATCTATGACTGGCACATATTTAGATACTCTTAAATCATCTCAAAAAAAAGGAGAAATATTTAGAATTATTGATGATATGAATAAGATGCAAACAAATCTTACTACAATTGGAGGCTTAAAGATCGAGGAGCCTTATATAGTTGGTCGCGTTTTAAAGATGATCAATCGAAAGTCTTCTTGGAAAATCTTAAACGCACCATTTAAATTTCAAAAAAGAAATTTCATTTGTAAGTGTTGTAATGAAATTTCATTTAAATCAGGATATAAAGTTGGAGATTTTTCATATGATAAAGAATGTTTCTTTGATAAGTTATATAAATTTGAATTCAAACGCGAATTAAACTTTGTTATTGACGAACAAAAATTATCATTTATTTAGAACTATTATATTCATAATTTATAGATTATGAGATCTTTAATTTATAAAGATTATAAAAAACTTTTAAATGATGATAATGGGATTCATTTGAAACAACAACTTTTTTTAGAAAAATATGCCAAAGATAATCATAATAAACTTAAATATTTTTTGTTATATCATGGAATTGGCACTGGTAAAACAAGATCATCCATAATAATGGCAGAAGAAATAATGAAAAAAGATAAGAAAAAAACTGTAACTGTTGTATTACCTGCGCGTTTAAAAACTAACTATTTAGATGAATTGATTCCGATCATTTGTAAATATAAAATAAAAGAATTACAAGAATATAATGATATTAAAACAACCGAACTAAGAAAAAAGAAACTTAGAGCCATATTTAAGAAAATAATTGATGTTAAATATTCTATCTATTCATATGAATATGTTGTAAATCTATTTAAGAAATCAACAGATATCAAAAAAACATTAAAAGATTTTATAGATAATAAAATTATAATTATTGATGAATTTCATAATCTTATTGGAAATAATATTGATAAACAAATTTTATTAAAAATTCATCAAAAAAATAAAATCGTAAAATCACCCAAACATATTAATTCTGTCCTTTTACGATACATAACAACTTTTGCGTCAGAAGTTTCATCTAATTTTAATATGATCTTCTTAACAGCAACACCTGTTTTCGACAATTTTAATCAATTTGTTGAACTTATTTATTTATTAAATCCAAAAGCAGAAAGAATAATTAAAAAGGATGATAATTTTGAGAATATTATTTTTGATGATAAAAAAGATAAAGTATTTAGAACTTTAATTCAATTTTTAAAAGGATTAGTAAGTTATTATTTTATTACAAATGTTAAAGATTTTCCAAAAGTTAAATATGCGGTCGAAGAAATACCTTTATCTAAAACACAAGATGATAAAACATCAATAATTATAGCAGAAGAAAATCCTAATTCTAAGGATGAACGTATGTCTAATTTATTTTTAATTGGTCAAAGACAAGTTAGCATATCTACTTTTGATTATTCAGAAGTTGATAAAGTCTTAGGAAATCTTAAAGAATATGCGCCTAAATTAAAAAGATTATTTGAATTAATTGATGAATTAAAAGGAAAGCATGTTGTGTATTCTAATTTTATTGGTTATTGTTTGAATGTAATTAAAAAATACTTAGAAAAGAATGGATGGGTTAATTATACTGATGAATATAAAACAAAACCATATAAAACTTATGTTTTATGGGACGCTACTTTAAATGATAATGATAAACAAAATGTTAAAAGTATTTTAAATTCAGTTGAAAATATGGATGGAAAATTTATAAGAGTAGTTTTAGGATCTCCATCAATTAAAGAGGGTATTAGTTTTAAACATTGCCAACATTTACATCAAATTGATCCAGTTTGGAATCCATCAGCAAAAGAACAAATTGAGGGTCGTTGTATTCGTTATCAATCTCATTCTGATATTCCATTAGATCATCCATTTTTAAAAAGAGAAGTAATTGTTCATAATTATAAATCAATTCCAAGAAAAGGCGGAGTTGTCATGGAAACTTGTGATCAGCGCATATATGATATAATCATTCCACGAAAAACAAAACTATTAAAAAAAATAAATAACGGATTGAAGAAAATAGCGATTGATCATTATTTATATAAATCTTCATCAAAATCTTCACCTAAAATTAAGAGTTTTACAAACAGTATTTCAATTGATTCCAAAGAAGATATTGTAGAATTGGTTAAAAAAAGAAGAGAAATTCATATAAAAACAACATGTCCAAAACCTCGTAGACCAGTTGATGGTAAATGCCCTGATAATTTCGAAATACGCCTTAATCCTCAGAAATTTGAATGTTGTTATAAGAAAAAGAAGAAAGAATGTCCAGAAGGGAAAGTATTAAATCCTAAAACAGGTCGTTGTATTAAGATTAAGAAAGAAAAGAAAAAGGAATGTCCAGAAGGGAAAGTATTAAATCCTAAAACGGGTCGTTGTATTAAGATAAAAAAATAGATTTAAGATGAATAATTAAGAAGATTATTAATTTTTTTACAATAAGATAAAATATTATTTGAATTTATTTTAATATCTTCTAAACTACATTGAAGTTCTTTAATTAAAATCGCGTTATATCTTATTTCTTCTAATATATATTTATCATGTTTTTGTAATACTTCCAATTCTTTCGAAACTAATAAATAATCATGATGAATCCTAAAAATATCAAATAATAAATATAATATTGTTAATATGAGAGCCCTAGCATAATATAATTGATTAACATATAAATATATATAATCATTAATTATTACAACAATCACACAACATAAAATTGTATTTGCGCTCATATAATTAGCGATTATAATTTATTTATTTTTTTCAAGAAATGAAATCCTTTCTGTTAAAATATTAATTTTATCATTTAATGTTTTTATTGATTCTACAAAAAGACCAGCCATATTTCCATAAGAAATATTATAATGATTTGTATTTTTATTAAATTCAACGACTTCTGGTAAAATATTAATAACTTCCTGTGCCAATAAACCACTTTCTATATTTCCAGTGTCAATTCTCTCATAAGTATAACCAGAAATATTATTTATTTTTTCAATTGAATTTTGAATTTTATTAATATTTCTTTTAAGATTACTATCTGATGGCGTTAAGATTGATCCAGATATATATAAATTACTATTAATATTTACATTACTTGTAAAAGTTGTTTCATAATTAATTAAAATTAAATTACAAGTATAATTACCACTTGTAGGAACTGGCATATCAATGCCAATACCTATACAAACTGTATTAAGATTATCGACATTTGTTGTAATTAGAGGTGTATTATCATATGAACGAATATTTAATATTCCATATGAATTTATAGTATGATGTGATACATTATTTGCGATTGATTGTATTGATGAAATCCAATCAGGACTAAATCCATTTGGTTGACCTAAATAGATTTTAGCATTACTATGAGAATCATTAAAAACAACTATACTATTATCATATAATGATAAATATTGATTTTGATTATTATTTATTAATACAGATTTTCCATCATTTAATATTTGTAAATTACTATTTATTAATATATTAGCATTTGTTGATAAGTTTGATAAAGATATTGATGGATATGATGAAGTCGCAGTTGAAATTAATAATAAATTGGGATTAAATCCTTGACTATTATTATAAATAACTATTCCATTATTTTTATTGGTTATTGTGCTATTACTTGAAATATTTACATTGACTAAATAATTATTAAAGAAATTGTTTTGAATTCCAAATGATGATTGGCAATATGTATTAAGTTTTGCGTTAGAACTTATGTTTAATGTTGTATTTATATCAGCTGATATACTATTTAAATAACTCATAAAATTCGAAGTTGAACTAAAACTACCTGTATTAATTGAATTAGTATTAACAATATTAGTATTAATAATATTAATATTATTTAATGTATTATTTGAAAAAGTTATATTACATGTTAAATAATTTGATAATGTAGCACAATCTAAGTTTTGTATTTTGGCATTCGAAGCCACATATAAATTATATAAATCTGTATATTTTGTTCCAATTCCCACATTTCCCTTAGCAGACACCGAAAAAACAGTATTATTACTATTATATTTTCCTGTTATTAAATTAGTCGGATTATATTTATATTTTCCAGTATAACTATAATTATATACTGCTTTATAAATATAAAAATTATTTGTCGTATTATTAACTGAATTATAAATTGGAATAATATTATAATTATTATTATTTATTGGTGGCGCACTTGAATATGATAATGGGTAAATATAAGTTATTATATTTAATGGTGTTAATACAGATGCTGTTGATGTTATATTAAATGTATTTATTGGATATATTATTACATTAGAAGATGAAAAATTACTACTATTATATAAAGTAGGATCTGTATAAATTGTTGTATTTAAAGTAGTTGCGATATTACTATCAATAAAATTATTAGTTATTGTATAAGCAGATACAGTAGACGATGAATTATCTAAATATATTTTAAAATCTGTTATAAAATCGTCATTTATAAATGGTATAGCTATTGTATTTGTTATATTATAAATTCCTGTTGCGTTATTATAATAATTGTTTAAAGTTATTAATTCTTTATTATTACTATCGTAGTAATTATTTTTAACTATATTTAATTGATTTGATGATAAATAATTGCTTCCTATATTAAGAAATCCATTTGAACCTATTGAAATATTATTATAGTAGTTTGAAGAATTCTTATATTCGAAAATATTTGAATTTAAAGGATTTACTTTGATATAAAGAGGTATATTAATATTATCATTTGAACCAATATTGATACAACCATTATTGTTAATTGTAAAAATTTTATTACTTGTATAATCAGAATTTATAGTATAAAAATCGACTATATTAGAACCTCCAATATTGCCATTTTGAGATTGATGAAAAATCTTTTTAACAATAATATTAGGTTGTGTGAAATTTATATCACCAATATCAATATTATTATTTATCATAAAATTAGACCAAGCACCGTAAAAGTTTGTATTATTTGAAAAAGGATTATTGTTAAATGGTAAATTTTCTATTAAATTACCAAAAACAACTGTATTATCTATATTAATTCCTTCAACAACTGTATTTGTTAAAATGCGTAAATCTTCCGCAAATGACATATTGCGAATAACAACAGGATGATTATTTGGACTGTCTATAAAATTTGTATATAAAGTAGAATTTGAATCAATATAAATATTCGAAGCATAAATATTCGATGAATAAATATTAATTTTATCTTTATAGACATTAAAAATATCTTGATTATTTGTAAATTTGATTTTAAATGAATTATTGATGTTTGAATTGAAATTTAATTCAAGATTACTTTGAAGATAAACAGTAGCATTTGAAGTTTTTATATAATTATCAACATTTAAATTACTATGTAAATTTAAATTAGTATAAATATCAATATCAGTTGTATTAGCAGTAAAAAGATTACTTGTATTAAAAATTGTTATTGAATTATTTAACAATCCAAACTGATAATTGTTTTTAAAAATAATTGAGGCATCTTGATAAGTATTATCATAATAATTTAAATATAATAAATTAGATGAAGTAGTATTATTAAGAAATAAATTATTTGTAGTTTGCCAGTTCTGATAAATATTGTTGTCATGACTTCCTATAAATATAGACATTGTATAATTACTTATTTAAATATATATAAAGATAAGTTTATATTAATATTTATAAAATGGTTAGTATGTGAATTTGTTAAAGGTTTATTATTTTTTGTATATATACCGGATGTTTGGCCGAGTGGTTAAGGCGTACCCCTTAAGAGGGTATTGTACTATGTACAGCGTGGGTTCGAACCCCACAACATCCACATTTTTGTTTAAAATCCGGTATATAAGAATTAAAATTTATTATAATAATAAAAATGATCGTTGGAGGATTGTTAATAACAGGTGCGTTTATTGTATATCTGGCATCAACTTCTAACAGATATATACAAAAAAGAAGTTTAAAATTTTATAAGTTAAAATGGAATTCTATGATTGTTTGATAAAATAATTATTTCGGATGAAGTTTTTGTTTTATTCATTCCATATTTCCAATCCACTTCTAAAATCTTATAATCTTTGTATAAGTCTCTTATATAATCACAGTTGTTATAAGTAATCAGCCAGTTTTTCTTTGTTTTTATTAAATCATATAATTGATTATGATTAAAGTTTTCGTGCATGTCTCCATTATTTCCATATAATTTTGATTGTTTTTCCAAATAATAAGGTGGATCTAAGAATAATAATGATTTTTCTTGATCTCCATAAATATTTATAAATTCTTCAAAATCATAATTAAATATTTCAATATTAGAAAAATCTAATGAACGAATCTTATTTATTGAAGAAGGCGTATAGCGTTTTGCGGATGCTTCTTGTGAAAATCCTCCACTAAGTGTAGAACCACTAAATGAACATCTATTTATAATGAAATATTGTATTGCTTGTTGTAAACTTGTTTCTTCATTGTCATTTAAAGTTATTATAGTCTTTCTGTAATCTGTAAAAAGTTCTTTTGATACAATTGGAATCTTATCTAATTCATCACACAATTCTTCTTTATTTTTCTTAATTTGTTTCCAGAAATTAAATAAAGGCTTGAATTTATCATTCACAATTAGTTTATAATTATACTTATTTTGAAAATAAAATTCAAACGAACAGCCTCCAAAAAACGGCGATACTAATGTATCAAAGTTCCTTAAATCAAAGTTATCATTTAAAATACCATCAATAATTTTACAAGCTCGTGTTTTCCCACCAGGATACCTCAAAGGAGAAACATTATTTGTCATTATTATTAGATAATAATTAAGATTATTAAATCAATTTTTATATTTATTCTTTTAATAATATAAATGAGTAAAGAGAAAGTAGATTATATTATCAAACAAATTAAAAAATATGATACAGCAACTAGGTTTTTAGATGAAGAATACGAAGATGATGAATATAAAGAAAGTAAACAAGGATTTTTATATGAAAAATTATGGGATATTTGTTTAAAATTTAATATAGTTAATAGATTTGAAAATAATTTATTACATTTATTCTCAGAAAATATAAATAACATTAAACCTAATAAAATTGATACTGACTTACAAAATATTAATGATATGTTTGATGTATATATTAAATCTAAATGGATTTCAGGAAATACAGGTGGATATTCAGATATTACTTTTAAATATCAAGATGAAAATAAAGATGATATATATGTTGTATCATCTGTAAAATATTATGGTCATGAAAAAGATATTAGTAAATATGATATACAAAACTTATGTACTGTGATTAAAAATCAATTTCAAGACAAAAAATATAAAGTACTATTGTTTATTAAAAATAAAGAAGACTTTATGAAAAAAGTAAAAGCAGCAAATAAATCAACAAATATCATATTAAAATATATAGATTTGGATAATGATATTTATGATTTAAATGATTTAGAAAAATATTATGCTGTTTTAAGAAAATTATTATCAGATTATGAATATTTAAAGAATGATGAATATTATGAAAAATTTAAAACTGAATATTTAAAAATAAAAAATAATTTAATATTTAAACCAAAATTTCATCAAAAATTATTTATCGATAAGATTTTATATGATATAAAGAAAAATGACGAAAATAAAGATTTTTTAATTGGAGCTATACCAAGAACAGGTAAAACATATATTATGGCTGGATTAATCTTAGATTATATTAAATCATTAAAAGATGCCACATTTTATAATTTTTTAATTATTACTCCCGCGCCTACTGAAACAATAAGTCAGTATCAAGAAGTATTTGAATCATACTATGATTTTAAATTACACAAAATTAATTTTATAATAATAAATGATAAATATGAGAAAATAAAAAAACAAATCAAAGAAAATAATCATAATGTATTTGTTGTTTCAATTCAACGATTAAATGGTAAAAAAGATAAAGTTGAACCTGATGAACTTGATGAAGAAGACAAAAAAGATGCTAAAAAATCATCGTCGTCATCTGATAAAAAGACTTCATCATCATCTTCGTCGTCATCATCAGGAAAAAAATCTTCATCATCTGATAAAAAGACTTCATCATCTTCTTCCTCATCGTCTTCATCAGGTGAAAAATCTTCATCATCTGGTAAAAATTTTATTGAATCAACAAAACTTAAAACAAAAATAACAAAAAAACTTTGTGAAATTTGGGAAGAAAATAAAAAAATAAATCCATCAAAACCTAAAAATCCTATTACTAATTATTCAATTAAAGATACTAGTCCTATTTATGAAGAATTAAATAAAATTTGTTCAATTTTATTAAAGAAAGGAGGTGGTATTAGTAAAAAAAACGAAGAAGAATTAGAAAAAATAATAAAAAATCATTTTGATACGATCAAATTTCATATGTTGTTTTTAGATGAAGCACATTATTGTTTATCTAGTAATAAATCAGAATTTATAATAGATACAATAAAAACCAAATATTCAACTGAAAAATTTAAACGCATATTTATAACAGCCACTTTCAATAAACCGATAGAAAGATATATGATAAAGAATAAATTATTTTGGGATTTAAATGATATTAATACTTTAAGAAAAATCAACAATAAGTTTAATCATAATAAAAAGGGTGCTTATAATGATTTTAAAGAATATTGTGATAACAATTATGTATTTAAAGAGATTATTGCAAATACGCTAAAAAAAGATTTTAGTATTGATATTACTAAAACAAATCTTGATAAAAATGATAATATACATTTTAAATTACTTATAAATGACTATAAATATTATCCTGAACCATTTTTACTAACAACTGTTTGGAATAATTTAGATAAAATATATAAAGAAAAAGCATTAGCACATGGTCTATCTGCTGATTTTACTATGAATTTATTATTTAAAGTACAAAAAGATAAATTTAAGAATGAAGAACAATTAAAAGAATTATTTTATTATTATTTAGGAGTTCCAAGAAAACAATTTACCTCAAATGACGGTGATAATATTGATTTAACATATATAGAACAAAATTATTATAAAAAGAATGGTATTATTAAACGAATTGAAAATATATGTTATAACAATTGTAGAACATTACAATATAAGAAAGTAACTTCTCAATTGTGGTTTTTACCAAAAGGTGATATATCTAATATTTGTATGTGTTTAATTGACTTTTTAAAAAGATATTTTAAAACCTTTTATGAAGAAACCAAATTTATAATTTGTTTAAGTACTATTGGTAATAAAGATAGAAAAGCAGAACTTGAAAAAAATGGAGTTGAATTTATAATTGGTACTTCAAATAAAGAAGGTGGAGTTAAAAAAGAAATTTCAGATATTGAAAAGAATATTGATTCAAAATATAAAAATATTGTTATTTTAACAAATGGTAGATTACAATTAGGTATATCATTGAACAATGTAGATATTGTTACTTTATTTAATAACGATCAACAAAGTGACCGATTATATCAAATGATGTTTCGTTCATTAACAGAAGTTGCCGATGATAATGTATGTAATATAAATAAATATTGTTCAAATAAGAAATATGGATTTATTGTTGATTTAAATCCACAAAGAACCATATTTTTTATGGATTATATGGTTAAAACTTTAAAAAGAGACAAGAAAAAAGATCAAGAAAGTGATATACCTAAAATAGAAGAACAAAAAGAATTAGTAGAATTATTCAACATTGATAAAGATTATTTTACTGGTGATTATGATAATGAAGATGAATTAAAAAAATATACTAAGGAATTATTCGATAAAATGGCAACAGATTATAATATTAAATATGATTATATTAAATATTTATTAAAAGAAAAAAATATAATTGATGATGATTTTATAGATAAAAATAAAGATATTTTATCTTTATTTAAAATAAATGATAAAAATAAAAAAGTATTAATTGAAAAACGCGGCGTAGATGATTTAAAAACAACACCAAAAAAGCAAGAAAAAGATGATATTGAAAATGATAAAAAAGAAAGTAAAGATGAAGTAGATTATGATAAATTAAAAACAAGAACAATAGAATTATTATCACATATTATAAACATATCTTTAATATTATTAATGTGTGATAAGAATGATAAATGTTATTTATCACAAGATTATTCAGATGAAGATAAGTTATTTGAAGATTTTAAAAATAATATTGATATCATTAAGTCCAATGAAAATCTAACAGATTTATTTATACATTCTTTAAATAATAATTTATATGATGATAAAAATCATTTTACAAAAGATAATATTTTCACATTAATAACAGAATTATTCAAAAAATTCTAAGATTTTAAATATTGCGTTTATTTTTGTCTTTATATATATTTTAATTCTTCTTATTAGAGTATGAAAATAAATAGAGGAGGCAATGATGAGATAAAAAAAGGCATAAAAGATATTAAAAGTACTTATTATAGTATAAAGAATCCTGATAAACTTTTAGTATTTTTAAATGATAAATTAAAACCCAGTGAAAAAGCTAAAAATGAACGCGGTGAAGTTTTTACACCATTAGAATTAGTTAATGAAATGCTTGATAAATTACCAAGTGAAGTATGGGCTAATCCTAATTTAAAATGGCTTGATCCAGCTACGGGAATTGGTAATTTTCCAGTAATGATTTATTTAAGACTTATGGATGGTTTAAAATATTTTGAACCAAATCCAGAAAAACGACGAAAACACATATTAGAACAAATGTTATACATGGTTGAATTAGATAAATTAAATGTTTATTTATTAAAAAAAGTATTTTGTGAAAATGCGTATAAATTGAATATATTTGAAGGCTCTTTTATAAAAGAAACAAATAACAAAAAAGTAGATATATTATTTGGTGATAAACCTGTGAAAAAAAAAGAAAATCTAGAATTTAAAAAAAAAGTAGAAAAAATTAAAGAATTTGATATTATATTAGGCAATCCACCATATAATCAAGGTGGTATAAAATCAAAAAAACAAAATGATAAAGAAAATTATAAAACTATTTGGGAATTTTTTATTAAAAATTCATGTAATATATTAAAAAACAATGGTTATTTATTATATATTATACCTTTATCATGGTTAAAGTCAACCCATAAATGCCATAATTTAATATTAGAAAAATATTTAATTTATTTAGAATTATGGGATGATAATAAATCAAAACAAAAAATAAAAGCAGAAATACCTATTAGTATTTTTTTACTTCAAAATATTGATAATTCTATTAAAAAATTAAACACTATTATAAAAATAAATAATTTAAGAAAAAAAATAAGTCAAAAATATACTTTATATTTGAATAAAAATAATTCTATTCCTCTTGGATTTATTTCACAATTATTAAAATTACAAAATTTTATAAATAAAAATAATTTATTTGTAGATTTTAAAACAAAAAAAATAAAAGCAGATAAACAAAAAATAAAATTGCAAAATTTTAAAACAATAAAATTATCTGATAATTATTGTATAGATACTTTCAAAGTAAATGATGGATATTATGGTAATAAAACAAAAGAACAACATGAAGATGCTAATAAAAGAAAATTAATAATATGTAATAAATCAACATTATCAGGAATTTTTATAGATGATGGAAAATTTGGAATATGTGGTAATGATAATTATTATGTATTAGGAACTAATCTAGAATTAATAAAAAATATTTTAGAATTTAAAATAATAGAAATTGCAAGTTTATTTACTAAATATCGTCAAAACTTTTTAGATACAGATTTATTAAAAAATTATATTCCCGATTTAAGACAAATAAAAGGCATACAAACAGAAGAACAATTATATAAAGCAATTAATTTAACAAAAGCTGAAATAAATGAAATAGAAAAATTTAAAATCAATTAAAATGAAATAATATAATTAAACTACAAAAAATATTTATTTTAAAGTTTTCATAAAATCTTCCATATTTTTAGTTCCCATACTTGAATTACAATTTTGGCAAATTGGTTTTAAATTAGATACAATTAATTCTCCCCCATTACATTCAGCAATTATATGACCACAATTAAAAGACATTTGAGTAATATCAGTAACAGTACAACACATACATTTAGATTTTCCAATATCTTCTCCAATATTACTATTCCATACTAATCTTTTAATTGTTGCTGAAATTGGCTTTTTCTTTGTTTTCTTTTGTTGTTTTTTCTTTTCTTCTTGAATTTTGATTTCTTCTTCTTGTTTTTTCTTTTCTTCTTCTTGAATTCTCTTTTCTTCTTCTTGAATTTTTATTTTTTGACAAATATTAAAGATATCTGTTAAGAATATATTTAATTCTTTATAATAATCATATTTATCTTGGTTTGATGAAAATGAAATATAATAACATTTTTCAATTAAATCTTTTACACTATTAAATTTATTTACTGCCATTAGTTGTAAAGAAATAACTTTGAAATCTTGATTTAAACAAGAAATATTTGCGATATATTGTTTTTTAAATTGAAAATTATACATATATTTCTTAAAAAAATCATAAAATTCATTATCATTTTTATTATCTATAATTTGTAATAAAAGTGTGTGTATTTGTTTTATCATCATATCATATTTTAATGAATTATTTAATTCTTTATTTTTCATAGAAATAAAATCATAATATAATCTTGACATCTTTATAATTTAAATATTATAATATGAATCATTTTTTTTATGAACAATATTTAAAAAAGAAGAAAAATATAAAGAATTATTTTAAATTAAATTCATGAATATCTTGTCGTGATATATTATTAAAAACAAATAATTGTCAATTATGGCATACATTTCCAAGAATGAAATATCCAATAAGATGTCATTATCTAGTAGAACAAGTAAGAGAAGAATTAAAATAAAATTATATATTTTTGTAATTTAAAAATTGATATTAGTCTTGGTATATTATATTTATTATGGATTTAGAAAAGTTATCTAAAAACGAATTGATTGATAAGTGTCTTGGATTGAAAATCACTAAGTGTAAATCTAAAACTAAAAAACAGTTGATAGATCTTATTAATGATAATGATTTTTCTATATTTAAGAAATGTGATATTTTTACACCTGATAATATCTCTGAGTTAATGGCATCTAAGCTATTAAATCATGGAAACTTATTAGATCCTAGTGTTGGAACTGGTAATTTATTGAAGTTCATTAAACAAAAACAATATGATGAAATAGATGTTTATGATATTAAAGAAGAATATTTATCTCAAATAACCACCTCAAATATCAATAAATTTAATTTAGATTTTATTAAAACTCCAATAGACAAAAAATATTCAAATATCATATTAAACCCGCCTTATATCAAAATACAAGACTTGCCAGTTGATTATAGAAATTATATTACAAGTAATTTTCATTTAATTGATGGTGGTTCTATTGATATATATTATGCGTTTATTATAAAATGTTTAAGTTTGTTGAAAGATGATGGAATTATGGTTAGTATTACACCAAATTCATATTTATATAACAAATCTTCACTGAAATTAAGGAAGTATTTATTCGAAAATAAATTAATAAAAGAAATTATTGATTTTAAAGAAAAAAAAGTATTTAATGATGCGTCTGTTTATTGTTGTATTACGATCTTCAATAAAGAACCCAAAGATTATTTAATATACAATCAGACTACTATTCGATATTCTGATATTCTCAAAAACTATTCTTTATTTAATTTTAATGAAAATGATGAAAAAACTTTAAGAAAAATATGTAAAATTACAAATGGTATTGCGACATTACGAGATAAAATCTATATTCATGATACTAAATTATATGATGAACCTTGTTGGAAGCCAATTACATCTGGTTTAAATAATAAGTATATTATTTATCCTTATGAAAATGGTAAAATTATTGACGAAGACGTCTTTAAATCAAATAATCCATTAACATATAATTATTTATTATCAAATAAAGAAGAATTGGGAAAAAGAGATAAAGGGAATAAAACATATCCAGCTTGGTATGCTTATGGTCGCAGTCAGTCTATTAAAATTTCTAATAAAAAATGCTTATATATTCCTTGTTTCATAGATCCATCTAAAATTGCTGAAAATATTTATATAAATCAAAATGTATTACATTATAGTTGTTTATGTATAGAACCAAATTACGAAAAAGACATTGAAATGATTAAAAATACAATAATAAAAAATATTGATTTCATTAAAGATAACAGCTCAAAAAGATCAGCTGGTTGGATTTCTTTAAGTTCTACATTATTATATGATTTGCCTATTTAAATTAAATATTTAACCCTCTAACAATTTTTGATAGATTACGATATGGAGTATTTTCATCAAATTCTAAGATAGTTGGAATATTTTCGAACTTTTCACCAATCTTATTATTAGGTTCTACTAAGATTATATAATTGATTATATCGAATGTAATTTTTTTTTTATTTAAGATATTATAATTCTTAATATCATTAAATGTAATATTCTCAAATGTTTCTATAATACTTTTATTATTCAAATAAGGCGTTTTATTCATAAAAATATTGATTGGTATAATATGAAGATTATCATTAGACCATTTCAAATGCAATAATTCACCAGTTAAATTTTCCCAACCATTATTTTTATTTTGTTTATAATTAGATTTAATAATTTTTACAGGAAATATTATATATGGTTGTCCTAATTTCATCACAACTATATCACATTTCTTTTTACCTGATGAATTGTATGATTTTACATCATGTTCTAATAGAACCTTATAATCAGGTTCTTTAAATATTTCTAATAATAATTTTTTAATATGATTATGAAAATACATAATATTTTTATTACTTCTACTACCGTGTTCAATATATAAGCTATATACTTCGCTTAATACTTCTTTGAATCTATCTTCTTCTGTCATCTTTATAATTATTAATAATCATTTAAAGTCATTTTTTAAATTTGTATTATTTTTTTATAATTATTCAAAAAAATGATTATAAACTTGAATAAGTAAATCGTGGTTTAAAACCAAAATGCAGTCAATTGCCGAATTCATTGTCAATAATATCGACATTGATACAGAAGAACTACTTCAACATTCGGTTATGCAAAATGGTATTGAGATGGACATGGAATTGATTGAAATGCGCAATGAGTTGTTTAAAGTTATTGACAGAAGTGAGATTACTGACTTAACTTTATATCCTGAAAATTTAGGATTTCAGCGCAAGAAAGTCATTACATTCAAGTGGAAAGGGAAAAAATGCGAGATTGGAGAGCACTTCTGTACACAAAGAGACTATTTCTGGGTTAAAATCTCGCCAGTCATCTAAAAAAAGAAAGGTTATAAAAAAGTCAAATTGGTGTTTTGGCTTTTTAGTTAATGTTTTCTAAAAGACTCAAATAAATTATTAAATTGATCTAGTCGCATAAATATTCAACAATCTTATTAGCTTTATTTAAACCAATTCCAGAGATTTTCATTAATATTTCAATTCTTTTTTCATCTTCTAAAATTGCCAATAATGATTTTAGATTTGGATAAACTTCTTTAATATTCTTAGCGAGTTGTTTAGATATTGTTGGAATCTGTGATAATTGTAATAGATAACAAGTATCTTTGTCAATATTACTTATTTTTTTGGATTTTATTTTACAGACATCAATATATTCAATTGGTTCTTTCTGTTCTTTATCCTCTTTTGATTGTTTTTTAAAATTCTCAGGTTTATCAACCATTTTCGTAGAAATCAATAAGATTAATGTAACAGTATCTTTTACATTCTTGGTAAATAATACATTAATATTATCTCTATACATTGAATAATAATAAATACTTGTTAATAATTGCTGGCTATGACTATTATTTGAACAAATTATATCAGTCCCTTCAATGATGTAATTAATATTCTCGAAATTTGATATAAGTCTTGTTTTTTGTTCCTTATATCTACCATCTTTAACAGAACTTATCATATCATTCATAGTCTTTCTTTCATAAACAAAAATAGATTCTGGATTATCGCCAATCTTAATAATAATATCACCCAGTTCCAATTGTTCTTTTGTGATTGTTATTTTGTCTTTATACTTATCTAAGTCGCGTTCAATAATATCTTTATATAATTCAGTCTCACGATTATCAATAATTATATTTATCATCAGTAATATATATATATTTATATTTATATAATAATAGAAAATGCAGAATGAAGTTAAACCACTCGAATGGTTATTACCCAATCGCATAGGCTACAATGAAAAAATTTATAAAGATTTTAAGCCTTCTAAATATGATGCCTTTTTAAGAAAACCTGCTTGCGATTGTGATGCGGGTGTTTGTCAAGACAAAGATGAAAATACTATAAATCTATATCCTCAACAAAGACTTGTAAAAGATTATATTCAATTTGACAGCCCTTATAGAGGTGCTTTATTATATCATGAATTGGGTTCAGGTAAATCAGGAGCTTCCATAGCAGCAGCAGAAGGTTATATTGAAAGAAAGAAGATATTTGTTTTAAGTCCTGCTTCATTAGCAGTAAATTATGAAAATGAAATTTTAAAAATTAGTTCAATTGGACTTAATTTAAAGAAAGATTGGACTTTAATTAAAATTACAAAATCTAATAAAAAGTCATTAGAAGTTCTTGAAACTAAATATGCAATTACTGATAAAATTATTAAAAAAGATGGATTAGTTTGGGTTCCCTTATATCAAAATGATGTTCCTGAATCAATCATTATAAAGACTAAACCAGAAGACGACGATAAACTTAATATACGCATTACAACATCACATATTATTAAAAATCGTTATACTTTTATAAGTTATAATGGTTTATCATCTAAATTAATAAAAAGTTTAGGATCTTCACCATTCGATAATTCTTTTGTAATTATTGATGAAATTCATAATTTTATTAGTCGTGTAGTAAATGGTAGTGTTTTAGCAAGAACTGTTTACTCTCATTTAATGAATGCTAATGATGCTAAAATACTTCTATTATCTGGCACACCTATGATTAATAATCCTTATGAAATTGCTACTCTTATAAACTTAATTCGTGGTTATATGACTGTTTTTGAATTAAATTATACAAAAATGTCTAAGTTAGTGACACCTGATGATTTTAAAGAACAAATACATAAAAATAAATTAGATGTTTTTATAGATGAATATAATATTGATAATGAAAATCGTAAAATACAAATTTCATTATTACCAAAAGGCTTTAAAAGAGATGCCAATAATTACATATATAAAGAAAATTGGGGAATGACTGTAAATAAAGTTATAGAAGTTATTATTGCTAAATTAAATGAATTAAAAGGAATTAAAATAGGCGTTAGATTTACAACACAATTATATAATGCTCTTCCAAATACAAAAGATGGTTTTAATAAATATTTCTTAGATACAACAGATGAAGATAATCCCGTTGTTAAAAATGATGATTTATTCATAAGACGAATTTTAGGGACTGTTAGTTATTATAGTATTAGTGGTAGTGATTTATTTCCTACTGTCTTACCACCAGTTATTAATTACTTAAATATGACAGATGCCCAATTTAAAAATTATGCAGAAGCAAGAAATTATGAGATTAAACAAGATTTAAATAAAAAGAAAGGTAATGGACTATTCGCAGAAAACACATCTGTTTATCGTGCTTTTACAAGAGCTGTATGTAATTTTAGTTTTCCAGAAGAAATTGAAAGAGTTTATCCAAAAGATATTAAGAAATTATTAAAATTAAATGATGATTATGATCATGAAAGTGAAGATGAAGAAAAAGAAAAGAAAGAAGTAAAAGTAGCAGACGAATATACAATACAATTAAAAGCAATGTTAGATAAATTATATTCAAGTGACGCATTAGATTATGAAAACCTTAAAAAGTTTTATAGTCCTAAGTTTGCCAAAATAATTACTGATATTCAAGAGTCACCCGGTTCTGTTTTAATTTATTCATCTTTCCGATCTGTTGAAGGCTTAGGAATATTATCAGAAGTCTTAAATAGACAAGGTTATAAACAAGTATCATTAAAGAAGGTTGATAATGAATATTATTTTACTGATGATGATGTATTTGATCCAAAATATGATAATAAGCGTTATATAATTTTCGACCAAGATAAAGATAAAACACGATTATTAATGAATCTTTTTAATAATGATTTTAAAAATATTTCTAATGAAATGAGAAAACTTCTTCCAGAAAATCCTGAACAACTTTATGGCAAATTAGTTAAAATTTTCTGTATTACACAAAGTGGCGCCGAAGGTATTTCTTTAAAAAATGTTAGAAGAGTCTTATTAGTTGAACCTTTCTGGAATAATGTTCGCATTGAACAAGTTATAGGTCGCGCAATTCGCTCATGTTCTCATGAAGCATTGCCAAAAGAAGACAGAAATGTTCAAGTTTTCAGTTATATTATGCAATTAACCAAAAAACAAAAAGAAAGTGATTTCCAGATTGAAAAGAATGATAAAGGTATGACAACAGACGAACATATTTTACAAACTGCTGAGAAAAAGAAAGCAATTATCAATAAATTTTTAAATATGTTAAAGAGTGCTTCATTTGATTGTGTTATTAATTCTAAACAAAATAAACCCTTGACAAATACATTTAAATGTTATAGATGGGCAATTGGTGTTAATGGAAATGATTTAGCATATACAACAGATATAAATAATGATTATAAGATTATGAAACATCGTAAATTACAAATTGACAGTAAAGGTAAAGGACGTGTAGCAATAGTTAAAGGAACAAAATATGTTGAATTGAAAGGTAAGTTTTATGATTATTATGCTTATGTCAATGCTGGAATTCTAATACCCGAAATTATTTAATGATTATATTATATTATTAATATAATGAACTTTTGTATATATAGAAGAAATAACAGTTGTAAACCCTGTTGTTTTACTTCTAAATATAATTATTATTGTGCTATCCATTCTAATAATTATAATATTGTTTATGATATCATTAATAAGGCTATTGGAAGAAATGACATAAATTCATTTGAAATTTACAATATCTTTAAATACATCTATAATTCTGATGATATTTATACAAAAGAATTTATATTTAAGGCGTGTTTAAAGACTTTATTTTCAACTTGTGGCAGTATTTTAAGTCATTTTACGAATCTCAAAAACATTAATAATCTTAATAATATTATTGATAAGATTCATAAATTAAATATGAATACTTATATGATTGAAAAAGATGAAATGAATTTAAATAAAATTAAAATAATAAATAATTTTTTTAATTATAAAAATATAAAAAAACATGTTTATGATCCTAATATTACTTTAAATAATACAGAAGATCCTTTTACTATGGATAATATTAATGATTTGGATAAGAAAAAACTTTTTATTTATACTGAAAATAACACAAACTATTTTTTTATTGCTACCGAATTAAAATACTTCATAGATACGAATGGTAAATGGAATCCTTATACGAAACAAGAAATACCCGATAATATTGTTAAGAATTTAAATATTTATATTGAATATTTTAAATTAAATCCTCATAAAAAAATAAATAGATTTGAATGGAATTCAACACATCAGGCTTTTACAGATGTTTCGCAAATCATTGAAAAGATTGGATTTTATAATGATACGCGTTGGTTTTTAAAATTGACTTCAACACAAATTAAAAACATTATCAAGACATTTAAAGTTGTTTCAAGAAATAATGAGGAAGCAGCAGAATATTTCATAAATTTAACTGATAATAATATTTTCTATGATTTTGCGAGAGAGATTATAAGACTTTTTGAAAATGGCAATGAGAGATTTATGTTATGTTGTAATTTTATAAAATCAATTGCTCTTTACAGTGATGATTTCTATAATAATATTCCTGATTGGATGGCAGATATTGAAACACCAAATATTATAACCGTCAATCAGTTTCAATTAAATCCAGCAACAATTTTCAACTCTATGGAAATTTTATATTTTATAAATATAATGAATAATGAATAAAGAGGATAAAAAAAACAAATTACCAGATTTTTTATATTCAATGAAGCTTAAAACAGCAATTATTGGATTTGTATTATATTTATTATTATCGAATAATTATGCTTTTCAATTGCTGAATATGATATTTAATAATTGGATAGTATTATTAAATGACAAAAATGAACCATCTATATTAGCCAGAATTATTATGGCTTCTTTAATTGCTATTATCTTATTTACTTTTTAGTTGTTTTTCTTCCTCTTGTTGCTGTCTTAACAGGTTCTTCCTTCTCTTCCTTATCATCTTGCTCACTTGTTTCTTCTTCGCCATCACTATTTGGAATTGTAGTTTCAAGCTTAGAAACTGCTGCGGCTGGTGAAATATCATCTTCATTTGCGTCAATATCATCTTCTTCATTTTCCTCTTCTTCTTTAACAGCTTTTTCAGTGTCACTATCTTCTAAGAATACCATCTTATTCATCATTGAAGGCTGAAACTTAGCAGAAACAACTTTCCAAGTAAGACCATATTTACCTCCCGCAATCCAGATACTTGCCATTTCAATAATAAGCTGTGTCTTGCCTCCTTTGAGTTTGGGAAGAACTTCTTTGAAATCAATTTCATTATTTTCCATATCAAGCGCATCGAATGTAAACTTATCATTTTCACCATCATAAGGAATTTTGGCTCTGAATGTAGGTGGATATTTTCCAATAACTTTTCCTGTCTTCTTATCTTTATCAATCTTAATCATTGGTGAAAACATACGAGCTACGAATGCTTTATTGCCATCATAATCATCCTTGAACCAAGCTTCGCGATTATCGAATGCCTTGTCAATGATTTCTTGTTCAATTTCTTTCATCTTATCAAGGAAAGTCTGAATCTTTGGATTCTCATCTACACCCTTGAATGAAATAGTAACATCATATTTTTTATCAGCATTTTTCTTAACTTCTGGATTTTTAATAGTCTTATCTTCGAATCCTTCTCCAATACCATAAGGCATAAACATTACAGGAGTTTGAACACGAAGTTTTTGAGATCCATAATTAACATAAATACTTTTTGAACCCGATGATAAAGTCTTAATTTCTGAATATTTGAATTTTGAAACTTCGACACTCTTGGGTAGAATTGGGGAACTCATTGTTATTTTATTTATTGTATGTAATATTTCTTTAAATAAAAATAATCATTTTTTTTATTTTTAGCATTATATAAAAAAAATGACATATATTTAATCAACAATTAATTCATTAATGACGACTGTATCTAATACCAATAATAAGCATGAGATAAGAAATAAACTAAAAAATTTACTTATTAATGATATTAATCTTGATCCTGTTGAAGCTGCTGACTTAGAAATTGGTATCTTTAATTCAACTATTGATTATGCCAATTCTCTTAAAATTTCACTTTCATGGGCAAGTGATTTATTTACAGATAGTTATTTGAATATAGCTCGATCAGTTTATTCAAATCTAAATAAAGATACTTATATTCAAAATAAAGAATTAATTGAACGATTTAAGAAAAAAGAATTCTTGCCCCATAAATTGCCTTATATGAACTGCGAAGAAATATTCCCAGAAAGATGGGAAACTATAATTGAAAAACAGAAGCTTAAATTTAAGGCTGCTTATGAGATTAAACAGGTTTCTATGACAGATGCTATCAAATGTGGTAAATGTAAGAATAATAAAATTTCATATTATGAATTACAAACTAGAAGTGGTGATGAATCAATGACTATCTTCTATAATTGTATTATTTGCGGTCATAAATGGAAGAATTAAAAAAAAATGATTTTTTGATATTTTTAATTTAAATCATGCCTATTAAATGTATTATATGTAATTTAAAACAACCATACTTTGGTTTTCCTGATGATAAAATTGCTAATTATTGCAAAAGCTGTAAATTAGATGGTATGATTGATATTAAAAATCAAAAATGTATTATATGTAATTTAAAACAACCATACTTTGGTAATTTAAATGATAAGGTTGCTAATTATTGCAAAAGCTGTAAATTAGATGGTATGATTGATATTAAACATCAAAAATGTATTATATGTAATTTAAAAAGACCAATATTTGGTAATTTAAATGATAAGGTTGCCAAATATTGCTGCAGTTGTAAATTAGATGGTATGATTGATATTAAAAGTAAAAAATGTATTAAATGTAATTTAAAACAACCATATTTTGGATTACCCAATGATAAAGTTGCTAATTATTGTGGAATTTGTAAATTAGATGGTATGATTAATATTATAAATTCAAAATGTATTGTATGTAATTTAAAAATACCAATATTTAGTTTTCTTGGTGATAAAATTGCCAAATATTGCGGCAGTTGTAAATTAGATGGTATGATTGATATTAAAAGTAAAAAATGTATTAAATGTAATTTAAAACTACCAAACTTTGGTTTTCCTGATGATAAAATTGCTAATTATTGTAAAGAATGTAAATTAGATGGTATGATTGATATTAAAAGTAAAAAATGTATAAAATGTAATTTAATAAGACCAATATTTGGGTTTCCTAATGATAAAATTGCTAATTATTGCTGCAGTTGTAAATTAGAAGGTATGATTGATATTAAAAGTAAAAAATGTATTAAATGTAATTTAAAAATACCGTCATTTGGATTTTCTGATGATAAAATTGCAAAATATTGCAGTAGTTGTAAATTAGATGGTATGATTGATATTAAAAGTAAAAAATGTATTAAATGTAAATTAAAAATACCGTCATTTGGATTTCCTGATAATAAAAATGCTAAATATTGTAAAAGCTGTAAATTAGATGATATGAATAATATTATAAGTCCAATATGTAAATCAATTTGGTGTAATACGCGTATTACAAATAAATATGATGGATATTGTGCTTATTGTTCAATGCATTTGTTTCCTGATAAACCAATGGCTAAAAATTATAAAACAAAAGAAATTGCTGTTTCACAATATGTAAAAAATCAATTTAATAAAATTGATATTATAACTGATAAAATAATTCAAGGAGGCTGTTCAAGAAGAAGACCTGATATATTTATTGACTTAGGATTTCAAATAATAATTGTTGAAGTTGATGAAAATCAACATATTGATTATGATTGTTCGTGTGAAAATAAAAGAATTATGGAATTATCAAAAGACGTTGATCATAGACCAATAATATTTATAAGATTTAATCCAGATGATTATGAAACTTCTAAAAATAAAATAACATCATGTTGGGGAATAAATAAATCTGGATTATGTAGTATAAAAAAATCAAAAGAAAAAGAATGGAATGAACGATTACAAGTTTTATATAATACCATAAATTATTGGCTTGAAAATAAAACAATAAAAATGGTTGAAATAATACAATTATTTTATGATGAATAAAATATTTTTTATTTTATAATAATGAAAATTTTTGTAATAAATTTAGATTACAGAAAAGATAGATTTCATAAATTTACAACAAATTATAATTTTCCCATTGAATTTTATAAGATTGAAGCAATTGATGGATATAATCTAAATGATAAATATTTAAATTCTGTTCTTGGTGAAGTTGGAAAACAAAGTTTAAAAAACAAAAGACGTAAATATCATTATGAGTTACCAACAGTCGGCGCAGTTGGCTGCTATTTATCTCATGTAAAAACTTGGAAAACAATTATTTATAATAATATCAATGATTATTCTTTAATATTCGAAGATGATGTTCATGTTTGTGATATTAAATTTAATGATATTTTAGAAAGAATAAATAATTTACCAGAAGATTGGGACATTTATTTATTGTCTAATCCAAAACATTTTTATGATAAGGAATTGATTTATAATGATCTTTATAAGGTTAATCGTTTCTTTTATTTAAGTTCTTATGTTATAAATACAAAAGCTTGTAAAAAAATAATAGATTATGAACATTTATTTCCAATTAATCAACAGATTGATACATTTCTTTCAAATGTAAATTTAAATATTTATGTAAATTCAAATCAATCTTATTATAAACAACACGATGATGGTAAATCTAATGTTCAAATTGATTATCTTGAAAATTTGGATGAACTTTCTTATGATCCTTTAAGAAATTAAGCATTTAAAACAACAGATATATTATTTTTAGAATGACAAAAAGTAAATATTTTTGTCATTATATCCGAATATTATATTTGATTATTTAACAGATGTTGTAGTATATTCCATTGCTTTTTGTCTAATAGCATTTCTAAGTCTTTGACTCTTAAAAATTCTAGCTGACATATTCGCAATAGCAATATTAACAATATCTGGAACATAATTTTTTTCTTCAATAACTTCATAAGATGCTGGATTATTCACTTCAATATCTTCAATCTGATTCGGATTCATGTCTGACATGTTCATATAATAAATGATGAACATTACTTATCATTTTTTTATTTTATTTTTTTATTTTTAAACAAAAATAAAAATGAAGTTGTTTAAGAAATATATTTAATACATTATATAAAAAATATGCAAGGATTGAATAATCTTGGTGCTACATGTTCAATAAATAGTCTTTTACAGGTCTTATATAGGAATGATAAAATTAAAGCAACTATTTTAAATTCTGAAACACCAGAAGGAACAATTACATATGAATTAAAAGACTTATTTAAGGTTCTTGAATCTTCTAGTAATTCAGTGAATCCTGGAAGATTTATTCATAATTTTTATGAAATATTTAAAAATAATTTTAGAAAATTTGAACAAAATGATATATGTGAATTATATTTATTTGTTATTCAAAAGATTCATGATGAAACAGCAATATCTTTAACTTATAGTTCAAATTATTCAAATATATTCGATGAACATATTTATAAAATAGCTAAACATAATGATTTTAAAAAAAGTAAAATTTTAGATATTCTTCAAGGTTCTTATTTACATTCAGTTGAATGTTTGAATTGTGGTGATATTAATAGAACATTTGAACCATTTATTTACATTGATTTAGATGTAAATCAAGAATCGTCTATTTATGATTTATTAGTTCATCGTTTTACAAATGAGGTTCGTTGTAAAGATTCGTGGGTTTGTGATAAATGTAAAATTAATTCTGCTTATAGTAAAAAGACAACTGTTTGGAAATTACCAGAAGTTCTTTTCATTTCCTTAAATAGATTTCAACAGAATAATATACCAATAATAAGTAATCCAAAACTTAATTTACAAAAAGAATATTCCTTAAATAGCATCGGATTACATTATGGAAACTTAGAGAATGGTCATTATGTTGCTATGTGCCTAAATAAAAATAATAACAGATTTTATATGTATGATGATAATGTAGTTAATGAGATTTCAGGAGAAATTATAGAAAAACTTTTAAAATCAACAAATTCTTATTTAATTAGTTATGATTGATCTTTTTTTAATAATAATATTTGTACATCTTCATCATTATATTCATTCTTTTTTATTTTTTCTTTTATTTCTTTAATAATATTATTAAATAATTTATTATAAATATATAATTTCCATTTATTATTTATTAAATTTAAACAATAATATATATTATCATATTTATATATTATTTTATAATTATTATCATCATATTTAATTTGAATTGAAATTACTCTTAGTTCATTCGTTTCTTCTTTATCGTCATCATCTTCTTTATCATCTTTATCGTCATCATCATCTTTAAAATATTCATTAAATTTTAATATTAAAATTTTATCAAAATTTTTAATTTGATCTTCTGTTAAATCTAAATTAGAAAAATCTGTTGGTTTTTTATTTCTTAAAAATAATTCTAATCTTTCATTAAATTTATTTATTAGTTCATCTGATATATAAATATTATTTAAATGATCTAAATCATTTCTTATTTTAGTTATTTCATCTTCATCATCTATATTATTAGATGATTTACTTTTAATAATTGATAATAATATATCATCTTCTTTATTAATTATTAATGATATTAATTGAAATACACTTGATGATGTATATTTACATAATATTGATGTTTTAATTTCAATTTCTTTATTATTTAATAAAAAAAGATTTATAATTTCATTATTTATTGTTTCACGATATTCATTTATATTATCTAAATTATTATAAATTTTTGCTTCAATTAATTTATTATATCTCTTTTTTACATTTTTTAAATCTTCTTTTTGTTGAATTAAAATAGCATCATGTCCTTTACCAATTTTTTGTGTTTTTAAATAATTATAAATTTGATTTTGTATATTTTCTTGTTCTGATTTTTTATATGCTTCGCATATTAATTTTTCTATATGATAATTAATAGTTTTTATTTTTAAATAATTATAATTCATTATATTTCTATAATAATTTAATTTTTAATTTAAGCTCTTTTATTTGTGATCTATTTTTTTTATTTTCTAATAATAATTTTTTATTTATTTCCAATAATTCTTTTATTCTATTTTTATTATCTTCTTTTTTTAAAGATTTATGAACAGATTTTACAGAAGATGATGATATTTTTTTTGATTTTGATTTATCAGAAACAACTATTTCAGGTGATTTAATTTCACTAATAGTTTTATATAAATCATGTATGTGAGGTTTTAAATTTGTATTAGGCGACTTAATATATGACAGAGATATATCTGATTTTTTAGATAATTCAAAATTATCTTTTAAAGACTTAGACGAAGATTTGAAATAAAAAATATCTTCATTTGGTTTTTTTACTACTGATAATGATGATATATTATCATCTACAGATTTAATACTACTTTTTTTAACATATAAAAGAACTCTTAAACCTTTACCAAATGAAAAACATAAATCCCTTCTTGTATAATCAATTCTATCTACTGTACAGGCTTTTGGATTTAAACAAAATTTTTCATAAGGATTATTAACATTCCATTCATATTTTGTTAAATAACACGGTAATGTATTTTTAACCATTCTTTCTACTACCATTGCTGGATCGATTGTATTATATGTCCAACCATTATAAACATATCTATTATTTTTACAGCTAATTCCAGCTATTGCGTGTCCTGTTGGCATATCATTATAATTACCTAAAATACATGAATTCAAAACATAAACTTCGCCATTATAAATAATTTCATCTTTAAATTCATATAAACCTTCAAATTTAACATTATAATTATGTAATTTTAAGCCTTCTGAAATAGCAGGTGTATTAATACCTTTATCTAAAAGAGTAACATAATAAGGTTTATTTCCTCTTTCTTTCATATTATTCCACATATTAACACAAATATAATCTGGATTTTTTAATGTATATTCAAGATTGCCTTTAATTTTAAATAAAAATCGAGGCGTATCTATTCCATAATCTAAATAATTAATTAACCCAAGATTACCACTTGGATCTATTCCATGATGAAGAAATTCATTTATTCCCGTATAAAAAACATCATTATAATAATCAAGTGTTAAACAAGTTTTATTTAATCTTCTTATAAATTTTGGTAAAAAAATATAAGGATAAGCACCTTGTTTTTTCATTATTTCCGATGTTCGATGATCTAACGCAACACCATCAAGTATTTGAACATAATCTAAAATATTTTCACTTGTATATTTAGAAAAAAAACTTTCTGCCTTTTCTGGATTTACATAATGATATTTTAATATTGTATTTAAAATTTTTAATAAATCATCCTTATCTTTAAATTGTTCTAAATGATTATACAATAATTTACGCGAATGTTGACTATATAATAAAGACATTAAAATAGCTGTAAACCAACATGTTCCACCTGATTGGGGTATTGTAACAACTTTATTACAAAAATCTATATTATTCATTATCTATAATTATTATTTATTTTTTATAGCAACATTCAAAATTTTGTTTATTCATTTTTATTTTCAGACCATTTTCACATTTGCCATCTATTGGTCTTCTTGGTTTAGGACAAGTATTTTTAGTTTTAGGATCTTTTTTAGACTTATAACAACATAAAAATCCTTGTTTATTTGTTCTAATCTCTTTACCTTCTTCACATTTATCATTATATGGTCTTCTTGGTTTAGGACAAGTATTTCCACTTCTTTCTTTTGGAACTTTAACATCAAGTGATTTATAATCTTTATTCATTTTAACATAAATAATTGTTCTAACCCCTTTGCCAAATGAAAAACATAAATCTTTATCTGTTGATTTGGATATGTTTCTTAAATCGCATTTATTATGATTTAAACAAAATTTATTATTTGGATTATTCACATCCCAATCAAATTTCATTAATTCACAAGGCATATTATCAGTTTTAAATAAACTTTTATCAACAATAGAAGGATCTGTTGTTGTTCTCATCCAACCATTATAAACATATTTATTATTTTTACAAGAAATACCAGCAATCGCATGATTTCCCCTCTCATGTTTATTATAATTAGATAAAATACAAGAATCTAGTATATATCTATCACCATTAAATTCAATAATATCTTCAAGATCATTAAGTCCTTTAAATTGATTTTTTTTATTTTTAATTTTATCTAATTTTTTTATTTTCTTTTCTAAAAGTTTAAAATATACATCATATAATCCATAACTATCTTTATTTTTATTTAGATTCACATATAAATAATCAGGATTTTCTAAATTACCTTTATTAATTTCACGAATTTCATTTAACATATCTTTAAATTTATCATTTAATGAAACTTCATATTTATGTGTATTATCTGACTTTAAACTAACATCCATATCAATCGATTTTACAGCATTTATATAAAAATCACCTTTATATTCATCTAATGTTAAGCAAGATTTACCAATTATTTCTGTAAATCTTGGTAAAAATATATCCATCATCCAACCATGTGTTAAAATATTATTAATCTTTTCTTCGTTTATTAATGATTTTAGATAATCTTTTAATATTGTTTCTGGTCTTAATTTATCATAATATTTCATTGCTTTTTTTCGAGAAATATAATTATCAAGTAATATATCATTTATAATTTTGTATAAATCATTATTTTCTTTTGATTTTTTATAAATATTATCATGAAGTAATAGTTTACGTGAATTTTGACTATATAATAAAGCCATTAGAATCGCATTAAACCAACAGGTTCCAATAAATTGTGGAATAGTAACAACCTTTTTACAAAACTTTTCGTTATCAATTGTCATTCTATATTGATTATGTAAAAAAAATTAATTGACCTCCGTTGTTTCAATATTATTCAAATTTAGCTTCTTTCTAACTTCTACTATCAATTTACTAAAATAGCCTTTGCCTTGTATAAATAGTTTTGATTTAATCGCACAACATAAATCTATATCAGCATTTCCTGAATCAAAATGAGTCGCATTTAATTCTTCTAAAACATTCTTTAAATATTTATTTGATAATTCAATACATTCTTCAATATTGTTTGAACTTGTATCAGCAAAAAAACATCTACCAATTACATATTTAGGATTTGTATCATTTTCAATTAATGATTTAAGATAATTAATTTCAAGTGGTCTTTTCTGTCTTTCATGCCATTTATTACCAGCAATAACATCACCCAATCTTAAATGAATTACAGTAGATTCTTCTATATCTTTTGGTAATAAATGCGATACTTCTTCAATATAATTTAAAATTATTTTTGTAATTATATCAATATTATTATTATTTTCTTTTATAAATCTGCTTGCTATTGAATTTGGATATTCAAATAGAATTTTAGATTTATTATGTTCTTCCAAATTTAAAAAAACTAAATCACCTAATCTATATGAAGATCTCATTATTTATTATTTTCAATAATCCTTAATATAATTTTGCTGAACGAATGATTTCTTTTATTTCGTCTTTTATATTCTTATATAATTTTTTATCAATACATAAATCTAAATAATTAAATCTTTTGTTTATAAAATCCATCAATTCAATATTTTTAATTCTTTCCTCAATATTATTTTTTTGTTTTAGATAATAATTATTTATTTCACTTGAATTTTTATCAATAAGTTTATTAGACAAACTATCAATATTTGTTATTTTCCATTCGCCATCTTTTTTAATAAGACAATCATTGTTCTTTTCATATTTAATATTATTATTTTCTGGAAAATCTTTATTAAAATGTTTAAATTCTATATAACGAGGTATAATATTATCACCACTTAATTTAAGAATTTTTATCATATCATCGAAAGTTATATAATCAGTTCTTTCATTTCCAAAATTATTAATAATATTATTAGTAATATTGTTAATAGTATTATTATTACCTTCGATATTGATTGTTTTTGTTTCTGTATTAACAGCATGAATAATACTTTTTGCTTTACAATTATTTTTTTTAATATGTGCTGATTTATTACTTGTATTACTAAAAGTTTTCATACATTTAGGACAAGTTAAAATGTTTAAACCATTACACTTCTTTTCATGTTCAACTAAATATTTTTTAGTTTTATATTTTTTTTCACATTTATAACATGTAAATTCTTTTTTATCTATTTGATTTTCATTTGATTGAATATGTTTTCCTTCTAACTGAATATGTTTTCCTTCAATTTGAATATGTTTTCCTTCAATTTGAATATGTTTTCCTTCAATTTGAATATGTTTTCCTTCAATTTGAATATGTTTTCCTTCAATTTGAATATGTTTTCCTTTATCTTTATTTTTATGCGCTTTTAAAATATGTATAACATTATGATGTCGTTTTAAATCATATTTACGTAATGTTTTATATTCACATAACGCACAATGAAAATATTTAATATCCATATATAAAACTGGTATATATTTCTTTCTTATATGTGCGTTTTTTACATCATAAATAATTGCGTATTTTGCGTTTTTTACCCCTCTCTCCCAAAAATATTTTTTTTATTTAAAAAAATCAATTGTTTTTTAGATATATAAAAATAAATATAATTTTTAAAAATTATTTATTAACCTTCTTAATTTTAATACAACGTCCAGTCTTAGGATTTATAACTTTGCCTTCTGGACATTCTTTTGGCTTTTTAACATCCTTCTTAACTACTGTCTTAATCTTAATACAACGACCAGTTAAAGGATTTAAAACTTTACCTTCTGGACATTCTTTTGGTTTCTTATCATCCTTCTTAACTACTGTTTTAATCTTAATACAACGACCAGTTAGAGGATTCAATACTTTACCATCAGGACATTCTTTTGGTTTTTTATCTGTTTTCTTATCATCATTCTTAACAACACTCTTAATCTTAATACAACGACCAGTTAGAGGATTCAATACTTTACCATCAGGACATTCTTTTGGTTTCTTGATATCAGTCTTAACAACTTTCTTAATATCAGATTTTCCAGATGATCGATTAAGTTCTAATGATTTATAATCTTTATTCATTTTAACATAAATAATTGTTCTAACCCCTTTGCCAAATGAAAAACACTGATTATTATTATCAGTTTTATCCAAATTTTTTAATTGACAAATTCTTGGATTTAAACAAAATTTAGATTTTGGATTTTTTACATCCCAGTTAAATTTCATTAATTCGCACGGCATTCTTTCATGTATAAACAAATTTTTATCAACAATGGCAGGATCAAATGTTGTTCTCATCCAACCATTGTAAACATATCTGTTATTTTTACAGGAAATACCAGCAATAGCATGTCTTGATGTTGTATTATTATAATTAGATAAAATACATGAATCTAATATATATTTATCTCCATTATATTCAATTACATCTTCAAATTTATCAAGACCTTTAAATTGTTTTTTACTATTACTTAATTTAATACTTTCAGAAGTAACATCATGAGTTTTATCAATATTTCGAACCATTGCTTGAAATGCTGAACCAATAAAATCAACTGTAAAACAATTAACCAATAAATAATCAGGATTTGATTTTATTTCTAATAATTCTTTATAATTAGGTAATAATTTTATTTCAACATTATTACCTACTAAACTTTTTTTATAAAATTCAGTTGTTTTTATAAGATTTATATAATAATCATTTTCTTGAAATCTATCAAGTGTCATTGATGTTTTACCTAACAACTTTAAAAATTTAGGTAAATACATATAAAAAAACCATCCTCGTTTTAACATATACTTCTTATTCATTTTGTCAAGATCAGTTAAATATTTTTTTATAATAACTTCTGGTTTTAATAATTTATAATATTCCATTGCTTTTTCGCGTGATAAATAATTATTAAGAAGTATATCATTTATAACATCATAAAAAATATTTTTATCTTTATTTTTTTTATAAATATTATCATGAAGTAGTAATTTACGCGAATTTTGACTATATAAAATAGCCATTAAAATCGCATTAAACCAACAGGTTCCAATAAACTGTGGAATTGTAACAACATTATTACAAAACTCTTTACTATCCATGATCTATAATTATTAATTATAAAAATAATTGTTTTTCTAAATTAATAAATGATATAGCTCCATTAATTAATAATTTATGATGAAAATCTTTTATTGTCCCTCTTTTTTGTGCTAAAAATTTATCGCGTAATTTAATTATCTCATATTTACCAATTGTATAACATAATGCCTGTGTTGGAATACAAATATATCTATTAATTTCATTAATATTATCTTTTTCACGTTTTGGTAAATATTTATTCATAAAATTTAAAGCCTTTTTATAAGTCCATCCATAATAATTAATACCCGTATCAACAACTAAACGCACTTTTCTTAATAATGTATATTCATTCGAATCATCATCATAATTATCAACATATATTTCCATATAATGGGCAAATCCTTCAATTAAAGCTAAATTATTATAGCCAAATATTTGATATTGTTCTAATTTATATTCTTTCATAAATAAATATTGATATTGGTGCATACATTCATGTGTTAATAATGAATGAATCGATGATTTTGTTGCTACATTATAATAATATAAATTGATATAAACATTATTTTCAGATGGGTCATAATAAGCCAATGATGAACTTTTTTCAAGTGATTCTGGGACTGTTTTGATTTGAAAAGGAGTTTTTGGTTTATAATGAAAATATTTATCAATTAATACATCATAAACATACATAGAAATTCGATTACAATCTTCAAAAAAATCTTCTCTTGATTTATAATTATCATTATTAATCTTTTTTAATTTACTATTTTTCAATAATTTTAATCCTAAGTTATGTATAAATTTCGGTGATTTTTTCATTCCCAACATTTTATTAATTAAAAATCGATAAATTGTTTTACCATTTTTAAGATGACATAAACCAATTGTTTTACGACATTTAGGTAAATAAAATTTTTTAACAAATAAATATAATTTCTTAAATTTATTTATTTTTTCTATTTGTTCTAAAAATTTTTTACAAATGATATAAGGCACTGTAATTTTCAATTTAACACCTTCTTTAATTTTTTCAATAATAGAATTTATATATTTATTAAAATCGTTCATTCTTGATTTTTCATATTTTTTAGGATAAACATTCTTATTTTTATTATAAAAATACATTAATTCGTTTTCAAATGAACCAATTATAAAATATAAATTTAAATTATATTGAAAACCTTTTTTAATTGATTCTAAATCTAATTTTAATTCTATATCATTTGAAGCATATTTCAAATATTTCAAATATAATTTTTTTAATTTTTTATTATATTCATTGCCTAATTTATTTGTATAATGTGCCACCGCATGTTTATCTCTTTTCCCAGTAAAAAAACTAAATTGTGAATCTATTTTTAAATTATCTTCATAATAATTTTTATAATAATTGACCATATATTCTAATAATTATAATTATTATAAATAGATGATTGGTTCTATATTTGCTATTATATTTTTATTAATTCTTGCTTATTTTATGTATAAATTTTTACATTATTTAAGAGATTTTACACATTATCTTAATACATTTACAATTTTTAAGATTTTTAGAATTTTCAGAATTTTTAATATTTTCAGCAATTCTCAATAATTATATATAATTATTTATTAATAATAGAGAATGAGAATAATAATTACAGGTATTATAATATTAATTTTTTTAATATTTTTATTTATATTGTATCAATATTCTTTTAATAATAAGGTTGAAAAATTTACAGCATCTACAACAAATTATGATACCATTGAAACATTGATTGATGATAATATGTTACCATCAAATCCAAATCAAAAAATTCAATTAACTGAATATGATATAATTAGTATATTTAAAACAATATTAGAAAGAACTCCTACATCCGATGAAATGAATAAATTCGCATATTTTGATACATCACAATTAAAAGAATATTTATTTAATTCACCCGAATATGATAAATTAATTAGAATACAAGATAATCGTTATAATAATGATGTTGAAAGTTCAATAGCAAAGAAAAATTTATTAACCAGAATAATGAAAATTTATAAAGTTGTTTATAAAAAAGATGCTCCTGACGCAATTGTAGAACCTTTAAAAGATTGCTTTATTCATTTACAACTCAATGATTATCTTTTTATTTCTATGCTTGAAAATATTAATTATATAAGCTTTGAAACAGAAGTATTATCAACCTATGTTTTAAGTAAGAAAGTTTTATTAGATTTATTTAATAAATATTTCAATGTCTTAGAATTAAAAATGATATCTCAACAAAAAATTAATAATATTAATAATATGGAAAATGATATTGATAATGATATTACTACAATTAAAGAAGATATACTAAAAGTAAAAGATGTTTTAAGTAAAGATATTGATTTAAATGATTTTATTAAAAATACTTTTCCAAATGTTTTTAATGTTCTTTTAAAATCTGCTGTATCTGATTCTGAATTATTAGATGACAAAGAAAAAATAAAACATTATCTAAGTATTATTGAGCATTATAAAAATACTACTGAACGCCTAGAAATGCCTGATAAAACACAAGAAAAAATTCAAAAACTTCCACAAGACACTGAACTATATTATAGAATTTATGATCCAATTGATTATAAAGCAACAAATAGAGATGTTAATAAAAGACCTCCAATCTGTACAAGTCTTGGACAACCCCAATTAACACAACCAATTTTTACAGAATCTAAATTATTATTTCAAGGAACTGATTATGATAAGGCTTTTGAAGAAACACAAATAGGCAGTATAATGCCTAAATTTATATATAAGGAATATCAAGATGTTAAAATAAATTAATGCTTTTTATTAAGATTTCTTAATAATTTAATTTCTATTTTATTTTTTTTAATTTGATCATTATTAGATTTAATTACTTCTTGAAGTTTTTTAATTTGTTTTTGGATTGTTAGTTTATGTTGTTTTGCTTCTTCTTGTTTTTTTTTAATTTCTTTTTCACGTTTTTTTAATTCCTCATCTTTTTTAAGCTTTATTTCTTCATTTTTTTTAAGTTCTTCTTCGCGTTTCTTTAATTTATCATAATTTTTTTTTATTACTTCATTCATTTGTTGTTTTCTTGCTTCCTTTTTTTTTAAAATTTTTTCCATATAATTTAACTTTTCTTCTTTTTTTTTAAGTTCTCGTTCCTTCTGTTTAAGTTGTTCTTTATAAAACAAAAAATCTTTATCCTTTGGCATTCTTATTTTTCATAAATATTTTTTTTAATTATTACATATATATCTCATAATAACATTCATTGTATATAATTCTTGTGTTAATAATTTAAACGCGTATGGAATTCTAATTTGAACAATATTTGTCGCATTCTTACAATGATTACATTTATAAATGTTCTTATCAGGATTTACATTAGCAATCATACCACATTCTTTACATATAAATACTCGATAATTATCAGCACAATCTAACATCTTTTCTTTCAAGAATGAAGCTGTTCCGTGACCAATGAAACAATCACGTTCCATTTCACCTAATCTTAGTCCGCCGCCTCTTGCTCTTCCTTCTGAGCATTGACGAGTAAGCATAACAATGGGTCCATTACTTCCTCTTGAATTTCCTGTCCAGATTGCTTTACCATTTCTTCTAACCATAAATACCTCACTTGGAACTTGGAGACAATATACAGAACCCGAGTAATTATAAATTTCACAATTTCCTCCATTAGTAATAATATTGGAGAGTTTAATGATAACTACTTTCCAGCCATCATTAAATTTTGATTTGTTTCCATTCCATCCTGAATGAATCAATAGACGCATATAATCATCTGCTTTCTTTTCATCATCGGTATTATAAATATTTTTATGATCATTCATATAATTCACAACGATTCTAGCTTGTCTTGTGCTTAGTTCCCAAATCCATTCTGGCAGGTTACCTTTAATTTCTTTGAAATAATTGTAAAGATATGGTTCAATAATTGTATAATCATTATAATCAATATTTAGTTTTGATGTTAAATAATATAATAATAAGTCATTTTGATTTCTATCAATATAAATCATACCATCAACACATTTTGAATATGAAATTAAGATTCCGAATAATTTAAGCCATAATTTCATATTGATCTTCTCATTATTAATTACCAATTCATAATCAGGTTTAGACCATTTAGCATTTTTCTTATAAGAAACAGTCTTATTAATAATATCTTCTGCCTTCTCTAATTTATAAGGAGACCATTTAACTCCGTCAAATTCTTGAATATACATTCTATGATTAATAGTAACATCTAAGTCAATATTATTATCATTGATCTTATACATCAATCCATTATATTCAGGATAATGATAAGCTCTAATTGGATTTTCATAATTTAGAACATTATTTGTAAGTGTAGCAACCTTATCAAGTGTTGTAATCTCATTAATTGGCTTCCAACCATTAACTGTAAGCACTTCGTGGTCTTTTGTTAAACAATGAATCTTATCAGCAACCATATGTTTCAATCTTTGATAGTAAGTTGGTCCAATGAAAATTTCTGTCTTAATTTGTTCTCCTGTTCTTCCATTATACATAATTTCATTACCATGCTTCTCTAATCCAGTCTGTTCTAAGATTGAAGCAATATTTTCAACAGTACAATTATTAAATGGTGTAGCATCTCCTTCTGCTCCTAAATAACAGCTTACTTTTCCCATAATACATTCCATTAATTGCGCCATTGTCATTCTTGAAGGAATAGCATGAGGATTAATAATAATATCTGGCACAATTCCGTCTTTTGTAAATGGCATATCTTTATGATCATAAATCATTCCAATACTTCCTTTCTGTGCTGATCTTGAAGCAACCTTATCACCAACTTCTGGCTTTCTATTCTTTCTAATTCTAATTTTACAGAATTTATAACCATCGCTATTAGTTCCAACATAATTATAATCAACATAACCATCATCATTCGCCTTCATAACAGTGGAATTATCTTGATAAGTATTCTTTCCATTAATTTTACGAGGCATTACTTTGCCTACTAAGATATCATTTCCATCTACATAAGTATTTTTTGGAACGAAACCAGATTCATCTAATTTTGAATATGAAAATGATTCCTTAATTTTTGTTAAATTTGTAGGATTTGTAAATATTTCTTCTTCTCCTGAACTATGATTCTTAGCACATTGATCTCTAAATGCCTTATAATAAGTGCTTGTAAATAATCCTCTGTCTAATGCCGACTTATTAATCATAACACTGTCTTCTTGATTAAATCCTGAATGTGTCATAATTGCAACGATCGCATTTACACCAGATGGTAATTCATTACTATTCGTATATTTTGATAATTTAGTAGATACAATTGGTTTCTGTGGATAATTGATAATATGCCCCATTGTATCGATACGATTTGTGAAATTACTTGCGAAAATTCCAAGTGCCTGTTTTCCCATAGCACAATTACTAACAGCAAATCCATTACCACCAATGAAACTATGAAATTCACTCTCAATAGTTAAATCAGAAATACGATGATTATCAACTTTAATTTTTTTAGTGAATGGAATGAACATCAAATTCCCTTCAATTTTAATAATCTCTTTAAATTCTTCGAGAGTATAATATTTATTTAAATCATTCTTGAAATGATAATCAGAATATTCAGTATAAGCGACTGTTAAAGCTATTTTCTTCATTTTCTCATTATTATAACGAATTCCAATCTTATTATAAAAGCTGATAATATTGAAGCTTACATCTTCTGGTAATTCAAATTCTTTAATAATTTCATTAACATAAATATTATCAGTTTTATATGTTTCAGTATTAAAGGCATTGCTTAAATAACCTGCTACAAATTCGCGTTTAACTAATTGACTTGATTTTAATAGCCACTTATCAATATTTTTAATGATGTTTTCAATAAAAATATTGAAACTAATACTATAAATACCATCACTGAAACCAATTGTCTTAATATCAATATCATAATCATTCTTATCAATTTCATTATTAAACATTGTCTTCGAATTCATATAATAACCAGCCAGACGACTAATTATAGGCATATGATAATCATCATTGTAAAGTTTAGAATCAATTTGAATACACTCAATAGGTTTATTATCAACATAATCAGCGCCAATATTAATCGCTAATTTAGTTGAACTATTAAATTTATCAACTTCAACCCATCCATCATTTGTCATAAATTTATGATCATAAGTAGCGATTATGCTTCTTCCAGTAATTGTTTCAATTGAATATACTGTCTTGCTTGTAATACGATTATAATGATAAACTACTAATGATTTATCTAGTTCTTTTGTGTTTGGATTGAAACATACAACTTCATCGCCGATCTTAATATCTTTAATTAATTTATAATTTCCATTACTTAACATAACTTTTTCATTTTCATTCAAACATTGATAACAATTTCGAGGAGACTGATTATGATCGCTGAATGGAATATTAACACCCAGAATACCGTTCATAAGACTAGCATGAATTTCGCAATTAGTATAACGAGGAGGCATAGCATTACCCTTAATACCTTTTGTTAATTCTGAATAATTAATAGCAATCAAAGCATGATTTAATTCATTAGTATCTAAATATTCAATAAAACCTTCTTCGTCATTTACATTATTAGGGCAAATGAAGTTATCGAATGTCTTATTATTTGTAAATTCTTTCCATGTCATTTTCTTTTCCCTAAGAATACGATTGATTCTCAGTTCACATCTATGTGTCTTTTCATCATAATCAACAATTAAGAGAGGTCTATACATTCTTCCAGATTCAGTACTGATACAAATACATCTTTTTAGAATATTCCAGTATACTGATGTCATTGGATAAATAATACCACAACGCTTATTATGTTTAAGTTTACTATAAAGATCGACTGGATTATTGTGATAACCAATGATATCGCCATTAATTTGTACATAAACATTATTGGGATTTCCTAATTCTTTGAAATAATTAGTAATCTTTTCACGCGAATTCTTAATACTTTCTGTCTCAATATTCCACTTATCATTATTTTCAACAATATATGAATAACTGTCATCATAAATAACTGTTCCTAGTTCAACTAATATCTGACGAATATAAGTGCTACTCATTGAAATCGAGATAATTGTGCTTAGAGCAATGTTTTTTACTAAGCCAACTGAACCACCTTCTGGTGTTTCTGCTGGGCAAATCATATTAAATTGAGAATTATCTAACTTACGAGGTTGCACTAACTTACCATTCTTCTCAATAGCTGTACTAATTCTTCTCAAATGTGATAAAGTGCTAGCATAAGACATACGATTTAATACTTGTGAAACACCTTGTCGAATATTTTGGAAACTTCCAATACTCTTAATTCCCCAATTTCCAGTTGAAAGTGAATATTTTAACCATGAATCTAATAGTGATTGTTTAAAATAACGATGAATATTATTATCATTGATAATATCAGTTGTAGTATTATTATAATTTGCTCTCCAAAGATTTAATTCTCTTTCAATAAGACCTTTGATTTCCTTACTCATTTTTCCGTAACATTGTCTGAACAGATTGCTAAGCAATACACCAGGACTATCAATACGTTTATTCATATAAGAATCGCGATTATCATAATTATCATAACCAAGATAGATACGAATCATCTTGCGAATCATATAACCTAAGTATAAAGCTTTGCGTCTATAATTCTTACCCACATGAGGCAAGAAATCATTTGTGATATTATCTCTGAGAATTTTAATAGCATTTGTAGTAGTCTTATTAACACCTGTCATAATTTTCATTAGAACTTCTTCAGCTTGTTCTTGTGTATGAATATCAGAAGCATCTTCGCAACAAGCCATAAGCTGACCAATAATACGTTGATTATCTTTATTATCTAAATCATAAACAATATGTTGAATAATTTCTTTATCTGAAATAATTCCCAAAGCTCTAAACATGATAAATACAGGAATCTCACTACGAATAAATGATGTATTGAGACGAATACTTCTTCCCATATGATTTAACTTTCCACTCATATTAAGACTTGTTGTTTTTGGAGGTAGATAAATCGAATCGCTCATAGAACGAATCTCGGCATATAAACCATCACTATTATTATTCGGGGCAAATACTAATGTATCATTTTCATTAATACGATCTTGCATAATTAAAACTTTTTCATTTCCATTTACAATAAAATAACCTCCGTAATCATATCTACATTCATTATTATTACTGTCTCCAATTGCTGGAACCTGATGAAGGATACAAGCAGCAGAACGAACCATAATAGGAATCTTGCCAATGTAAACATTATTCACATACTTATCAATTTTAACAGTGATATTATCTTCATTCAAATATTCGATAACAACATGAACATTAACATAAAGTGAACTAGAATATGTTAAATTATTCATTCTTGCGATATAAGGAGTCATAATAGTTTGTGTTCCATCTGGTAATTGATAAATAGGTTTTGTTAATGATGGATTGAGAACATTAATATTAATCTTTTGAATCTTATTATCTTGTTCATATTGTTTAGTTGATATTTTAATAGGATTAAAACCCGAAATGATTTGTGGGAGTGTTGTGTTAATAAATTTATTGTAACTATCGATCTGATGCTTAATCAATGGACTGATTGAATCAACAGATTTATTATCAATAAAATATTTATCTAAAATATCCCAACAAAATGAATCGGGTAGTTCCATAATAATAATATGTATATCAATTATATAAAAATATTCATTTTTTTTTATATATAAAAAATGATTAATATTCATAAATAATTTTTAGTCACTTAAATGTCTATTTTTACAAGAAAATTAACTATTGATGATATTCATTATTTCGATAAAAAACGCAAATCATGTTCAAAAGCTACAAATGATTGCGATAATAAGATTAGAGAACAAATTTTATATGAGATAGTAAAAGATACTATACCACTTAAATGGTATTCAAGTGTTTCTGAATGGAAAAAAATTAAAAACGAATTTTTACAATCATTAAAAAATATAAGCAATTGTAAATTTAAAAAGCTTGACATTGAATATAAGGCAGGTAGAAAATTTAATTACGATTTTACTGTTTATTATTTAAATCAAAATAATGATATTATAAATGAAATTAATATCGAATTTAAATTTAATTGTAAGAAAATTACAAATTATCCTCAGTTTCTTTCAGTTTCTTCTAAACATTTCATAAAAGGTTTAGAATATGCTGAATATTTCTATGATAATTATTTAACAGATGTTCTTGATTTAATTGATGTTGATGAAATTCCCACTAAAAAAGAATATATGAAATTTATCCATCAAATCGATTATAATAAATTAGATATATTTAAGGAACTTTATGATAATGAGACTAAAATAAAGGATTTAAAGAAAAAGATTGTTAATACTTCGATTAAAACATACTTACAAGAAATTGATGAGTCTTGTTTAGATATTGAAGAAATGAATAATACATTCGCAACAAAACAAATAAATAAGATTTATATTATGTATAATGATGGTTTATTTTATGAAGATTCGATTAGTAAAGATGAATTAACTGTTATAGGTATCGAAAAAATAAATAAAAATAACTGTCTTATTCTTGAAACAAATTCAAGTTCAAAAATACATATGTTATTAAGATGGAAAAATCACGCAGGGATTTTATATCCAGCATGGCAAATAAGTATTAAAAGGTTTTGCACATTTAAAATGTCTGATATAATGTTATTAAAATGATATAAGAATTAATCGATATTATAAGATGGTAGTGATGCAACTCTACCATGCATAAGACCTATCGTTAATCTAAATAATGGTGTGTTTGGAACGAAAGTTCTATTATTTAGGTTATAATTGATTACTTTGTTATCAGAACAAGAAACCTAACGGTGAGATAATCAATTACTAATAAAACAAAAATTAAAAATGAATTCATACCATGTCCACGCTTGGTACTACCCAAATTTTTACTACTTTTAGATATTTATTTTGCTGTTAAATCGGCATTTTAAATGTCCAAAGGTGTAAAAGGTTTTGATTATAATCTTAATCATAAATCGGAAGAATATATTGAAGTTCTGTTGTATTGATAGCATTATTCCCGAAATAAATCATAATAAAATCGTTTGTTTTTTTATTCATAAAACTTTTAATAATTTTATTATATAATTTTTTAAGTTCTTGACGACTAATATCAAATTTATATTTTATATAAATTAAATGATTTTCAATTAAATAATTATCATCAATATCAATAAGACAATAATTGAACTTATACTTACCTTTTCCATAACCTCTATTAACTACTAATAATAAATCATTATTTCCTTTTTTATCTATGAAATTCTTTTTATCATCATTCTTATAATTCACAATAATAAGTTTGTTATCTTTAATATCACTACTATAAATCAACCTTGTCTTTTTATTATCATCTGTTAAAATATCTTTATGTTCATTCCAAGTAATATTACCTACTTTTACTTCAAAGTCCATTTCATCGAGTGTCTTTGAATTTTGATATAAATCTTTTATTTTTATAATATTTTCTGGTGTATTGAAAATGATATGAGAATTCTTCTTTAAATAGAAGAGTTTATTCGTATCAATTTCATTCGATTTTTGAATAATAAATATGATTGTATCTTGTTGTGTTTCTAAATAACTATTATTTGAAGAACAATCAATTATATTTATAATTTTATAATTCATAATAATCATTTCTCTTAGTTTGCTGTAATAAAGACAATTCATGAAATTGGAAGGAAGTATAAAAGCAAGAATACCATTATCATTTAGTTTTTGTAAAGAATGAATGATAAATAGTATAAATAGGTTAGGTCTTCCATCATACAATTTAGAAAACTTTTTATCAATTTTGACTTTTTTTAATACTACATAAGGAGGATTGCCAATAATTAAATCAAATTTTTCATCAGTTGAATATTCTAAATAATCCAAATTTAATAATTGAATATTATTTTCAGAAGAAGATGAATACATTTTAATATTTTCATAAATAACTTTATTTAACTCTATTCCAGTTATTGAGACATCTGTAAAATTCTTATCAATATAATCAATGATCTCACAAGAACCAGCAGAAGGCTCTAAAATAGTCTTAATATTTTCCTTATATATATCAAGATTCGCAAACATCAAATCAATAATATCATAAGGAGTAAAATAAATACCATTGTCTTTCTTATCTTTTTTTGATAAACATTTGGTTAAATCTCTTGATAATTGATTAAATTGTTGTTGATATTTAGAAGACATTGATTTTAATAACAAAAATAATTTATATTTATAATTCATTTTTTTTATTTAATATTTTCTCTTCACCATTGATTATAAAATATCCTCCATAATTTTCTTTATCTGATGAAAACTTACATTCACAAGAACCAACCATTATAGGTATACTACCTAACCAAATATTCTTAGCAGTTCTAATAAGTTTTTTATTATTATTGAAAATATTCATATCAATCTGAACATCATACTCATATGATAATTTATATTTCTTAGCAGTTTCAGGTGTGATAATAATAAATGTTCCATCTTCGAGTTTATGAAGTTTTTTAATGAAAATATAATGAATAACATTTACACGAACTTTAACATCACGATTTAAAGAAATTTCCTTAAATCCTAAAATATTCTTAGGTATTTTATTTTTTATAAAGTTTTGAAATATGGCTTTTTGTTTTTTTATCATTTCATTATCAAATTCATAAGTCTTATCAATCAAATAATCATCTAAAATATTTGAATAAAATTCTGTTTTAGCCATAGTTTCTTTATTAATAATAACTAAATCATTTTTTATTTATCTATTATTAATAATGAAAGATGGAAAAAAAAATAGAAGACTTAACAAAAGACGAATTAAACGCAATTAAAGCAATTATTAATAACCAACCGTTGACATCTGCTTTAATGATGAAAATAAAAAAAGATGTTAATTCTGAATATAAGAATGTTATTGATATAATAAGACTTAAAATAAAAAAAGAAAAGGAGATAAATATGTTCAAAAAAGAAGAAATGAAAAAATATAGAAGTTTTGATGAAAAAAAATCAAAAATATTACATAAATCTTTACCGTATATTAAAAAACCTTTATTTAAACCATTTAAATCATTAAAATCTATTAAAAATAATTATGATAATAAAGCATCATCTGTAAAATATATTGATGATAATAAATATAGAAGTTTAGATGAAAAATATAAAAAAAATATAAGTTTAAGATCAAAAAGTTTAATTGATTCATCAAGAAATACATCAATTACTAAAATAAATTATGATGAAGATATTATTGAAAAAATAATATTATATATAGATAAATATTTTTATCCAGGAAATATTATTAGATATTTATCAATGTTAGATAATAGATTTTGTGATTTTAATGAAACTTGTGATTATGGAAGATTTAAAAAAGACGATGATTATAAATGTGGAACAATTCATAATAATATTTTCTTATATAATTTTTTACAAATTTTAGATATAAAATGTTTATATCTATGTTTTCATAATGGAAAGCATTATATTTCACCATTAAACGATAAGGGGTTTTTAAGTTTTATACAAACAAAATCAAATTTACCATATGATAATATGTTAAATAATCCAAATATTTCTAAAATATATTATGAAAATATCCAATTATCTCTAAATAAAATATTGAAAAAATTTGAAAACGTCTTTTTTAATCAAGAAACAAATAAATTAGAAATACCTTGTCAATTATATGATTTAGTTATTAAACATAATATGTTTAATTATGATATTGAAATAGATTCAATGTTTGAAGTTAAATTAATAGGTATTAATAATAAAAATTTTATTGCTAGTATTATAAATAATAATAATCATAGTATTTCTGTGATAAAATTAAATGATAAAAAATATTTTAATCCGTCATTCGAAACAGGAATAAGCGAAAAATATAGAATTTATGATTATACACCATTATTTAATAATTATTATTATTTGAAAAAAGATTATTTCGCAAATACAGAACATGAATTAAATAAAATAGATATTAAAACTTATGAAGATAATATAAAAGAACTTTATAATTCTCGTTTTATGTATGGTTTAAATAAATCAATATACGCTTATACTGGTGATAATTTACATTTATTTTCAAACAGACATCAATTAAGAAAACAAAAAAAATATAAAATAATGAATGGTGGTTCTAATAATATTAATTTATATATTCCGCCAAATAAAAAAGGGTTTTGCTGGTATTTATCAATAATATCTTCTATTTTTTATGCCGATGAAATATGTACTATTATGCTTAACAAAAGTATTAGATATATTAATAAATCAATTAATCTTTTAATAAAATATGGCGATGAATTACATAGTATTCGCAATGAAACTTTATTAAATTATAAAAAATTTAATAAAGATAAAACTAATATTATTAATATGATGATTTATTTAAATATTTTTGTATATACATCATATTCTACAATTGTTAAAAATAAATTTAATGATATTACTAGTAAAAAAAATTGGAAATTATGTCTAAATTATTTATTTGAAAATGAAAAAATTATTAATTTATGGAATAATTATTTATTAAAATTTACAGCAATTGAATGGCAATCAATTAAGTAAATTATTTTTTATCATTAATGTTTGCTTAGGAATTATTGAATTAATTTTAAAATTATTAAATTTTTTTCTTATTTGTTTTGTATCTTCGCCTGTTATTATAAATTTATTGTCATTTAGTAAACTTAAATCAATATTATTATCTTCATTTGAATATATGAAATCGTATGGCTGAATATTATTTAATTCTGTATTTATGAATTTAACATTTTTAGTTAAATTATGAAGTTCTTCTAGTTGTTCTTTTTTTATCGTTTCTTCTTGTTTATTTAGAAATATATACATCGCAGAAGCTTCTAATGATGACTTATCAATCAATTCACAATATTCATTATATAACCAATCATAATATTTATCCTTTTGATTTTCATTACTTTCTTTTATGTATTCTTGAATATTATTATAAAGATAATTATGATTTTTTTGAATATTTATATAAACATTTATAATTGGACTATTAATTAAATTATAAATATTTATATTTCCATGAATTGTTATAATATCATTTTTGATATATGCCAACAAATTTAAAAATAATATTTCACAATTTATATTAACTCCGTGATAATTATTAATTTCAATTGGATGTTCCAATAAGACCTTATTCGCAAAATCAATATTTTCTTTTGTATTTTTCAAGATTGGAATGGTTATTGGAATCTTTGTTAAAATCTTATTTTTAACATTTGTATTATTATAAATAATATCATAATTATCATCATATTCATCATCTACAACGCAACCATTAGTCTTATTTATATGTAACCTATAATGTGATTTTTTATTAAAAATTTTATTACATTTTTCACAAATAAATTTACTCATAATTTGTAATAATATAATTTTTTTGTTAAAAATATATAAACTTATAAATGTTATATTAATAAAAACCATGTGTGGAATTTGGGCATATATATCAGCCATCAAAAAAGACTATTATGACGCATATTTTAAAAAGATATCTCATAGGGGTCCTGATGCTTCTAGTTATATATCACTTCCAGACATTTCAATCGGCTTTCATAGATTAGCAATTGTTGAAAAAAGTTTTAAAGGAATGCAACCATTTTATGATAAAAATATTATTTTTGTTTGTAATGGTGAAATTTATAATTATATTGATTTGAATATTAAATATGGTATTACTGAATGTAATAATGATTGTCAATGTATTCTTGAATTGTATAAGAAGTTATCATTCAGTGATTTTATCAATGTTCTTTCAAAAGAACTCATTGGTGAATTTGCATTTTTATTATTTGAATTTGATGAAAACAATCGTCTTTCTAAAATTATTGGTTCAAGAGATGTATTTGGCGTAAGACCTTTATATTATGCTAAAAATAATGATAAAGATTTTATGTTTAGCTCGGAATTAAAAGGAATTGCACCAGAATTTACAGATGTTAAAGAATTTCCATGTGGTAATGTTTATTATTTTGATTATATTAATGAATTTGAACAATATTATGATATTTCTAATAATATTTATGATACTAAGGTAGATCCTTCATATGACCTATCAAAAATTAAAGATACTTTAATTGATGCTGTTAAGATTCGTTTAATGGCTGATAATCCTGATGAAATCGGTTTCTTTCTTTCAGGAGGCTTAGATTCGAGTATTATTTGTTCAATCGCATCTAAGCTTTTATATCCTAAGAAAATTAGAACATTTTCAATCGGATTTAAGGATTCTACTGATTTGCCTTATGCCAAAAAAGTAGCCAATTTTATTAATTCACAACATAAAGAGATTATTATAACCGAAAATGATGCTTTGAGTGTTATCGATGAAGTTATTTATGCTACTTGTTCATATGATATTACTACTATTAGAGCATCTTGTGGACAATTTTTATTAAGTAAATATATTAAAGAATATACAAATATTAAAGTTATTATAAATGGCGATGGATCCGATGAAGTTTTAGGTGGCTATATATTTAATTATTATGCTCCTGATGCTGAAAGCTTTCATAAGTCATGTTTAACTTATACAAAAGAGATTCATATGTATGATGGAAGAAGACTTGATAGATGTCTTGCTTATTTTGGATTAGAGGCAAGAGTACCATTTTTAGATGTTAATTTTGTTAAAACAATTTGGTCAATTCCTCCTAAAATGCGAATGCCAACTTATTCAAATTGTGAAAAGTTCTTATTGAGACAAGTATTTAATGATAATATTCATTTGCCAATTGATTGTTTATATAGAAAAAAAGAAGCATTTAGCGATGGTATTTCAAGCAAAGATAAATCGTGGTTTTCAATTATCAATAATAAAATGGAAAATGAGAATATTAAAGATTTAAAAGGCTGTCCGTCAAAAGAAGCATGTTATTATAAAAATAAATTTATTGATTTTTTTGGAGAAAGTAGAGTTTCTATAATTCCTCATTATTGGCAACCAAACTTTAAAAATGCGGATGTTTATATTGATCCTTCTGCGAGAGTGTTAAATGTTTATTAGATTTAAGAAATAAACGATAAAATAATGTAAATGCAATATTTGCTCGATTCAAAAAAAGAATATATTGATATAATTTTAGATAATATTACATCGCCTATTTGTAATTCGATTTATGATATGTTTAAATCGTGTAAGAATATTCAAGAATTTCAAAGTAAAATGGCAAATATAAAAAATTGGAATAATTATAATATAAATGAATATTATTTATCAATTTTAAAATTATGTAAAATTAAAAATATTCAACAAATTTTAAATCAAGTAATTATTCTTAATGTTCAATTAAAAACCGAAAAGAAAAATATAAATCCTAATTCAATTAAATTTATTGATATTGATGATTTTATTTATAAATGTCTTGTAAATGCTAGTATTTATTGTTGGAAGAATGCTTATTTATTTGCCCATAAAAATCTAAAACCATCTGAAAAACAATATCATTTAAATATAATAGAAAAAAATATTAAAAAAATAATTAAAAGCACTATTCGAGATTGCACACCATTTGATTTTATTTTAGATAACATAACATTTTTAACTGATTTAGATCCTATTAGAAGACCAGTATCGACAACAAATGAAGAAATTAAAAATATATTTCAAGATTATAATATTGAAGATAAACCATTAAATAAAATTTTATTAGATAAACAACCAGATGAATTAGAAGATGAAGAAGAAAGCGAAGAAGAGGATGAACAAGATGAAGAAGATGATGAACAAGATGAAGAGGAAGAAGAAGATGAAGAAGAAGAGGAACAAAGTGAAATTGAAGTAGAAGTTAAGAAAGAAATTACTGTAAATGATGAAGATGAAAAAAGAGAAATTTATATAGCAAGTGATAATGAAAGTATTCCAAAAAAGAAAACTAAAAAAAAAGAAGTTAAACCATCAGACACGCCAGAATCATCGGAACAATCAGAAGATATTCAAACATCAGAAGATGTTTCCGATGAAAGTGTAAATCTAAATGATTCTGATGATATAGAAAGTATTAAATCAATAGATATTTCAAAGATTCATCCTATCACAAGTGATAGTGATGTTAGCATAAAAGAAGAAAATTTAAATATTAAATCGCCAATACCAGCTAAAAGAAATGATAAAAAACTTCCAAAAAAACCAATAAAATTAAAGAAACCTATTACTCCAAGTGATAGCGAAGAACTTACTGATAAAGAAGAATCTATAATAAAAAAATCTAAATCAATTGTAAATGATAAAAACTTGAATGGTTCTAAAAAAAAATTGGTATTTGCAACAAATTCTTCAAGTGAAGACGAAGAAAAAACAAAATTTACGAATAAATTATATAAGTCTGATGATAGTGATGATGATGAAGATAATTATAATGTTAAAACTATAAAGATCAATTCATCTTCCAGAAGTCGTTATTATAGTTAAGCACGACTTGTTTTACAGTTACTATAATATACACAAATTTTCATAACAAATCTTGAAATTAAAGAGGTTGTTATTATATTATTATTTTTGTCATATAGATTAAAATTTAATCTTGTTAATTGCGATATAGAAGGATTTATTACATAAATATTTTCACTTGAATTAAAATCATTGTAAATAGTTGTCATACCTTTATTTGTAGTATTAATATTATTAGTATCTAATACAATTGAATCAAAATAACTTATATTTGTTGTAATTCCTTGTGATTTTGTTAAAACTGTTGTTAGACGATTATAATTATTTAAATCAATAAAAACACTATCTAAGTTGGTTATTTGTGTGGGATCTCCTAATGTTGCTGCCGGTATTGATAAAGCTGAATAAATTATTTTAATTTTATAAACGTCTCGTAAAGGTTCTGTTAAATTTACATAAAAACTATAATTACTAGTTGAACTTGTAAAATTAGCATTAGAACTATCTACTAATATTATTTTATAATCAATTGTTTCACTCATATCAGACATTATTTATATTAATAATATATTATTAATTAAGAAATAATACAACACTTTTCTTTATTTTCAGAATTTATTTTTGTCAAAGAAGTTAATTTAAGTTTATTATTTGAATTTATAAAAACTTTTGATTTCTTATTATTATAATCATTTGAATTATTTGAATTATTAAGATATTTATAAATATTATTTTTCATATATATCAACTATTACTAACACTTACATTTATATAATTTTTATCTAAATTTTTATTTTCTGTTGTAAATGTTATTGAGGGTGTATTTGCCGGTGTAGTCGTAGGAGTTTGCACATATTTATCATTAGAACAACATGTAGGTTTATTACATAATTCAACTATATCAATTGAAAGAGATACAGGTAAAGTTAATTTTCCTTCATACTGTTTTTTAATTCGTTTTTTTATAGAAGCAGGAAATGTATATTCCATTCCATCATAAATTTGATCATAATCTTCGATAATATTTGTTATAAATTCACTTGTAATTTTATCTGAATCATTTGTAAGTTTATTATCAATAACATGAGACAATTTATTAAATTTACCTTTTACTTGATGAAATAATTGAATATGTTCATAAACTTTAAAATTAGATATTAAAGATAATATTAATCCTGTTGAAGAATTAAGAATTATATTTAAAACTTTTAATAATTCTTGATCGACTATTATAGCATTTATAATAACCATAGCAGAATTTGTAACAATTAGAGGAATATTTATTAAATTCTTAATAAATGTAAAATAATTATTAGATTCTTCTGCTAATACTGAACTTATAAAAGCTTTATCTTTATATTGGATTAATAATTCTTTTTGTTGTTCTGTTATCGGCATTTAACCTATATATATAATATTATATAATTATAAAAAATGGATATTGATAATGTTAAAATATTCATTATAAATTTAGATAAAGATGTTAAACGATTAACAAACGCATATGAACAATTAAACAAATATGAATTTAAAAATTATGAAAAATTTACGGGAATTTATGGAAAACAATTATCAATCGATGAAATCAATGATAATACTACTTTTATTGGTAAATTATTAGCATCTAAAAGTATGATAGGATGTGGTTTATCTCATATTAAACTTTGGGAAAAGATTGTTAATGAAAATATAGAATTATCATTGATATTAGAAGATGATTTTGTATTTTACGATGATTTTAAAAATAAACTTAATAATCTTCTTTTGAATGTTCCTAATAATTATGACATGATTCATTTATCATCTTGTATTTTTCATAATAAATATTTAAAATTATATGATATTAATGATTATTTTTATAAACAATTATTTATTCTTCAAACTTTAAGTTATATAATAACATTAGATGGTGCTAAAAAACTTCTAAAATATATAAATAAAGTTAGTTATCATATTGATATTGATATTTCTTTTAAATCAATCTTGAATTATAATCATATAAATATTATTTCTGTTAAAGATCCATTGGTATATCAAACATTTGAAGATAGTAATAATACAGATGATAGAGAATTTCCATTAATTGTAAATAATTTATTAATTCATAAAGATTTAAATTATTTATATAAAACATGTTTGCTAACTATTAATATTGATTTAAATTTTAATAAAATAATTATTTTTATTATAGGTTATTATATGATTGATGTAGCTGTAATTATATTGGTTGCCGAATATATTTACAAAAAAAACAATAAAATTTTTGAGAATTTATTTATTTTAATTTTAGGTTGGATTACAAAACTGATATTATTTTAGAATGTAGATATTTGATCATTGCTTCCCATCTATAATTTGTTAAAATATGTTGTCTGCCTTTTGTTGCGTGTTTATTCATCAATTCAGGATTACTAAAATATTTCCAGAAAGCCTCTGCAAAATCATGAGGATCGCATAATTCTGCTATGCCTCCAATATTATTATTTTTACAATCTAAATATATATTTACCTTAGGTTTAATAATTATTGAAATACCTTCATTTAAAAATTCTCGCATACCTCCAACATATGATGATACCTGTGCTTTACCAATTGCCAAACCTTCAAAACCACATAATCCAAATCCTTCACCATCTGCCGAATTTACTCCAACGTCACAAGCATTATATAAAATATTAATATCACGATCTGATAATTGTTGAGGCATTTTAACAGGAACAATTGTTTGTTTAGCATATTCATAAGGAATACCACGTAATTTACATTCATTTTCTAAAACATCCATTAAATCCCAATAACCATCTACCATAGTGCCAACAACAAGTTTAATAGGACGAGATGTATATTTATTAATCTTACAATCACTTTTATTAAGAGTCTTTTTAACATTAACTAAATAATGTCTTTCTACAAATTCTGCCCATGCTATTATTGTCGTATCCCATCTTTTTCTTGGCTGATTTCTATTTAAATTTAATACCATAAAATCTTCATCATTATATTCATAATATAATCTTGCTACGGATTGATCTATCGGATAATATAAATTATGATCAAAACCATGAGGAAATACATAAATAGGCATATCGGGTTTTATTCCAAGTTTATAAGCTATTTCTTTCCAATAAGGTGTAAAAGCAATAATACCATCATAAAAAGTATTTAATAGTCCTATATAATCTTTTCTTTGATAGGCATAAACTTGATCCATATATGAAAGTAATTTAAAATGAGGTTTCATATTCCAACATTCATTAACTAATGTAGCTGTTAAAGCAGATGTAATTATAGCATCATTAAAAATTATAATAATGTCTTGTGGATGTTTTTTAATATAATCACCAATTTCTTTTTCTCCAAATCCATTTCTTTTAGGTTCTTCACTAGCATAAGCATCATGAATAACAACTGATGGATGAATATCACTTCTTAAAAATGTCTGATTTTGATTATGATTAAAATTTTGAAATCCATAAATTGTTAACTCGATATCATCATAAGCACCCAAATATTTCGTTATATAATACATAACACGACTATAACCATTGCTTTGATGTATATGAGTTCCTGCCCATAATATACGTTTTTTACCATTTTTTGATGGATACCACCAATTATTATTAAGATTATTATTAATATTTTTCTGAACTTGTTCTTTTTCTTTATCAGAATTTATATTTAAGTTCTGTATATTTGATATTATATCAGTATTATTAGAAGGATTAAGAATTTCTATCATTTTTATAAATATATGTAAAAAATCTTTAAATCAATATATGTTCATAATAAGGTTGTAAAATCTTTTCCATTAAAATTTCAGGTGTTATTTTATCATTATTTTCTAAAATTACATTCAATAATTGTTCTGAAAATCCTGAAATAATTGATGTATTTTCATAAGTATTATCAATTGGAAAGTCGTTATAAGTTCCATTTAAGTTCCAATAAATTAATTCAGGAACATTTAGACCTTTTTCAATAAATTTATTCATAAAAATAGTATGTGAATTTTTCATATCAGAAGTTTCATTATTTTCATTTGCGGATTTATCAAATTGCATATCAGTAAAACAAATAATCTTCTTATAAGAAGTTAAATTATTTTCAATAATCATATCAGCAACTTTAATAAAATCAGTATTTAATCCAAATGGAGATTTCATAATTGAAGTAATTTTTTCAGATAATGTTTCTCCTTTAATTGTAAAGAAAACTGGATCTTTTGAAAATGTAATGACTTTATTATGTAAAAAGTCTTTATTAATATGCGCCAATAATAAACCAAGAGCAACTGAAACATAAATAGGTTTAACTTGAAACGCACTATTAAACATAGAACCAGAAATATCTACAATTGGTATAATTCCTTCAAATTCTTTACCATCAAATGTATTTAAGAATGCTTTCCATTCAAGTTCTAATGTTTCATCAACTTCATCCATTTTAAAAGATCTTGTTTTAAGATCAATATATTTCTTAACAATTTCATGAGGCAATAAACCAGTAACTTTCAATTTAACTTTATTTTCTGCCACATTTTTAAGAAATTCTTGATATTTTTCTTGATCATTTTTAATAAATGCTTTCTTATATTTACTTAGTGCCTTTGCTGGAAGTTTTTCATATTCAATAAGTTCCCATTGTTTATTACACATTTTTGTCTCAACCAAATCAAGTTTTTTACGAAGAGGACTAATATATTCTTTACGATATTTTTGTTGATAATCTTTAATTTGTGGAAAAAGATGTTTTACAATTTTAATAACATTTTTCTCATTTGGATTAATAGCCCATTTAGCACATAATGAAATATGTTGTCCCATTTCAAGACATACTTTATCATACTTCAATTGATTCGCAAATAATTCATATTCAAAGTTATTCTTTTTTGTATTATTAATAATATAATTAACATCTTTCCAACATCCATATTTATTAATATAAGTCTCTAAATTTGATTTATAAACTGCTGGATCTTTCTCTTTCAACCAAATAAGACAATAATTACTAACAGTCTTTTCCTTCTTTCCTTTTAACCTATCTCTTGAATTAAAGATGATAGCGACTGTTTTTAGTTTATCTTGTTCCCATGATTTATTTAGATAATTAATCAATTGTTCTTTATTTACATCTCTTACAAGCTGAATAAATAAATCTAAATTTGGGTTGTTTGTTGTTTTAAATGTTTTAGGTGTGTCTTCTTCGATATCTGATGTTATTTCATCCATATTATTTATAATATAGATGCGTTATTTTTATATATTATTTAAAATAGTGTAATGAATAAAAAAGAATTAATTATTGAAATTAAAAAACTTTATCCATATTTCAAAAATTTACAAAAAAAGAAAGTTGCTGAATTGAAAGAAATTTATGAAAAAAACTGTGACAATTTTAGTCTTAAAAATGAAAGAAATAGTTGTTATATGGATGCTTTATTTGTAGCCTTATTTCATGATAAAAATAAATATATAAGTGATTTATTTTTTAAGTCAGATTTAAAGACATTCGATAATCCAAGACTTAATATAATTGCTGCTGGTATTAAATATGAAGTTGAAAATATTTATAATAGGTTATTTAATGTTGGCTCAACAAAAAATTTAACATGTAGTAATTTGAGAAAGTTATTTAATGATTTTTTTAAAATTAATTATCCAACAATGCGTATAGGATGGAAAAGAGATCAATTAGAACCATTAGATGTTATAAATATTCTTGATGATATAATTATTTTTAAAAAGAATTTAAAAATAAATACTAAAATTTACGGAACTAATAAAAAAGGTAAATCAATTGTATTAAGTAAACTTAAAATGATAAGTGATAAAAATATAACAACAAATAATTTTAGTTCTTTTATATCTATCGATAATTTATTGTCAAATGACAAAATATATTTAAAGAACTTATTTCCAAAAACTATAAATGATGTTAAATTTGATGAAGAAAATTTGTGGAAACCATATTCAAAAAATAGCAAAGAAATTTATAGTAGAAAAATAGAAAAGGTAACTTATTTATCGTCAAAGTTATTATTTATAACAGTAAATCGAATATTTAAGATGGGTTCACAAGACGCTGAAAAAATAGATTCAAAGGTTATACCAGCATTAAAACTTAAACTTAAAGATAATGATGATAATTTATATCTTAAATCAATAATTATTCATCATGGATCTGCTGGTGGAGGTCATTATACTACTTTATTTAATTGTAAAGGAAAATGGTATGAATATGATGACATGAAATCTTCTATTGATTTAATTGGTAACTTTGAGGATTTATGTGAATATAATGATAATTATTATTTAAAAAATTGTACAAATATTATTTATTATTAACAAGTCCAATTATTTTTATTTCTACATAAAGGACACAATGGTATATAAATTTCATCTGTATTTTCATAAAAACAATCTTTATTACATATTTGATACCAGCAGTCATTGCAAACCATATGTTTACATTTTAAAATAATCATTTTTGTATCTTCAAGACAAACAGGACAATTATTAATAATATCAGTAATTTCATGACGACCTAATTGAATCGCACAATTAGCACTCATACCATTATAAGAATCTAAAATCCATTTAGGAACTTTTTCATTACAAAATTTATAATTTCTACATCTAATTGGAAAACAACAGATAGAATAACAAAAACCATTATGGTGTCTATGACCGCATTTACAATTTTCATCATATTTATTTGTATCTTCATTAAAACATTCACAATAACACTCTTTGATACATGTTCCATCACCATTACAATTTAATGATGACATTAAGTATATTTTTTAATCATAAGTTATTATTTAAATCAATTAATAAAAAAATGAAAAATAATATCTAATTTTTTTATTCATATAAAAATGCTAAAATCTGAATATGAATTATCAATCAATGATATTAATACACGAATTAAAAAAGAGGTTTGTTATAAAACTTTGAAAGAATTAAGTGATCTAAATTTAATGCCTAAATATAAAGAATGTATTTCTGTAAAAAATGAGATTAAAAAACTGGGAGATATATTAGAAGTATATGTTAATGAAGTAATAAAACAAAAAATAATAGATGATTATTTATTAACATTAATACCAGTAGGAACAAAAGGATCTATAAGAGGCAATAAATTTAATAATATTGTTAAAGAATTTATCATAAATTTATCATTAGATATAACAAAATTTGAAATTTGTTTTGAACAAAAGTGCGAACATCATTTAACGTCTGAAATTCCAGATTGGTATATTTTAGAAAAAAAGAGTAATAAAATTATTATTGGTATGAATCAATTAGATTTATGGGGAGGATGACAGCAAATTAATAGAGGTTCAAAATACTTAGATGACAATAAACATAATAATGAAAATAGTAAACTATTATGTGTTGTATGTAATGAAATACAATTTAAAAGTGAAAGAAATAAAGTATATAAACTATTTCAAAAAGGATTTAAAAATAATACATTGTGTTATTTAAATAACTTACAAAATATAATTAATTCATATTTTAATTTAGCAATGGATTAAATTTAAATATTAATTCTTGTTTTGAAATTGATTTTGGTCCAACTGTATTATTAAAATCATAATTGATTGAAGATAATTTATTAATATTATCACTTATAGATTTATCATTTGTAAATTTTATAAAATAATGCGATTGAATACTTTTTTTATCAATATTTTTATCTATTGTTCCAGCATTAACACCAACGCGACGGAATGATATATCGGGGTTTTCTGTTTTTTCAACAAACATAAAATTTAATGGTTCTATTTTTTCATTTACAATTCTATTAACTTCTTTTTTTTCCCAAATTTGAAATATACACGGAACATTATATTCAATTTTATCTACTAAAAATGATTTATCTGGTAAATCAATTTCGAATATGAGATGAAAATTTAATGAAAATGATTTTTTTAAACTATCTTTTTTAAAGCTTTTTGGTAATATAAATGAAATAGTATCACAAAATTCACATGATTTTTTTATAAATTTAATTGCCATTGAAGACTGACGACCAAACGGTGGATTACCTATTACATGAATTTTACTAAATTTATCTTTAATAGTATTATAATCATATAATAAATAATCTTGTTTTATAATTTCATTATTATCTGGTTCTAAATCATAAAATATAAAATTATTTGATAATGATTTTATTCCTGAAATAAAAGCACCATTACCAGCACTTGGTTCTATAATTAAATCATCGATATCTATTTGAATAGTTTGTTTAACGAAATTTAAACAAGACTCTACAACAGTATCTTTTGTATAATATTTATCAATTGTATTACGATTTAAACCTTTTTTTTGTTTAATTTCCATATTTTATTCTTCTGTTAATTTGGATAATATTTAAATCATTTTTTTATGTGATAAATTATATAAAGATTATTTATAATAATATTATTATCTTGTAATAGGGTCGCAAATTATACCAACAGCAATAATTTCTCAAATATAGAAACCCAGATGGTATAATGTTTTCTATCTTGTATAAGATAAATCCAGCAATTTTATTTTAAAAGTTTGTCTTTCGAGGCGTAATTATGTCAACCGCAATAATTTCTCAATTACAGAAACCCAGATGGCATAATGTCTTCTATCTTGTATAAGATAAATCCAGCAATTTTATTTTAAAAGTTTGTCTTTCGAGACGTAATTATGCTACCAGCAATAATAAAACTGTTGAAAGTAAAATAGCATAATGTCTTCTATCTTGTATAAGATAAATCCAGCAATTTTATTTTAAAAGTTTGTCTTTCGAGACGTAATTATACCAACAGCAATAATTTCTCAAATATAGAAACCCAGATGGTATAATGTCTTTCTATCTTGTATAAGATAATTCCAGCAATTTCATTTTAAAGATGACCTATCCTTCGGGATATAATTATGCAAACAGCAATATTTTTTTAATGATAAAAAAGATGGCATAATGTTTAATTATTTGACAATTTTAAACATAAAAATAAAAAATTGTTTAGGATTAATAAAAATATGTTTTTGATATTTTATCTTGTAGATAAAGATAATTCCAGCATTATAAGTTATTATTAATTATTATTTGTTTTTATAATTTTACCTATGTTAATTATAGGTAAAATTGGACAACATTCCCATAAGTGGTTTTTGAATAAAGTTTGAATTTTATATTCAATCGGATATAAATGTGCTAAACCAAATTTAACATCTTTCAAATATTTTTGATGTTTCTCATCAATCAAATCAATACTCTGAATTGGTAATATTAATAATAATTGTTGAAAAGGTTTTAAATAACTACCATTTAATTTTATTTCTTCGATTGTATTAACTTTAAGAAAGTTACTAACATCTTTTGCTGTTGGTGGATAATTATAAGGATAATACCATGTATAATCTAAATCCATCTTTTTATAATAATTATAAGTCCAGTAAATTCCCTTAATATACATTGAAGAAGCTGTTGATATAGAAAGACTATCAATATTTATATTAATATCAAATAGTCTTTTATAATAATAATAGCGCCATTTTTTAGAATCATTGAACATTTCGCTTAAAATAGGATCTTTATTTTTAATCGCATATTCTTGTGAATTACAACTATAATCTCGTGGTTTTTTCTCGATGTCTTTTGTAATTTGTGAAATAATGTCATTATCTTCAGTTTCGGCAATTTTATTAAATATTTCAGTTAAAGTAGCTTGATTAATTTTATTATTTTCAACTAAACTTCCATTATTTTTAATAGATAATTCAGTAATACTAATTAATTTATCTAATCCACCAGATTTAATATTCAAATTTAATATATGAGGAATGAAATCATTTCCAAGAATAGAACACATAACACAATAACTTTCAATTAAATTAACATCATTCTCTATAAGCCATCTTGGTTTTAATTCAGATATTAAAGCAGCTTTTAAATTATCAATATTAACATAAGTAATTTGTCCTTTATTTTCTCTCATTAAATGAATGTTATTTTTTCCAGATATTAATGATAATATAATTAAATCCGCATCAAGACCATTAATAACAATTGGTTCATTTGAAATATCATCTTTGATTAAATCGAATATTTTATGTTCTCCTTCGCCACTTTCATTACTTCCACTGAAAATATAAGTTGTATTATTTGATTTAATATAATCGTCTAATTTTTTCATAAATTTCGTTCCAGGTGAAATACAATTTGTATCCCATTTTGAAATAATCTTATCGATCTTATTTTTATAAATAGTTAAGTATCTTCTCTTTCTTTGCTGAATAATCTTAGCAAATGGCGCGACGCCATCAATACAAATTAATAATTTATTTGGCTTATATAAAGAATTATAATCATTGATTTTATTCCATAAATTAGTGATTAATTTATCTTCGTTTGTTTCATTAATTGCTTCACCATGAATAATTCCATTAAAATCTATCGCATATATATTAATATTATCTGGCAATTGACTACTGATAATATTTTTATATTTTGTCGTAAGATAATAAAAATAATAAGGAATGCCCATTTTTTGTATATTTAATTAATTAATAATTTATATTTATATAAATCATTTTTTTATTCTTTCTTTTCTTATAGAATAGGAATATATAAATAATGGGATTTTATGATGCTTTCTTTGGCTCAGAACAAACACAATATACTGCTTATGCTATACTTGCTGCTGTTACTGCTATATGTTTAACCGTTTTATTCTCTTCAAGTGATATTTCATTTGGTAATCGATTAGTTATAATTATGTTTGTTATAATATCTGTTTTACCTTCTGTATTATTAACCTTATTTGAATTAACTTGTATTGTTACCGGTGGCACTGAACCTAATCAATGGTGGTGCAGTACCTTTGCTTGGATATTAGCAGCATTCATAATAGTATATTGCTTATTTATTGTTATAATATCATTTATGTCATTATTTACTTATAATAATGCCGTAGATGATGCTAATAAAAATGATAAGAATAATAAACTACCAAAAATAGATTCTGATAAATATGCTAAGCAAATGATTGATATCGATGATCAACAACACCAACATCAACATGCTGCTTATCAACAAGCTGCTTATCAACAAGCCTATAATATTCAAGTACAACAACCTCAACAAGCTCCCCAAGTTCCTCAACAACAACCAGTTGGTTTAATACAATCTCCGAAACCAATAACAAATGAACAACAACAATATATTCAACAATATAATCAAGCCCAACAACAAGCCCAACAACAAGCCCAACAACAAGCCCAACAACAAGCCCAGCAACAAGCTCAACAACAAGCTCAACAACAAAAAGAACCAACTGTTGGAGTTCAAGCCTTAACCCCTGCTTCTGTGATATCTCAACAAACTCAACCTGTTCCAGTTGGTGATTCTGTTAAATCATCTAAATTAGTCGGAAGTGATGTTACAAAAGTAGGAACATATTCCGTTAATTCAATTGATAATTTTGATGATTATAATAGTAAATATGCTTCTTTTAATAATAAAGAATCATTTGCTTGTGTTACAGGAACAGGAGGAAAACCATGTTAATTAATTTAAATTATTTTTTTAATCTTATAAAAAACAATATTTAAGAAAATATTATTTATTAATTAATAATGTAAATAAATTTATATGAAAATTATAAATAATGATAAATCAAATTTTAAACCTCATTTATGTAGAAATTGTGGATTAAACGGACATATTTATAAAAATTGTCCTCATCCTATTATGAGTTTTGGCATAATATGCTATAAAGTTGAAGATAATGAAATAAAATTTCTTATGATACAACGTAAAGATAGTTTATCTTTTATGGAATTCATAAGAGGTAAATATGAATTGAATAATATTGAATATATTAAACAATTGTTATCAAATATGACAATCGGAGAAAGAGACATGATTATTAATATGTCATTTGAAGATATTTGGAATTATTTATGGTTTCAGAGTGATACTACTATTAAAAATAATAAGGAATTTCATGAATCTAAAAATAAATTTGTTACCCTTAATGAAACTAATTTTTTAAGAAATTATATTTTATCTATTAAAGCTATTTATAATGAACAGGAATGGGGTTTTCCAAAAGGTAGAAGAAAAATTAAAGAAAATGATTTAGATTGTGCTGTTCGTGAATTTTATGAAGAGACTCGAATAACAAGTAATGATATTATTGTTATCAATGAAATTTTACCATTTGAAGAAATATTTTTCGGAACTAATGGAGTTATGTATAAACACGTTTATTTTATAGCAAAATTGAAAAATAATAATGTGAATATTAAAATTGATAATATGTGTCTTGAACAATTGCGAGAAATTCGTTCAATAAAACTATATAATTATAATGAAGTTTTATCTCATATTAAAACTTATAATACAGAACGAATTTCATTGTTTAAACATGCGAATAATAAAATTCGTGAATATGAAAAAAAATAAATAATTATTTTTCTTTTCATTCTATCAATTAGAATAAATGCCTCCTTCGCTCTTGAAAAGACAACCAACAGAAGATGATTGTCGTAAATGGCGACAAAGTAAATTATTGAATCCGGAAAAACCAACTAATCCCATTTCTGGATATTCTATTAAATCAAATAGTCCTATTTATAAAGAACTTGATAAAGAATGTAAGAAGATTCCATCACCACCATCTTCAATTAAAAAAAACGATACATCAAAATCTATAATAAAGAAAAAAACAGTTTTAACAAAACCTTTAACAAAAGAGTTATGTATATTATGGTCTAAAAATAAATTAAAAAATCCTATTACTAATCATCGAATCTCTGAAAAATCTAAAATTTATAAAGAATTTGAAACAGAATGTAAAAAGATGTTATTAAAATTATCATCTTCAAAAACTTCTTCAAGATTTTCATCAAAATCTTCTAGTCATTCAAATTCTTCTAGTTCATCTAAGTCTTCTAGTTCATCTAAATCTTCAAAAACCTCCAAAAAAATAATGAATAATGATGAAAAACAATATAAAGAAATTGATCAATATTATCCCGATATTAATGATCCTCATTTCAGAGATAAATTAATGGCATTGACTGAAATAAATGTTCATAGAATTAGTAAATATAATGATATAAATTCTATTGATGATTTTGAAAAAAAAGCCAATGAATTATGTTCTGGGTTTGATAAAAGTTTTTTCCAGTATTTAATGGGTCATTATCTATCTTATCGTATGCCTTATAAAAGTATTCTTATTTATTATTCAGTTGGTGTTGGTAAAACTTGTACAGCTATTACAATCGCTGAAAACTTCTTAATTTCTCATAATAGCTATGAAGAACCTAAAATTTGGGTTATTATGCCAGCAGCCCTTGAATCTGGTTTTAAACAACAAATTTTTGAAAAAGGAGATTATAAATCAATTGCTGATCAATGTACTGGCGATCTTTATGTTAAATTAGGACAATTAAATGAAAATTTATCAGACGCAGAAGTAGATAAAAGAGTTAAAAAACTTATTAAATCTCGTTATCAAATATTTACTTATGAAGGATTTGCTACATTTTATGAAAATAATTATACTTCAAAAGGTAAAATAGCACAAGATAAAATCATAATTGTCGATGAAGCTCACAATATACGTCAAGGTAATAGTGATGAAAAGAAAAGAATCTATAACTCTTTAATTGAAGTTGCTCAGACTGGAATTAATAATAAAATGATTTTACTGTCTGCTACACCTATGTATAATGAACCGAGTGATATTTTTGATTTAGTTGAATTATTATTATTAAATGATAAAAGAACTGATTTTATAATTCCTAAAATTATTTTTGATGAAAATAATGAATTACATCCAGATGCTAAATTATTTTTAGAAAAAACAGCATCTAACTACATATCTTATTTAAGAGGAAAGAACCCTTTTAATTTTGCCTTTAAATTATCACCATCTTTAAGCGATGTAAAAACCTTAGATAAAGTCATTGAATTAACTGAAAATGGTAATCCAATTGAAAAAGTTGATAAAAATTGGATTGATAAAGTAAAAGATGGTATAATTATTTCTAAATTAGGTGAAAAACAAATTAAATATTTAGAGGATAAACGAATTGTCGATGAAAATATTCAAAATAATTTTAAAGGTCTTCAACCTATGAATATTGTTTATGAAAATGCACTTGGATCTAAGGGATTTTATAATTTCTTTCGAAGAAGCGCTGATCCAAATAAAGATACTTATTCAGTTTCTTATAATCCTAAATATAAAGATGCTTTAATGCCAGATGAAAAACATCTTGGATTATATTCTGGAAAAATATTAAATGTTTTAAATATTATTCAAAAAACAAAAGGTATTATTATAATTTATTCAAAATATTTACATTCTGGCATAATACCTACATGTATTGCTCTTGAACATTTAGGATTTTCACGATATGGTGCTGATAATATGCTTGAAAATGCTTCAATAGTTAAAAACCCTCCTAATTATGAAGGAATAAGAAATCCGCGTTATTGTATTCTTACTAGTGATAACAATGATACCAAAATTATGGGAGGAACTACTATTCAAAAATTAGTTAATAGTATTAACAATCCTAATAATATTAATGGAGAAGAAATTAAAGTTGTATTATTAACTCCTATTGCCGGTGAAGGATTAAATATTAAAAATGTTAGAGAAATACATTTATTGGAAGCATGGTATCATTTTAATCGAATTGATCAGATTATAGGTCGTGGAATTCGTAATTGTAGTCATAAAAACTTACCAATTACACAAAGAAATGTTACTGTATTTATGCATTGTGCTATTCAAAATTATGATAAAGAGACAGCAGACGTTCATGCTTACCGTATTTCTTCTCGAAAATTATATCAGTCATTTATTGTCGATAATATCATTCGAAATTATTCAATTGATTGTAGTTTATTTAAGGACATCAATTATTTCCCTAAATCAATGTTTAAACTAGGTAATCTTAAAATAGAAACATCACAAGGAAAAAAGATTGATTATGAATTGGGCGATGATCCTATTTATGAACCTAAATGTAATATTGTTGAATATGAAGAAGATAGTAGAGGTTTTAGACAAGATACTTATAAACATTTGGCATTAAATACGCAAATGAAATTACGAAAAATATTATTAAATTATATTCATGATGAAAAATATTTTATTAATTATCAAGAAATCAATGATTTATTTCCAAATATTAACATTAATATCTTAATGTATTCCATACAAATGAGCATATATCCAAATGTAATTATTGATGGATATATAATAATACCTCATGAAAATGGTATACATATCGTTAAAGTTCTTAATGATGTTCCTTTAAAGATTGCTTTAATCAAAAGTGAAATAGAAAAAAAAGAAGTGGTTTTAAATGAAACTGATATTAAATTATACAAAGACTTCCTTAAATATAAAGAAGAACCTTTAAATGTTGCTATAATTGCTTTGTATTCATCTCTTGATATGATAACATTTGATTTTATTATTAAAAAACTTTTTTCATCAAAAGTTTTAAATGAAAATGATAATTTTATCGCAAATTGTTTATATAAAGAAGGTATATTAATTGGAGGTAAAGAAATACCTTCTATTGGTTCTCCTGACAAATATATAGGATTTGTAAATATCTTTAATGAAGAATTTGAACCATTATTATATAATGATGGAAATTATAAAACATTAACATCTAAACAAACTGAACAATTAATAGCAAATAGAAAACAAGTCGTCATTCCAGATATGAATAAAGAAAAAGTTTTATGGGGCTTATTTGTTCCTGTTTTTGAAAATAAAGAAAAGAAAAATAAAATAAATGTTTTTAAAATTTTAACTGCTGGAAGTGCGGTTGGTAAGAAAACAGGAATTGTTTGTACTTCCTTACATAAACCACAACATGAAAAAATATTAGATGAATTGGAATTAAAGAAAGGCAAATTTACTAAAAATCAATATTGTTCAAATATTGCCACACATCTTTATAAGATTAATCGCATTTCCTTAAATCCATCATGGAAACCTAAAATTGTTTTGTGATAAATAAATCGATCTTAATATTAAAAATATCCAAATTATATTACTTATATAACACCACATAGATCCCCATGTTTTATATTTATAATAATAATAAAATGATATAATAAGAGTTATGAAAGTAAATAATAAATTAATATATTTGCCCTTTCTATAACTCGGATACAAGTAATAAAATAAGATACATAATAATAGTGGAAATTCTATATCAATCCAGTGCCATCTTAAATGCCCATTTATACCTTTATCCATATATAATAAATTATTTCTATTTACATAATTTAATATATATAATGATAATAATAATATGATTATTAAATTTATCAATCTATCATAACCCTCTAAGTTTTTATAATTTAAATATAATATTTGAATTATTATTATAAAAAATCCAATAATACTTAAATAATAATTTATTTTTTTATTATTAATATATTTCCATGTAAAATATTCAAGTAATTGAATAGATGTAAATAATAAAACAATAATTATTAAATCCAATGATGTTTGATTTAATAATAAAACAATTATAGCAGATACTAAACCATAAATAAAAGTATTTAATGAAATTTCAGCATTATAACACATTTCTTAGTTTATTATAATAAACTAAATAAAAAGATCTTAATATCAAATAAACCCATGCTAAATTACTGAAATAACACCACATCGATCCCCATGTTTCATATTTATAATAATTATATAAAGAAAATGAGAGTAATATAAAAAAAGCAAATGTTAGTTGATAATTTTGTGATCTAATTAATGGATATAAATAAGCGAATAATGTCGCAAAAACCATTATTTTAGGAACTTTAACCCAATGCCATCTTAAATGACCATTTTCACCTTTGTCCATATAAAATAATTTATTTTTAAAACAATAATAAAAAATATATATTATTCCTATAAACATAATTATGAAAAGTATAAGTTTTTCAATACCATTTTCTAAATAATAATAATTTAATAAAAATACTTGTATTACTATTATTATCGCTCCAATAATACTTAAATAATAATTTATTTTTTTATCATCTATATATTTCCATGTAAAATATTCAAGAAGTTGCATGGATGTTATTGACATTATTATCAAGATTTTCCAATATTCAATTTTATTTAATAATAAAATAATAATAGCTGAAATTAAACCATAAATAAAAGTATTTAATGAAATTTCAGAATTATAACACATAATCTATAATTTTTATTATAAATAAATATAAGAATAGAAATGTCGAAAAATTATAAATTAAATTCAGTGCCTTTTATATTGAATACGGATTTTAATTCAAATTTATCATTAAAACAAGATACATTAAATAATTCTTCAATATTGTTTGGAATTGGTTCAAATATAACTTATATTAATTATAATACTTTATCAAATTTACCAGATTTATCAATTTATATTAAACCAGAAACATTACTTGAAAATATTAATTCTTTATATCAAGATAATTCAAATATAAATACTGCTATTAAAAGAAATAATACTTATACTAATAATATTAATAATTCCAATTTAATTATAACTTCAAATTTATTAGTTAATAATTGTATAAATTTTAGTGGTTATGTTTATTCAAATGCTACGCCTATTAATTTACCTTCATCAGATTATTATAATTCTACATTAACAAATTATACAAATATTAATAATCCTTTTTCTAATTGTTTTCCATCTTCAATTGGTTATATGGCTCTTTCTTTTAGTAATCTAGAATATGATATTTATGTATCTACATCACAATTTAATATAAATACATGTAATCAAGGAAATTTATTTGATTCAAATGTAAATACAGATTGTTTATGGGCTCCAAATCAATATAATGCTACAAATGGAATTTATTCATCAACAACAAGTTCTTTAAATGGTATTAGTGGCGATTGGATTATTATTAAATATCCTTTCTTATTTTTATTAACAAGTTTTCAATTTGTTCCATCAGTTTCTGTAACTGGCGGATCACCTTCTACATGGTCATGTTTTGGTTCTCTTGATGGAGTTAATTTTACATTAATACCACAAGCATGTAATAGTAATGCTCTTCAACCATATGGATATTATATAATGGTAGTTAATGGATTTTATACACCTTATTATTATATAGCAATACTTATAACATCTTTAACAAATAATGCACAGACTTTACAAATGTCTAGATTTGAGATTGTAGGTTTTCAACATACATATACATCAAATTCAACAGCTCGAATATCTTTAAGTGATAGTAATTCAATTAATATAAATAATCTCTCAACTGGTATATTATCTGTACAAAATTATCAAAGTATTGGATGTCTTCCATATGCTTCAAATTATGCTTTAACTGTTGGTGGAACTATTAGTACCTATAATGGAATTGTTTGTGGATTTAATAATAATAGATGGAATAATTTTAATTATTATCCAAATAATGCAGGTAATTGTATCCTTCTTCAACATCCATCTTTTAATGGAAATATTGGACCTCATTATCCAAATCCTGAATGTTCTATTATTATGGGTAGTCAATCTGCAGCACCTAATCAACCTATTTATGCTTCAATTCCAGCAGCTTTTTATTCAGGTGTTGTAAAATATTCATCCGGTTCAACAGCTTTAAGATATGATATTGGTACAGCAACTATTAATAATACATTATCAACTTTATCAGGAACAAATACTTTTAATCCAAATATATCTTTATTATTTAATGGAAATGTTGGCATTGGTTCAACATTTCCAAATAATTTATTAGATATTAATGGTAATAGTACTATTTTTGGTTCAATTGGAATAGGAACAACATCTATAAATACTAATTATGGTATTCAAATAGTTAAACCATATAATACTCAATTAAGAATTGAAGGTGGTGCTAATATAAATGCTCTTTCAATTGGTTCGAATGGTAATTGTTATGTTGATTCATCTACTTTAATAGGTGGTAGATTTACAATTAAAGATACTTCTGGTAATGTTGGTATTGGTTCTTCTTTGCCAAATACTAAATTAGATGTTAATGGTGTAATTAATGTAACTAATGGAGGTACATATTCAGTTCCATCATTTACAAATAATTATGGAGGAACAGGAGATAGAATTATTTTAAATTCAGGTACTGCTGGTTCTGTGTATCCTTATTCACTTGGTATAAGTAATTTAACATTATGGTATTCCGTGCCATCTTCTGCTATTCATAATTTTTATATAAATGGTATTTCTGTTTTTCAAATACAATCATCGGGTTTAAATTCATCAAATATTTATAATTCAAATTTATTAACTACTAGTAATATTAATGTAACTGGAACAACTTCTGCTTCAATTAATTCGGCAGGCGGAATAACAGCTACTGGTCTTTTATTAGGCGCTAATGATATTGGAACTGTTAGAAATATTGTCTCAACAGGTCAAATATCGACTACTAGTAATATTAGTGCTACTGGTCTTTTGTTAGGC